ATAATATCTTTCAGGGAACATTAGAATATACCAACAATCAAAAGCACTTCTCCAAGTGCGTCTGTTATTCCAGAGGGTTTTGAGTTTATTCATAAAACCTCACATAATGCTTGAACTGTCCAACGAGTAATAAATCCTTGTGTGGTATATTTCATTTTATACCCTCCAATGAACAGCACTGCTTCATCTTTAGTATTAAATGGACCGAAGTTGCGATAGAATACTTCATTTGGATTATGAATACCCGCATCAGTATAAGTTCTGACAATCCACTTATGAGAATGTTCTGGGTAAGTGTCGTTTTCTTCTATGTATTTGTAGTATTCTTCTTTATTCATAATGCATCATCAACCCAAAAGAATCCAAGACAAGTTTTCATAAAGAACCTCACCAAACGATTAGGTTTTTCATTCATATAATACCTGAAATATCGTCGATTTCCAATCGTATAATAACCTTCGTGTGTGTTTCCCTGTTTGATTACAAAAGAGGTTTCAGCATAAGGATTAGTACTCAATCCAGTTCCATAAGTAAGTTTTGCGTAAGGTGGAAACTCTCCGTGCTCCTTCGCATACTCAAAATCACGAATAATCCTATCAAACTTTCGATTGTATCTTTCCTCAGCCTGCTCTCTTGACCACTTAGAGCACATCCTGAACTTCTCTATCTGGGCATCAATCTTCTCATCAAACTCTTGTTGGATTTCTTCAATACTCTTTCTGGGTTCAGGTAAATCCAAGTATGGTTTAACTAAATCAAAATACTCAAACTCTTCTGTAAAATAAAAACAACTAAACAAATAAGGAAGAATTTGTCTTGGTGCTTTTTTGAGTTTATCTGGATTGAGTTTGTATCCTGGTGTTCCTACCCAAGTTTTTAGTGTTGGTTCAGTCATAATCAGTTCCAATAAGGTTTGCGAGTTCTTGAATGGTCATTTTACGAAGTTCATCAAGAGTAATAGAATTTGCCGCAACATTTCTTACTCCCCAATCATATCCAGCATTATAACCCTTTGCTCTTGCCTCATCAAATGCTCCATTCCATTCTATGTTTAGATTTCGTAAATTTCTATGACTTTTGATTAGTCGTGCAACAGTCATTTCCCCCTGTTTTGCATATTCTTTATGAATTTCTTTATTGTATTCTTCAAGTAGTTGTTCGTCTGTTGGTTCAATCATAGTTTTCAAGTTCCTCACACAATTCTAACACATCATCATAAATCACAGGGAAATAGTCCAAAGAGTAAGAGGTGCTACCTCCATAAACATCATCAAACTCTACAAAAAGTTCTTGAAGTTTATAATCAGGGTCAGTCATCGGATTCCAGTGTCAAAGAGTTTTTTCAGTTCATTATGAAGTTTTCGCAAGTCATCATAAAGACCTCCATATGAGAATTGGTCTTGTTGTTTTACTGATTGTAGAAGATTGTAGAGTTGTCGTGCTTGGTCTTCTGTGAATTCAATTTTATAACTGATTTGTTTTTCAATCATTTTCAATCTCCTTTGCGTTTACCCATTCAGCAGTTTTCCATTCACTCCATAATTCACTTTCATAAATGCTGGGAGGACATAAACCACCAGAAATATCAATAGTAAAAATATGATACCGATACTGAAAATCTGGACGGCACATCGGTCCATTATCAATAACTCTCATTTCAATCATTTCCGTGCCTCCCAAAATCTACCTTCTGGACCACAAGAGTAATCAAGTTCTTTCCATAGTTCTGCTCTCAGCATATCACAAAACCTGTTTTCATTACCAGTTACAGGATTTTGTGTTGTATTTGGTGAGGCACACATATCATACATGGAAGTTCTCATCATAATGTGTTCCAACCAAGATTTGCGATACCACTTACAATTTTTGCAAAGTTTAGTTTCAGTCATTTCAAATACCTGCGTCAGCATCAATAGTGAAGTTTGGTTTGTCTGTGATGATCTCTACACTCATACTATCCATAATTCCAGCAATTGCATTCCTCACATTCTCCCTTGATTGGGCAGTATAATATCCATTCCAGTTTGATACTGCTAGAGAATGAGTGAGTGTATCAGTAATAACTGCGAGTTCGTGTGCTGTTAGTTTCATTTTGTCAAAAAATCTCCAAGTTTAGGAATTTCACCACAATACCCATTTACTTCTGATGGACTTCTACCTTTGAATGCAATTCTACACTCCATAGATTTGACATAAGTTTGTTTATACAGACTTTGCTTTTCCGTTTCAGTATGGAAATACCAAAACACCAAACTAATGATGACGGTAAAACCAAACATAATACACATAGCAATTAGTGCTTCATCATTAAATTTCATTAGTTTCCTCAACAATCAAACAATATCGACATTGGAAAGCAAAAGCATCCTTTTCATGAATAAATTTCTCTCCATTTAGTTCCCAAGAATACACAACTTCAATCCAAGGGTCGGTGGCTCCATAAGTATTGAAACCTTCAACAGTCACAAAACCTTTGGAACCATCTGCTCGTGCCCAACGAGAACCAACTTGGATTTCGTGTGCCTTGAAGAAATGACGGACAACTACTCTGCGTCCATCTATGATTTCAGTTTCGTAGTTCATTACCATTGCTCCACAGGGATATAACCTACACTATGGCAGGTATCACATTCATAAAGATGACACTCACCCCAAGAGTATTCTGGTGGTAGATTGTCCTCATCAAAGTCAGCAGCATACTGGGCACTCACTTCCTTGAACTGTTCATTACTTTGGTCTGGGTCATCTTTCAGAACATAGTGAAGTGTCCAACTCTCACCATCACCTTGGCAATCAGGACACTTACGGAATCCCAATTCACCTTTGATGATAGCACGAAGTTCTGCTGCCTCCAAAAGAAGGTCGTTGCCGTAGGAAAGTTGCATCAGATTTGCTCCAGTTCAGTTGCGATTTTGAGAATGTCATCAACAAGAACCACCTCTTCCGTTACGCCAACTCTTGTGTCGGCAAAGGTGCTTTGTTTTGCAAGAGCACGAAGGGCAGCAGCAAGAGCCATCAAGTCGGCAAACGAAGTATCTAAGATAACTCCTTGAAAACCATCTAGCACTTCCTGTGCATCTGGTGAAAGTTCAGTCATCGGTTTGGTTGCTTACAAGGTTATTATACAACGAAACAGAGGGTGGTGGAACCCTCCGTGTGCCAGTTCTTCAAGTGTCCAACATCTTACGAATTTTATCACCAATCAGTTCAAGAATACTTTTTTGTCTTGGAGACCAAGCACTATAATTCATACAAATGTGATTGTATAGTCGTGGAAACTGATGAACAATATTACAATAATCACCACCAGATTTCAAACATTTATCAAATTCAATACCATTAGAACTTTTACAACAATGAATACAGTTATGACAGTTGATTGCAAGACCAGAAGCAGAATCAATTTGAGTATCAATCAGTCCTTCCAGTTGTGCTCGTTTTTGTTCAAGATTAGTCATCATTCCATCCATCAAAGTGATCAGTAAAAAATCCAAATGCTAAACAAAACCTTCGTTGTTGAAAATCTACACCAAAAAGAGAACTGCCAAAGAAAGAAAACAAGATGTTGATACCACCAGAAGAATGAATTATTTTGCCAGGAGTTTCACAAGATACCCAGAGTAGTGATTTGTTTTTGATGATACCAAACTGCCAGGTGTGAGATACTTCACCATCCTGATAAGTTTTTTTGTCGTGCTGATAAAGCTTCACTTCAAAACCTCATTCACATCAACAGCATCATAATCATCAATACAAAGTTTAAACCTTACAAAATCAGTAAAGTCCATAGCATCACATTCATAAACACAATGCCCACCATTATTATCACTTTGAGTATAATTGGTGAAGTAATCGTCAAAAACTACCATAATGGCAAGAGCACGAGATTGGTCGTGTTCTGTGATAGTTTTGTGTGGGTGTGCTACGATTCTAGTGATACACTCAAATAGCTCTTCACGAGTGTATGAGAATGCATTTGCTTCTTCATTTAGTTTGTAAGTCATTCATCCATTCCTCATAGCGTGTGTTAATCTTACCATCATTTAGGAAAATATTCAAGTGTCCTGTGTTACCATTCTCAAAATAGAATGCCATCCACACATGATGCCCTTCATCCATCACCTCATAGTGATAGCTCTTGATATTATCAAGCAGAAACTCATCAGGGTTATAGAGTTCTTTATCCATTATATTTCATCTCCTTAATCAGAGCAGTAAAGAATGCGATGCGGTCTTTTGAATACTCAATGTCTACACCGTAACCATTGCAGAAGGACTCAAGTTGTCGTTCAGTGTGTGTAGGATAACTGCTATTGAACCTAGCATATGTGATGTGTTCAATAAACTCTTGTTTCATAATCTCAAACAGACGCACTTGATCATCTTTTGAGAATTCTACCTCACGTTCAGTAGGAAAGTGCCCGTTGAATTTGATTTTTGTCATGAGAAGTTATAGTGAACTTTTGTATGAAACTCTTTAAAACAACTCTTATTGAGAAGTTTCATCATTGCTGGAGGAATGTAGTATGAATATTCACTGAAGAAATCTTCTTTATTGAGAAATCTAAGACCATGAAGATGCCAAGTGCCAAACTGCTCATGGAATGCTCTCACAGCACGATATTGCTTAGAATTAACAGGTACATAGAATTTACCTTCAGCAAAGTCATCACCATATGGAGTTGCCTGTGTCATCATAATACACACGGTTTGACCTTCGCCAGTTGCCCCATATTCAGCAACCATATACACCCAGTATTCACTCATTGGGAATACATCACGTTGATACTTCTTCTCATATTCTTTCATACAAGCATCAGCTACCAGTTGAAAGTTTTCTTTCTTCTTTGCTTGCAGTTCTTCAATCAGTTCTTCGTGTTCAATCTTACGAAGTTCTTTAAGAGCATCAGAATACTTGTCAATACCAGCAATAGCAGTTCTCACAGCATCCATACGCTCACGCTCTTCAGTTTCAATCTCAGCAAGTTCTTTTAGAGCATCGCCATTCACCGCATACAGTTTTTGTACTGCTTCCCATGCTTTTTTGTTTACTTCCTCTCGTTTTTTTGCTTCTTCAAGCATTTCTTCATGTGTAGGTTCAATCATGGTTCCCAAGCGTAAGATTTTAATAGTTGATTGTCTTTTTCCAGTTGTTCAATTCGTTCATTCATCTCTTGCAGAAGTTCAATCAAAGCAAGAGTATCAATCGTTTCTGTGTCTTGCCCATTCTCCATGTCAATATACTGAGAATAGAAAAGTTCTTGTTTGAAGTTTCGTTGACTCATCCCAGTTTCCTCTTAATTGTTTCCAAACAATCATTCCATCCTGCCACCAGTTCTTCAACACCAACACATTGAGAACCTTCGGCAGATTGATAACTAGGCATCCATTTCCAAATCCTTTCAACAAGATCTTTGATGCATGTGTCAGAATCTCCATCAACTCCAGTGGTAAAAATATCACTCCACCAATCTTCAATCACATCATACAAAGTAGGACCAAAGGTAAACTTGAATGAGCTTTCTGGATTAGCAGAGATGTCAGCAGCAAACAGTTGCTCAAGCAATCGGAATGTTTCAGGATCATCTACACGAGTGAGTTGTGTTCCTTCATCATTCTCACGCCACCACTTAATCCAATCATCACTATGAAGATACTTCATACGGTAGTATTTGATGGTATTGTACTCAACACAATAAACGCTACCTTCTTTGAGAAGTTCCATTTTAGGAATTGGTGTCTTTTCAATCTCTTCAAGAAGTGCTACTTTCTTTTCAAGAATTTTAAGTTGTGCTTTCAGTTCTTCAAGTTCAGTCATTTTATGAATGTGTAGTTGTGTTTTAGGCGATACTGATCCTGGTCCTCTCAAATATCCAGAATCAAGTAACTTATACTCTCCATTCGGTGATATAATTTTAATACCAGTCATAAATCATAAGGTTGCTGTGGATCTCTAGTCCATACTTTATTATATACTAACCATTTCTCTTGTTTACTATCCATTTCAGCAGACCAGTGATATCCATTTACATCAACGGCATCTAGATAATGAATTCCTGCCCTGTCATCAATCACACGAGTGACAGTTACAAACTTTACTTTCTCAACCATTTTTCACAACCTCAAATGTGGGAACACCTTTTTCATCAAACTCTACAGCAAGATTTACTGTATAACCAACATTAGTTTTCCATACTGCATTCTGGAACTCTGGAGTTTCTTTCTCTGGATACTTTGCTTTGTAAGTTCCATCTACGAATTCATTAGCATCCTCATCACCAAGATAGTGAAGATTGATGAATTTTCGTAGTTTTACTTGGTCATAACTTGAAAGTTCAACTGTTACTGGAACAATAAACTTGTTCTCTGGTTTTAAAAGATCATCAAGGTCAGTCATCAAAGTTTCTCCTGTACCATTCAAGATTTCTTGGTTTTGTATCAACTATACTACAATCAAATTGAAATCTGTGCCAACGAAAGAAAAATCCAAGCAAATGACTAGAACCAATACTCAATGATATTGCTGGGAAGATTTCATCAGAACCATCATCATCCCATTGGAGAGTAAAATCAAACAGAGCAAAATTACGACGTGTAAGTATTTGGAGGAACCATTCTTTTCCATAGTCCTCGTAAGTTTGATAATCAAATAGTTTCATCGGTCTTTGTGCTTCAAAAGATAAGAGTTAGCAATCGCCTTGAAAGTGAAATCACTATCATACGACTTGAATACCAGACCTTCACGCTTAGTTTGAGGATTCAGCGATGGACCTTCAGCAAATGACAGAAGATCATCAATCGTGCTGAATTCATTGGTGACAATACAGACAGTATCAATAAAAGGAACATGATTAATATAAGCATCATAGTTAAGATTCATCTTATCCATAATACTGTAGCGTTCTTGAGGTTTCAGATAACGACCCTCAGTGATACTGTAGATGTCAAACAGATAGAAGTGTTGACCTTCGATTTTCTCAGGATTGCCCTGGATACCTTCACCAATTAGTTCACCTTGAATGGCATACTCTTCACCTTTGTCTTCACTGATACGGGCAAGTGCCTCAACGATATTCTGTTCCCGTGCTGCCTTCCAGAAACTATTACCTTCAGTTTCAATCAGATCAATATTACGGGAACACACACCAACTTCACCATTCTTGACGTAGACAGTCATGCTGCTACCATCAAGTTTGGTAGTAACTTCATAGGTTTCACCTTCATGTTCCTCAAAGATTTCCCTGCGAAGATTCTGACAGCGTTCTTGATCAGTTTTAGGAATGAAGTGAGGGAAGTTACCCTTCATCGTGCCCTGAAGTTGAGCAGGAATAGGTGGTTCCCACTTCTGCACTTCAAGAATATGAGATACATTTTCACCAATCGCCAAATCCATATAGATAATAGAATTAGGAATATCCGATGGTTTGATTAGAAGTCCCTGACTGAGTTGACCACGAAGTTTCACAGTGCGAAGACGCTCACCCTTTACACCATTATATTCACGAGGTTCTTGACCCTTACTCAGAAAAGGAGCAAGTTTGTGAGGAACCCAACTATCAATCTCAAGATAGATGGCAACATCACCAACTTGATATTCACCTTTACGAATAACTACAGGCCAACCACCATTTACGATGGCACATTCAATAGCATCAGCACCTTCAATAGGTTTGATGTAAGTGATTTCAGCAACGCTGGCAAGCTTTCTCACAGTATTCATGGCAGAGGAGGCAGTGGTGGAGGTGGAGTTTGTTGAGTTTGTGGTACTGGAGGTAGTATAGCAGGTTGTGGTGCTGGTGTCAAGGGTGGTTGTGGAGGTTCCTCGACTGGGTGTGGTGCAGGAGTTTCAGCTACCACTTCTGGTTTACTTAAATCTTCTAGTTTTTGGTCTAGTTGATTAATCTTCTGATCTAATACTGTTGGCGGTACATCTGAATTTACTTGTGCAAGCTTCCATCCAGCTGCACCAGCACCAAAAATACTCGCTAGAGCTGCAACAGTTGAGATAGTCGATTGAAATTTACTCATGGCAGTTGTTCAAGTTCGTTTGATAAAGCAATTAAATCGTTTTTATCAATTACAGACATATTGTTCATCTTCTGAGCAACAAAAGTCTTGCAGTGATCTAGAGTCTTGCGAATGACTGCTGATACCAGTTTCTCTTCAGTATCAGCCCAGGAGTGTCTCTCCTCCCAGATCTCTGTCATTAACTTCTGTGCTCTGTCTGTCATTTGTTCTCACTGTATTGTGTAGTTTAGAAGCCCAATGAAGATTGGGCCAAGTGTCACGAAAGATTTCGTTTAGTTTTTCGTTGTCGTATATCATTTACTTACTACTTCAAAGCAGACAGAATTAAATTTGCCAGCTACTCCTCGTAATTCTACTTTAGTATGATTGGAATGAATGTACACATGTTCCACATAATACTTGTCGCCAACAAATAAATGTGGATTTGGATCATCATTACTCCCCCATCTGATTTGTTCTCGGGAGCAACCTAAGAATCTAACTGTGTCTCCTGCTCTCATTGTTTTAATTTGGTTTCGGTGAATAAACTTTCTAGGATTTCATCACAAATACCATACTCTTTTCCGTTTAATGGGACTCGATTCATTTGATAGTATCGAACTGCATTGAAGATAATCTTTTTTTGTTCAAGAGTAAATTCAGTCACTAGCCCTCCATTGTCCTAAGTTAGCTCGCTTAGTTTGAAATTCTTCAACTGCTTTAAGGATACTGGCAGAAGATTCTTTTGCATCTTCCTCATCCCATTTATCATCATGTTGACCACTAACGTAGTAGCCATACAAATGATCTTTGATAGTGTCCATTAACTTGTCGTAATGTGTCATAATAGAAAAGGGACTAATGAGCCCCTATAGAAGATTAGTATTCGTAATCATCATAATCTCGGAACGTGGACTCGTTACGATTCCAACGCTTGGTTCCAGAGATTTTGTACTCTCGGAAACCTTCATCATATTCAAGATCTTGAAGTGATGCGTTTTGGCGTAGCTCAGAGAGGCTACCGTTAGGATTTTTGTTTCCTTTACGAAATGTGCGTCCCATAGTTAGTAATCAGTCTGCGTAATCGAAAGTGTAATCGTAGTCGTAGTCGTTGGCGAAGTCATCATAGGACTCTTCTTCATACTTGTCAAGTCCCCTCTTGCGATAAATTTCATCAAGTCTGATGTCATCACGAATCTGATCCAGAATAGATCCTCGGTAACTTAAATAAGCCATGGACGAATCCTCGTTTAACTGTAATAATATATATGAGGTTTCTGGATTTGTCAAGAGGTTCGGAAATCAGTAAAACTTATGATTCCAATAAATGTAAGTTTTCTTTCAAATCAGTGTCTGAAAGATGTATAATCAGAATTAACTGATTTACAATCTTTTGTAGAGAGTTGACTCTAACCTCTAGGGTTTCTATTCGGTCTGCCAACTCTGACATGCTCCTATCCATTCGTCAAACTCCTCACCAATTGAAATTGCATCCTCATAACGACCTTCTTCAATGAGTTGTTGAAAACGATCACAGCGTTCTTTTAGAATTTTGTCAAACATTTTGTTTTCGTTCATGATACTTTACCCCATTTGCCAATTGGACAAGAGCCAGATTTTAGTCTAGTCTTTGCACTCATAAAGCAACCACAGCGACGACATTGTGTAGTTTTGGTATTGAAGTCTTCACAAGATCTACAGGTAGACATTCGAGCCTCCTGCACTGCTGATTCTACAAAGATGTTGTTGCCCTTGGCAATCTCTCCGAAAGAATCTGTAACAGTTTCAGATAGGTTCTTAAGTCTACCCATTAGTTCGTTTTTAATATCGTTGGGATTTGACATTATGCAAGAGCTTCAGCTACTACTTCTGTATCTGCAGTTGGCTCATCCAGCTCTTCTTCTGGATTAAGAAGAGTTAAACCTTCAATAGCTCCTTGAAGTTTAACATAGAGTTCCTTTTTCTGTGCCAGTTCTGTATCAAGCTTACGGATATCTTCCATAGTTTGTGCTTGTTGAGTCTTGAAATTTTCAAGAAGTTGTTCAGGTGTCATGGTCATTTGATTTACCTAGAATCGTGAAGGTGTATCGTAACATATTTAGCTGGTTTTGTCAAGGGGGTTGACAAGACCCATGAAACCCTGTATAATAACTCTGTCAGGGTTCAGAACTAATATATAGTATTAAATAGTATTACTACGGTTATATGAGTGATTTTACAAAGAAAGGTTGGTATTACCTTCCAGCAATTATTACCAAAGAAGAAGCTATACAAATTAAATATGCAAATCTATCTGGAGCAATTAGAGATCTTGGTGGATTAAAACCTTATTTTGACCCAGAAAGAGGACACGTATTAACTTGTTACGCTCCTCCAGCATGTGCATTTGTAATGAAAAGAATACAACCAGTGTTAGAAGAACTTTTAGGAGAAGAACTTATTCCTGCTTATTGGTTCTCTACAACTTATCACAATAGAGGATGGATGAATTGTCATACCGATAGACCATCATGTGAAATATCAGTTACGATGAATATTTGTGGTGATACTGCTTGGCCAATTAAACTTAAAGATTTAGAAGGAAATAAACAATCAGTTGTAACTCCTACTGGAGATGGCGTAGCATACTTAGGGACAATTGTACCTCACTGGAGAAGTCCATTGAGAACGCATGAACATGATAGATTTATGCAATTATTTCTTCATTTTGTGAGAAAGAATGGTCAATATGCAGACTATGCATATGATAAAAATCAAAAGTGTTATGACTTATTGACTAGGATTTAATAAACCTCTATACCATACTTGTCAGCAATTTCTTTATCAATTTCTTCTTTTGTCTTAAATCCTTTTACTCTCATCCAGGTAACAAGACTATAACGATTACCTGAAATTACTGGTTCTACCATATGAGTATACCATCTAGAAGATGGAAAACATAAAAGTAATCCTGGTTCAGGTTTTACTTTAATTCTTAAATCAGGAAAAGAGAAATATCCACCTTCAAAATCATCATTCAAAAATAATACAGTGGATATATCTCTATCTATTGTTTTTTTCCATATTTGTGTACCATCGGGATTTGTCCACAAACCTTCTGCATCGTTGTGAGGTTTATAGTGTCCTCCTGGACTATAACAAAGTAACTGAGGTTCTTCACTATCCCGTATTTCAAATTTATAAAATGGATTGATTACATTTTTTACGATGTTATCAAGTAAATCTTTCACTTGAGGATAGACTGGAAGCAAATCAGCGCACTCGACATTTCTAACTGACTTATCTATTTTTGATTCTCTTTGCCTTGTTATATCACTTCTTTCAGCATCAAAAACAGACATTTGTTCTTTATGAGATTTTTTCATATGATCGGTTAAAAATTTCAACCCTTCTGGAGTGACTACTTTAGGTTGAATCAAAACATTAGCAAGAATATCATTCATAATAGAATTGTATATGTAATTTTATTTAGTTTGAGTTTGAAACTACACCACGCTGTCCACCTGATGCGGGCAAATTATTTCCAGGATCACTTACATTTTCTGTGGAAAAATCAAGTCGTGTGATGGTGTTTATATTTGGATTTCCACCACCATAATATCCATAAAAACTACTTGAGGTTGCTCCTACGCTATTTCTTGCTGTTGGTAAATTTTTTCCAGGATTGCTTACAGTTTCATTTGAGAAATCAAGTCTTGTGATTGTATTAATCACAGGGGGAGCATAACCACCACCAAAATATCCATAAGAATTATTTGAAAATGATCCTATATTCTGTCTTGCTGTTGGTAAATTTTTTCCAGGATTGCTTACAGTTTCATTTGAGAAATCGAGTCTTGTGATGGTACTTAAAAATCCCGGAGCATTACCACCAACAAAGTAACCATAAGAATTGTTTGAAGTTGCTGTTAAATTTCCTCTTACCGTTGATAAATTATTTCCAGAGTTACTTGCAGTTTCATTGGAGAAATCAAGTCTTGTGACTGTATTAATTCTTGTTGAAGGATTGTATCCTCCCCCAAAATAACCATAAGAATTACTTGAGGTTGAACCCATACTCCAGGCTATTATTGGTAAATTTTTTCCAGGATTGCCTAAAGTTTCATTAGAGAAATCTAATCTCTGTATTAGACTTAAACCATTTCCACCTACAAAATATCCATAATAATTATTTGATACTGCTCCTAAATCAAATGTTCCCGTTCCCAAATTTTTTCCTGGATTACTTACAGTTTCATTGGAGAAATCAAGTCTTGATATTGTATTTACAGAGGGAAATCTGCCAGCAAAGTATCCAAAAGTCTTAGAACCACGATAAACTGATGCTCCACCGGAAAGTGACATTGATTGACTTATACTTTCGGGTAAACTAACCGCAAGATTACTTGTAGTTTCATTGGATAAATTAAATCTTGTTATTGTACTAATACGTCCTGTTGTAAATCCACCGCCAATATATCCAAAAGAACTATTTGAAACTGCGGTCATAACATTTCTTGCTTCCGGAAGATTACTTCCAGGAGCACTTAAAGTTTCATTTGAAAAGTCAAGTCTTGAGACTGTACTAATTCTGCCACTTGCCGGAAAATTCCATCCACCACAAAAATATCCAAAAGAATTTCCAGATATTCCCTGAGTACCATAGATGTTCGCAGGTAAATTTCTTCCAGGATTACTTATATTTTCATTTGAAAAATCAAATCTTGTGATTGTACTATATGCTGTAAAAATTGATGGTTCGCTTAGCCATCCTCCAGCAAGATAACCATATAAATCAGTTGAAACTGTTGCCGCATCAGTTCTAGTTGCTGGAAGATTTTTTCCAGGAGCAGATATAGTTTCACTGAGAAAATCAAGTCTATGGACTGTACTAATTGTGGTTGGCTGGCCATTTCCGCCAAAAAAGTATCCATAGGATTTACTAGAAATCCCTGGACTAGCTAATGTCATTGGCAAATTCTTTCCTGGAAGACTTATAGTTTCATTAGAAAAATCAAATCTTGTGATGGTGGAAACGCTTCCGCCATCAATTCCGCCTCCACCAAAATACCCAAAAGAAATACTTCTTACTGTTCCAGTACTATTAAATGCCACAGGTAAATTTTTTCCAGGAAGACTTACAATTTCACTAAAAAAATCAAGTCTTGTAATTGTGCTGATAGTTGATATAGGTGAAATGCCACCGCAAAAATATCCATAAGTTGCACTTTCAGGCCAACTTACAAGGTTATTTGATTCTATATTTTGTACTTGTTTTTCATAAACAGAATTTAATCCAAAAGTGTCTCCTATAACAGGCATCGGATTTACTCTACTCTAAGGTCTGGGTTAAATAATGACTCGGGAATTTGTTTCTGTGTTTGCTCTTCAACACCACGAAGAAGTTGTTGATCCATACCTGTAATTTCTTCAATACCAGAAGCAACTGCTTGCTGAAGACTATTCAGAAAATCCATAGGATTATTTGGATCTCCAAAACTTCCCTTGGTGCGATTTACATCATCAGGTAATACTGTAGGAGCACTTGCTCTTCTCATAGAACGAATATTACCAGCATTTACACCAGTTCTTGCAGCGAGTAAATCATCCAGAGATTGATTTGCAAGTCTGCGCTCCCAGTAGTTTGGTTGGTCTTCATTATATTGGTCTCTTGAAACCAATTTGCCACCATTCAGTTCAATCAAACGATTAATGAGTTTGTCGAAGCATTCGAGTTCTTCAACCGCTGCTTTAAAACCACGGTTCAATCCTTCAAGCATACGATGAAAATGAAACTCATCAACATCATACCAGGAAAGTTCTTCTCCACCTTGACGTGTCTTCCACCAGATGGGTTGTGTTTTATCTTTTCCATCCCACTTGTAGTGAAATTCTCTTGCGGATCTTTTTGCTTCAATGACTTGTTGTAGAAGTCCTTCGGCTACACTTCTACGATTAATCAGTGCAGCTTTAAATGCTGATGGGATTGTGAAATTGTCGTGAATAATAAACTTCTCAATCTGAAAATCTGAACGACCTTGTGCAAGTTCAGTTTCACTTTCTTCCCAACGAGTTGCCTCTTGAAGAACTTTTAACATAAACTCATTACTATCATCTAAAACTTCTTTAGATGTTGCAAGTGCAATTGCTTCATAATTGTTAGACATACTTATTCAATCTTTTAATAGTGTTATTGTTATTTATCAAGAATATCTTTGAGTTACTGCAAGAGATAATCTTGAATTTGCAATTTCTTTACCCCACTTTTTACAAAAATGCAGGTATAATTGTTCTGTTCTTTTATCTTTTTCTTCTACTGTCTCATGATCTAATGTTCTATGAGAAAAATGTAGAAGATATGAACCACGATTAAACTTAGTTTCAATACCAAGTTGTTCTGCTCTTAAGGTATAATCAATATCTTCTCCACCACCAAGTCCAAACTCTTCATCCAGCAGACCAACCTTTGAACTCACTTCATGAGGAACATAGAAACAATAGAATGCTTTGATTAAATTTGTAGGAATATCTTGGTTGTTTGTTGTAATATGTTGTGCTAACTCATTCAATTGATCTTCTTTTCCAACAAACTCTTCAAGTTGCATTTCTGGTTTTAGTCCACCAACCTGTAGATGTTGATTGCATAATGGAATTGAAATACTACTAGAGTCACCAAGATTGTGATTCCAATTTTTTGTAAATGCAATATCATTATTCAGTCCAACAAAATCAGCACCATCGATAAGTGCTTGTTTGAGAATAAAGTTCATATTCTCTGCAAATGACTTTGGTGATGAGTTTGAAATGATTGTTACATTCTCATAGTCTTGAGTAAATGTTTTATCATTATCAATCAAGAAGAACTTATCATTTGAATTGAAAATACTATTTCTGAAGAATGTATCTAAAGCAAGGTGAGTATACTTTTCAGAACACTTTATATTCACCATACAGTAATACTTTGGGCGACTTACTGTTTGAGACTGAATATTATTAATGAGGTTTTTCCATACTACTGCAATTTTCTTCCAATCATAAGTTTCTTTGGTGATACAAGAAAGTTCTTTCGTTGCATTATAAAAAGTTTCTGGTTCTTTATCAAAAAACTCAAAACATCTTGAAAGTTCTTGCGCGAATTCATTGATAAACTTGGGAGATGGCTCCCAACCAACCGAAGTATTTTTTCCATCCATTGGAATGTACTTACCACGATTGAATGAAATTTCACTTAATGCTCCTATATCACTGGTAATTGGATAACACCCACAAACCATTGCCTCTGCTAGAGACACGCAGAAGGTCTCTTCCCAGACATTAGGATGTACGAAGAATGCAGCATCTTGGATATGAGGTAGTAGTGTTTCACGGTCAATACAAGGAGAATACTCAACACCAGGAAGAGACTTTAATTCTTCAATTGCCTCTAAGTGTTCTGGAATCTTAAAGTGTTGTTCGTATTGTTCTCCATAAAGATTATGAGAAGAAAATACTTTTAACTTTGCATCTGGGTGATTTTGAATCACCTGCCTCCAAATTTTTGGAAGTGGTACAATACCCTTGTGTGGCCCAGAGAAATAGATTGCTGTCTTTGATTTTGGGGATTTAAGATTGAAAATATCTGCAACACCATTTGGAATGACTACAATTTTGTCTTCCGGTGCTCGCTTATATTTGATATATTGCTCTGCTTCCCAGTTTGATACGCAGACAATCTTATCAATCTGCGATACAAGTTCTGGAAGTCTTAAGAGTTGTGGTTGGTCACAGTTATCATGCGCCCAGAGAATTTTATATTGTTTATCTGATTGTGCTAAGACTTCTATACTTCTTGAAACTTCAACATTATTTGGAAATTGATAATGTTGATTTAGGTAATAAAAAGAACTTTCAGTTGCTCCAGATTTCATATCAAAATGATGTAGGTATTTTATTTAGTGTGTGTTTGAGTTTGCCAGTGAATTTACTGAAAATTTTGTTATGGAAAAATTATTTGCTAGATCATTTAAATTTTCTGTGATAAAATCAATTCTTGTGATAGTGCTGAGGTTCGCTGAGGTTGGTGGATTGCTTCCACCAGCAAAATATCCATAATAACTACTTAGTGTTCCTCTTATATTAGATCTTGGTATTGTGAAATTTTTGCCAGGAAGACTTAAATTTTCTGTGGAAAAATCAAGTCTTGTAATGGTACTGATTGGTGGTGCAAATCCACCCGCAATATAACCATATAAATTAGTAGAAACTGAGCCTTGACCTGTTGCGGCCAGTGGTAAATTTTTTCCTGGACTACTTACAGTTTCGTTAGAAAAGTCAAGTCTAAAAACATTAGATGTTCTACCAGTAGGAATATCACCGCCACAAATATAACTATAAGATGTATTTGCAACTGTTGCCGCAGAATATCTTACTCCAGGTAAATTTTTTCCCGGAAGACTTACATTTTCGGTTGAAAAATCTATTCTTCTGATTAAAGAAGTAAACCATACTGGTGGTGTCACCCCAGTATATCCACCAATTATATATCCATAAGAACTTGATGAAGTCCCTGTTACATTACCAGTTTGCATAGGTAAATTTTTTCCAGTGATAGTTACAGTTTCATTAACAAAATCAAGTCTTTGCACTACAGAAGTAAACAAACTTGGCCGATTTCCTCCACATATATAACCATAATTATTAGATGCTACCGTTGCTGAGTTACCACAATTTACTAGAAGATTTTTTCCGGGGTCACTTAATGTTTCATTAGAAAAATCAAGTCTATTGATTGTAGAAATTGCTGAAGGAACCGGATCATTACCTCCAGCAAAATATCCATAAGTTTTAGAACCACGATAAAATGATGTCCCACCAGACATTGAATATAGTCCATGATTATTTTGTGGAAGATTGTTAGCTAAATTAGTTGTACTTCCTGTCCCAAAATCAAGTCTAGTTATAGTACTTACAAATGAATATGGAGGTGAGAAAAATCCACCAGCAAAATATCCATATGAGTCAGTGTTAACTGTTGAAGGAGATGCTCTAGAAATACCTGCTAGTGTGCTAGGATTATTACTTATGGTTTCGGTGTCAAACTGCAATCTTGTAATAGTATTATATACTAAAGCTGGTGGCCAAGTATAACCACCTCCAAAATATCCATATAATTTACTAGAAACTCCACCAAAAGAATCTCTAGTATTAGGTAACCTATTTACTGGAGTAGTTATATTTTCTGTCGAAAAATCAAGTCTTGCAATTAAACTTGTTACCGCACCACCCCCCACATAACCATATAGATTATTTGACACAGTTGCAATCCCTGCCCTTCCAAAAGGCAAAGGTTTTCCAGGGTTACTTACATTTTCACTAGAGAAATCAAGTCTTTGTATTGTACTATCAAAACCTGGAGTAAACCCACCAATAAAATATCCATATGAAATGCTAGAAACACCACCAAGTAATCTAGATCCAAGAAATAAATTTTTTCCTGGACTACTAAAAGTTTCATTAGAAAAGTCAAGTCTTGTGACTACAGACACTCCACCTGAACCAAAACTACCTCCACCAAAATATCCATATAAATTTGAAGTTGCTGTTGCACCTCTTGATATTGCTGAAGGTAAATTTCTTCCAGGGGCACTTAATGTTTCATTGAAAAAATCAAGTCTATTAAAATTGGATGATACACTAGGCGTGCCAGCAATATATCCACCTCCAAAATATCCATAACTAGCACTTTCGGGCCAACTAATGAAGTTATTATTTTCAATATTTTTTACTTGTTCTACCTTAACTTCGTTGAGTGAAAATACTGCCATTAGAGTCCAAAAATAGAATATCTTTGAGTTCTTGATTTCCAGAACTCCATATAATTATATTTATCAATCACATACTCACTTAAGAACTTTGTATTATCACGATGTATTTTTTCAACCTTATTTCTGACAGTGTGCATATTCTCTAAACCATAAACTTCGTCGTTCTCATCACATTTTGGTTTTATATTTTCAAAAGTATGAGTAAATTTTGAAAGTTCTAAGAAGTCATAAATGCGATTAAGTTCTTGTTGTGGTTTATTTACCAGATTATCGTATTCAACTAATAACAAATATTTATTGTTACCTTTACGAAATGCTTCTGAAAGTGCATGATATGATTGTCCGATAATCCCTTGTGGAGACATTAGGTAGTCTGCACGATTATCATTATTAATCTCTATACCATTAGAAATAAGTGCTTCGTCAATAAAAGAAGTTGTTTTTGAATGATAAACAAGATTTAGAAATGAGGAGATAATATCTTGAATATCTCTGACTGGACATATAATCTTTGGTTCTTTTGTAATATAATCTTGAATGTGTTGAATTTCATTAACCCAACCTCTGGATTTATCTATAATAATGTCTTGTGGGATATTGAAGTAATAGTTATCAGGTATTGATGATAAGACCTTATGTGCTCCTTCTGGATTTGGTGTTGCTTTGTATTGTTCTGATTGATATAAAAGATACTCTTCTGTGTAGTGTATTGTATCTAAAAGTGGAGAGTTTGTAGATGCATGTACTTCTGGATTTTGATTGAGTAATGCTGTCAGTAAGGTAGAACCTGAACGTGGAAGTCCAGACATAAAATAAAAAGTTTTCATAATATTAGTTTGAGTTTGAAAGACCTGTTAAAATATTTCTAGCACTTGGTAAACTAGGAGAAGCACTTATATTTTCGGTTGAGAAATCAATCTTTGAGACAGAGGCAGTTCTTACAGTCGGTGAAGTCTGACCTCCTGCAAAATATCCAAAAAACATAGATGATGTTCCACCCAATCTACTAACACCAACTGGTAAATTCTTTCCGGGATTACTTACTGTCTCATTGGAAAAATCAAGTCTAGAAATTGTATTAATATATGGTGGTAAATACCCACCACCAAAGTATCCATAAGAATTATTTGAAACTGCTGTCATAGTTTGTAATGCTGATGATAAATTTTTCCCAGGATTACTTACATTTTCATTGGAAAAATCAAGTCTTGATATTGTGGAGTGTCCACCACTAAAATATCCATATGAACTATTTGAGACTGTTACTGAATTTTGTAATGCTGATGATAAATTTTTCCCAGGATCACTTACAGTTTCATTGGAGAAATCAAGTCTTGTTATTGTGCAAATCTCTGTTCCTGGGGCAGCCCCACCACCAAAATATCCATAAGAATTACTTGATGTTCCTGCGAAATTATATCTTGCTAAAGGTAAATCTTTTCCAGGATCACTTACAGTTTCATTGGAGAAATCAAGTCTTGATATTGTATTGATAATTGATGGACTAGCTCCACCACCAAAGTATCCGTAAAAATTATTTGAAACTGCTGCGGTCCATCCCCTAACAGTTGGTAAATTTTTTCCAGGATTGCTAAAACCATCAGTTGAAAAATCAAGTCTTGAAATTGTATTAACAAATACTGGAAAGTATCCACCACCAAAGTACCCATAAGTTTTGGTCATTTTAGTATAAGATTTACCTCCAGTAAGTCCAACCGCCGAAACAACTATCATAGGTAAATTTTTCCCTGGATTATTTAATGTTGTACTAGAAAAATCAAGTCTATTGATTACATTCGAGTCAAATCCAGGAGTTCCGCCACCTCCAAAATATCCATAAGTATTACTTGAAGTTCCTGCTATATGTCCCCGTACACCAGGCAAATTGTTTCCTGGGTCACTTACAGTTTCATTTGAGAAATCAAGTCTTGTAATATTACTTATGTATGGACCATTGAGATATCCACCACCAAAATATCCAAAATAATTGTTAAAAATTGGTCCAACATTACTTCTTCCTGAAGGTAAATTTTTTCCTGGACTACTTACAGTTTCGTTAGAAAAATCAAGCCTTGGTATAGTGTTAGTTAGCACAAATCCTGGATCAAATCCACCCGCAAGATAACCATATAAATCAGTAAAAACTGACCTTATATAGTGTCTTTCTGAAGGTATATTTTGTCCCGGGATACTAAAAGTTTCATTAGAAAAATCAAGTCTTCTGATGTTACTAGAGACAAATCCTGAATAATTGCCTCCAGCAAAATAACCATATGATTTACCAGAAACTCCAGCTGCGTTTGTTCCTGCTGATGGTAAATTATTTCCAGGAAGACTTACATTTTCAGTCGAAAAATCAAGTCTTGTAATGGTGTTAGTGTTTATAAAATTTGGTGGTGTATCTCCACCACCAACATACCCATATGAATTATTGAAAACTCCCATTGCAAAACGCCTAGATCCTGAAGGTAAATATTTTCCTGGGTCACTTACAGTCTCATTGGAAAAATCAAGTCTTGCAAAAACAGTGCTAAGATTGGATCCCGAAGCATAGTAACCATAATTGCCAGACTCAGGCCAACTTGCAAAATTATTACTTTTTACATTTTGGTATTGATTTTTATAAACTCTGTTAAGTCCAAAAACACCAGTTGCCATTTAATTATCCTTCTTGATAAACGTGAGACCCAACGTGGGCGAGTCTAATATTACTATTTAACCAGACAGTGTATCCAACACTTTTTGCTCTTTCAAAAAATGAAAAATCTTCAGGAAGATATGCCATATCTTTTTTAAGTTCTAGAAAGTAATGATATGAATTATTATATTCTTTTTCAGTTGGTGGGAAAGTAGAATTATTAGTTGGTGGATAGTATTTTAATTCTTCACCATATTTTTGAGAAATATCCTCAAAAATTTTTCTTTTAATCATAGCAAAACCAAACCCAATATTTTCAATTTGTATTAATTCTCCTTCAATTATTTCTGGTTTTGTAATATTATAATTATATCTAAGTGGAATTCCTTTCATAGGATAAGCTCCACATATAATATCTTTATCGTACTTTAAAAGATTAAATACATCTTCCGCAGTAAATCCAACATCAGCATCAATAAATAAAATTCTTTCATATTCTGTATTATTCATAAAAAAATTAACCATCTTAGATCTTGCTTGAGTAACAAGACTTTCATTTGCCATTGTAAGTAAACCATGGTCAATGTTTGCGGTTCTCAGTTCTTTCCCCAGATTAAATAATCCTTTTGCTGTTTTATCACTGACAAGTCCACCATAACAAGGCATAGCAATTAAAAGAGACATACAAATAATTTAAAACTCATACTATATATTTGCCTGATAATGTGACTGCCAATGCGCTTGCTAAAGATGCTGATGCGACTATAGAATCATTTGTTGCAAGATATTTTGGTTTTACTAATAGTTCAATTACACTATTTTTTGGAATTGTAATATTAAAAGCTAAGTATCCTAATCTTACTCCAGATGCCAAAGTGCCACGATAGATAGAAACAGATGCATCAATATCAGTATTTAAACTATAGTTGCAAAGTTTAATTGATTGCAACATTGCATTCCCTGTTGTTGCCTGGAAAATTTGAGTTCCCGTTGCAGTTGATACTATACCTCCAGTTCCAATATAAGTAGTGTCACTTTTTTCTGAAATGATAATAAATGCATCCAAACCCCCATCAATACCTACTGCAGTTGGCGAAGCATTAGAAAGTGCTTGAAATCTTATAGTATCTGATGGACTTGCGATAATTGGTTGATCTAAAAATTCCATCGCACCTTGATATGGAACAATCACTCGTTGGGCCAATGGAACATTTGATCCACCATTAAAGTCATGTCTTGCTACAAAATATAATTCATTAGTAAATGTATTGGTAACATGTATAGATTCGATTACATATTTTTTACCGGCAGTCGATGGAAATGTATATGCAATACCTGGACCAGTAGTAATATCATTCAAAGATGCTACAGTTGTGCCAATTCCAGAAGTAACAGAAACAAAAACTGATGATGTAATTGAATTGTTATAACCTCCAAATCCACTTGCACCACCACCACCAGCGGTAGCCCAAGATAAAGTTCCAGATCCATTGGTAACTAATGCCTGCCCAGCAGTGCCATCTGCATTCGGAAGAAACCAAATTGTGTTTGTAGTTATGTTTGCTGGAGCTTCAAATCCAACATAATTGGTTCCATTTCCAGAAGCTTCTAAAAATCTAAGTTCAGCTTGATTATTTAAATTTACTAGGGTAGTAAATGATGGTGAATCTGCTCTTACTTCATTTCCTGTTCCAGTACTTGTAGGATTGGTCCCTGCTGTTACTCTACCTTTAGCATCTACTGTAACTGATGTGTATGTCCCAGATGTGACTCCAGAGTTGGATAATGTAGTAGCAAATGATCCAGTACCAGTCCCAGTTACATCGCCAGTTAATGTTATAGTTTGATCTCCTGTATTACTTCCTGAAACAGTAGCATCTGCAGAAACAGTTAAGTTTCCAGAAAGGGAGATAGTTCTATTTGCATCATTAACATTGACACTCAATGATCTAGTAGCCGTTAAATTAGCACTATTTGTTATTTGTAGATAATGACTTGGCGTTGAATCATCATACAAGAAAATATCACCAAAATAACCAGATTGAGTTGATGTATTGCTACTAGTTAGAAAATCTACTCCACCAAAAGTATTCCAAGATAAATTTCCAGCTCCATCAGTAATTAAAGCTTGGCCATTAGTACCATCTACATTTGGAAGAACCCAAATTCTATTTGTAGTTATATTTGCCGGTGCCTTAAGTCCTACATAATTGGTTCCATTAGTGGTATCTTCTAAAAATCTAAGTTCAGCTTGATTATTTAAATTTACTAGAGTGGTAAATGATGGTGAATCAGTAAGTGCTATCGATGGATTTGACCCTGCTGTTACTCTACCTTTAGCATCTACTGTAACTGATGTATATGTTCCGGCACTTACTCCAGAGTTGGATAATGTAGTAGCAAATGATCCAGTACCAGTACCAGTTACATCACCAGTTAGTTCTATAGTTTGATCTCCTGTGTTACTTCCTGAAACAGTAGCATTAGAACTAATGGTTAAATTACCACTTAATGATATAGTTCTATCTGCATCATTAACATTAACACTTAATGTCCTTTCTGCCGTTAAATTAGCACTATTTGTTATTTGTAGATAATGACTTGGCGTTGAATCATCATACAAGAAAATATCACCAAAATAACCAGATTGGGTAGATGTGGAAGAAGTAGTTAATGCATCTATTATACCATAGCCACCTAAAGTTGTTGGATTAGTCCCGGCGGTTACTCTACCTTTAGTGTCTACTGTAACTGATGTATATGTTCCAGCAGTTACTCCAGAACTTGCTAAAGTTGAAGTAACACTTATATTACCAGATCCATCAATATCAGTAGCAGTTCCAGATACATCTCCACTTAATGTTAATGTGCGTTTTGTACTCCATTTAGTGGCAGTATCTGCGTTTCCTACTAATGCACCACGAAAATTAGTTGCTTGAATGTCTCCAAGAGTACCACTAAAAACTTCACTTGAATTGGTTGCATCTGGAATATATGTCAGATATCCTGTACTATCATCAAATCCAAAAAAACCAATTTTTGCATTTGATCCGTCATGCCATCTAAACTCTATTCCACGATCTTTTGAATCATCAGTTGTTGGAGCAGTATCTCCTCCTAATGTAATAATTGGATCATCAATTGTAGTTACAGTTGAATTAATAACTGTTGAAGTTCCATTGACTGTTAATGTTCCAGCAACCGTTAAATTATTAAATGATACATTATCAGTTGTACCTACACTTTGTCCGATTGATATTGTAGGAGTTCCTCCCTCAGTTGCCGTACCATTAGTAAGAGTAACTCCAGTGCCAGCAACTAAATTTGCTACGTAATTTCCAGTTGTATCAGTACCTAGAGTAAAATTTGGAATCCAGTTTTCCCATCTAGTATTTGAGTTATTATATCTCAATAATTGATTATTGGATGGAGATGAAATAACAACATCTGTTAAATTATCTAATGATAAATCTGAAAGAGTTACAGTTGCAGTTGATCCAGATGAAGTTGCAGTTATATAATTTCCAACAAATTTAATTTCTGTAGTGCCATACAAATTTCCTAATAATGTATTTTCTTCATATACTGAAACTCCTCCTGGTGGTGCAGATATCCATTGTATTCCAGTGCCACTAGATGCTAAAATTTGACCAGAAGTTCCTACCTGGCCATCTTTATCTTTTAAAGATTTTTTTAGTTCTACAGAACCATCAAAAGTAGAGTTTCCAATAATATTGGCAACATCAATGGAATCGGTATACCCAGAAATACCAACCTGTAACTTTTTAAGTCTATCTGAAAGATAATTTGCCATTTTAAGTACTACTAATTAATTGTTTCTAAAACAGATGCTACAAATTTCAAATTACTTCCATTACTACCAGACAAATATAATTTATCTCCAGATTCTAAGACTAATTTTCCTTGCAATAAATTAACGGTATCTTTAAATGGAACTGGAAATGATTTAAATAATTCAGTATTTGTACTACCTCTAGTATAAATTAAAGTAACATCATATGATGTTGTTGTGCTAATATTTGCAACTTGTGCCAATAGAAGAACAGCCGAATATCCGGTAGGTGCAGTATATATTAAAGTAGAGCTAGTAGGAACTACTTCTGCTATAGTTTTAAATACATTATTTTTTAATGCCATTGTTAATTACGCTCCTAAAGCTAGAATGAATGGAGTTATTGATGAAAATAAACTCTTAGAGTAAGAATTTCCAGTTATTGTTCCGGTTAATTGATTTATTACAACTCCATCGCCTATTCTAAAGTTTCCGGATTGATCAGTAGATGTATATACTACTAATCCTCCATTTTTCATATCAACTTCATTTTCTTGAATGCTTACCCCACCTTTAAACGGTAAACTAGTTTGAATATCAGTTCCAGATCCAATATATTCAAATGAATGCCCAGATGCTAATAATCTAGTCTGTTTATAAAATTCAATTGAATCATTTTGAGCAACACTAAATGGAATTGTATCAGTAAGAGTAATTTTATAATTATTTGAACTTAGTTGTTCTGTAGTATCTATCACATAATATTGTGGGGCCATTTCAACTGAATATGTAACTCCAGAACCTCCACCCCCAGACAATGTTAATGTTGGGGGACTGGATGTGTATCCTCTACCAGATGAGATAACTTCGATAGATTTAATTTGGCCGTTTTGAATTTCAGCTATAGCTTGAGCACCAATTCCCCAAGAAGTTGCTGGACTAGATATTGTAATATTTGGTGCTGTTGTATAATTATTTCCACCATTCGTAATAGTAATTTTGTTAACTTGATAATATAAAGTATTATTAAAAGTAACTACTTGACCATCATATGGCTTTACATTGTTAATTTTAACAGTTCCGCCAGATACATAAGTATGACTCAATGTAGAACTTCCAACATTTGCAGTTATTGAAGTAGATGTTACAGATTTTACCGTAAATACATATCCATAATTTCCGGAAGGAAATACTTGATTACTGGATGATCCACCAGAAGTACAACTAAAAGTTAAATTTTCAATTTTTACATCCATTCCAACTTGAATTGAATGAGATCCAATTGTAACTGTAACTTCTCCAGTAGAATTATTATAAGATGCCCCGGTAACATTATATGTAGGAGTAGAAATATCTACATTTATACTATCTGTTGTATTCGCAGAAATAGCAGAGGTTACACTTCCAGTATATTTTAAATCACTAACTCCATCAGCAATTAACCCATAATTTCCAAATGATGAATTGGAATTAGTTAAATCACAACCGCCACCATTTCTACATTCAATAGCTTTATCTGTGCATATTGTAAACATAGATACCAATTGAGCATATCCATCATTTTGTATTTTAGCACCAATTCCATTTTGATTAAATTGTGTATATGAATCTACGACCATACTCTTAAGTTGTCCGATGCAATTATCTCCATCAATAAGTAATCCAGTGGACCCAGAAATAAAATTAGTACAATTTTGAATATATGGAGACTGATTAATATATGGAGGATCTGACGGATTAAATGAAAATATTGCTCCGCTGTTTGATGTTGATGATGTAAATGACATATTGGATGCATATGATCCATTGTTTACATAAAATAAATTTCCAGAATTTTGAGGACTAACACTGACTTCTCTTAAAGAATCTCCAACTACACTAACTTGTGCTGGAATGATAACTGGATTATTTTCTATATAATTTCCAGCCGAAACTTTTACTACAGTTCCTGCAGATGCAACTGACAATGCAGATTTTATTGTAGCTTTAGCATTCTGTAAACTAGTTCCAGAATTTGAATCATTACCATCTTTAGATACATATAAAACATTTGTAACAGTTGGATATTTCCACTCTATATTTGTACCAGTAGATGATAAAAATTGTCCAGCACTACCTAAATTACCTAATCTATCTCTTAATCCACTAGATAAAGTTAAATTGCCAGTAATAGTATGATTTGCAGTAATAGTTCTGTTTTCACTAACATGCACATATTGTAAATGATCATCATCACCAAGTCCACTGAGCAATCCATGGTCAGATACTGGAGTAGTTCCAGAAATCCCACCAGTGGAAGTAAGTTGTCTAATATCAAATACGGCAGCAATTCTTGCTTTTGGAGTATTAGCATATCCAGAATCTGTCTGCCAAATAATTTTCCAAATAGGTCTAAATTCTACAATTGGAAAATCACTTAAAGTTAAATCAGCAAATGTTAATTCTTCTTGATCACTGATTAAACTTGATTGACTCTGCCCCATAATTGTAATTACAGGGTAATTGATATTGTTTGTCGCAATTATCCAAGATGTAGTATAATGAGTATTGGTAGCTACATCTGGAGTTGACCACGTTCCCCCACTCAATAAATTATACTTAATTCTTGATGTTCCTTGCTTTACAGCATAATCTGTAGGAGCATCCACCACCCACGAATTTCCACTCTGATAAAAAACCGGAATTCGAGCTGGACCTTGCAAATCTTGTTGCCATGTATTTGCAGTCGGACTATTACTATGAGTAACTATAACTTCTAAATCTTCATCAAAAAATGTACCACCGCTGAGATCAAACTGAGCATCTGAATTGTTTGCACCAGTTCCGGTGGTAATATAATTACTGATTGAAAATCCATTAGCAATTACTGCACCACGAGTTCTGTGTAGGTATTCGTGGGTTTGCCAATCTAAAACAATACCATGCCTTTCGTCTGCCACAAATGGCGCAGTTGCAGTAGTTGAATTCCAATAAACATACGCAGTTGGAGTATCATTCTCCCAATCAAAATATGAAGTTCTATATTGTAGAACTCCATCTGCATCAAAGTAAATAAAATATAGTCCAGTCGTATTTGGAATAGTTACTGTGCGAGCACTAGTTATATTATACTTTACTCCTTTACACCAAACATTGAATGAGGTAGAACTTGGTTGAATCGTGAAAACCCTAGTTCCACTGTCAAAAGAAATGGTACTTTGAGACTTATCTTCGTGTCCCATAGGCTCACTAGCCTTTAATGGGGCAGTTACCTCTATAATTTTATCTGTGCCAGTTCCATCGCCCTTTCTAAGGAATAATTTGCCATCAGCAGTATTAACTGCCAATTCTCTTAGAGACAATTCTGAAAGTGTAGGTTCTTTTCCAGATTGAGAGCTAGATTTAAGCCTAATATTTGTAGCCATATGGCAAGTCCTGTCGGTATTTACCTATTAGAAAAGAGGGATATATATCCCTCTTCTATTTATTCTGATTGTAGTTGCATCTCTTGTAAAATATGATCTGGTGGAGGTCCAAACAAAGAAGTTAACTTTTGAGATGTTGCATCAATGTCAGAATCTTCTTCTGGAATGATAGAATCTATAATCTTATCAATGTCTTCAAAATCATCATCCAATACAGTAGGTTCTTCTGGAGTACTTTCCAATTCATTCACTGGCACATCTGGTTCCTTAACACTAACTTGATCATCTATAATTTCTACATTATTTGCAGGATCATAGATTGCCTTAGATTGATTAGTGATATGATGATGAGCATAGATTCGGTTTCCTTCATTGCAAGGAGTGAAGGAAACAGTATAGTACCCATACTTTGGATCAAAGGCTGGAATCGGACTACCAGTTTCTTCAGTCTTTTTAATGATTTCTTTCAGTTCGTCTGAAAGTTCATCCGATTCCATTTGTTTATGATATGCTATTCGGTTTTGCTCATCTAAGAATAAATTCAATTCATATTCTTGTTGATCTGTTAAAAAATAAGCCATAGTTAAATTTTCGGTAATTAAATGTGTAGGGGATCTCCAACCACAGAAATAGATGTTTCGACGTGAGTTTTTGGATTAAATCTTGTAACTTCCACATTGAATAGTGGTGATACGTAGGTGGATAAATCTCCAAATTTAATATCAATAACTCTGTTTGCTACATCAAAAGATTCTACAGGTTTCAAGTTGTTGAAAGTATTTATCAGTGTTGACTGGTTGTATACTCTTCTATCAACATTGAATCTTATATTATATCTATTAAATCCTGGCTTGTTGTTTCCAATCACGTTGTATCCGAGAGTTCCAACATTAGTTGGAGTTACACCAGTTTCAGAGTCACCAGAGAATACTAGTGATTGTCCAGCCACAGCACCAGCACCAGCAGTTGTTGAGTGCATTACTCGTGGAGAAATGTATGACCAAGCTGTATCATTTGTAATTGTAGTTCCTGTATAAGCTTGAGAAATAATCACTTCATTGTCATTCGCACCTTTTGATCTTACAACGCCAACAAAACTAGATGGAGATGGTGATTGATCTGCATAAACTACGTCACCTGGAAGTAGTGTGAGTGCTACGTTTGTTCCCGTAATAGTTGATGATCCAGATGTTATAGAGATAGACAGTGATTGATTCTGGCGTGCAAAAGTAGTGCTTAGTGATGGTTTGTAGTTAATAACATTATTGATAGCCAATTGTTCTGCAAGTCTTGAAGAACTACCACCTGCAACACTACCAGTATCAGATACTGTACCATTTTGTAGAGAATATCTCAATCTAGTATTGGTTGAGATAAACTGATACTGCTTAGTATCGTAAGATTCCCCACCATATGAAGCATAATCACCAGTATTATGAGAAGCATAGATAGAACCTGTCGATAATGTAGTATGATTCAATGCTGAGAATGTGAATGATCCAACACCATCATAGTTAGTTAATGTGGTTGGAGCATAATTACTTTCAATAGTTGAACCAACATTACATTGTAGCATGTATGGTGAATATGAAGCATTTTCCCACTTGGCATGAACTGGAACTGCAGTTAGCCAGATAGAACTATTATATTGTCTACCTCTTTGTAGTGATGATGCACCATTTAATTGAATACCAATGGTTCTTTGACCTGATGCAGATAATCCGAAGTTTCCAACCCAACCTTGTCTTCCAGACATTGCCTGTCCAGTAGAGTTTTCATTTGCGTTAATATAATTTTGATATCTTTCATACCAGATTTTATATTCTCCGAAGGTTAATTTAACTCCAGTATCAGAGTAAACAAACTTTCTTGCAATAGGACCATCAAATGTAAAGTTTCCTAATCTATGGCTTACAAACACATCTTGGATTGTATACCAATTTGGCTTGTGGCTATCTCTATATCCATTATGTAGAATGTGGGCATTATTTGCAATGATGGTACATCTTGAATATCCAAAATATTCATTGCTACTTGTGGTTGATGGAGGATCCACTGTAAAGATCTGAGAAGAATATGTATATGTTCTTCCAGTAGAAGTGTATCTCCATGAAGCATTAGTTGTAACAGCAGCCTTGGAATTTTCCACCAAGTAAATCTTGGTAGCATCTACACTAGAAACAGTTCCCAACTCAACTCCACTAGAACTATAAATGATATATCCAGGTAGAATGATCTGCTGTGCAAATTTTGCATCAGATGTAGAACTTAAAGTAATTTCTTTACTTGCAGTGCTTGTTGTAATTGTACAAGTTAGATCAGTAGTAGCTTGAATTCTGTAGATATCTTCCCAAGTGTATGACAGTAAATCTCCAGCTCTAACTCTACCACTTCTATTTGGAAGATAAATTTCAGTGCAGAATACTGAATCACTAGCATTTGCATTAGCAAGTTTAATATTATTTGCACGGAATGCACTACCACCAGTCTTAGGATAAGTCCATCCACCATGATTAATGTACATCATACCGTAAGTTTTAACTGGACTTGATGTGGTTGAACCATCCGCTAGTAATGCTCCGGATGAATCTCGGTTCCAATTTGCAGTTGGGAATGGATCTGCAAGGTAAACATTAATCTTGCCATTTGTGCCATCCTTTTCCAGATCAAGAATTCTTGACTTGAATAGGAATGAATTATTTTGTCCCTTTCCAGGATGTCCATAGTCATTATTATAACCATAGTCTGGTGTAGGTGCAATATTAAATTTCGTTCCCTCTGGAATAGCTTTAGTCAATGGTTTATCTAGAGTTAAAATTATACTATTATCATAATAACCACTATAGTAGAATACAATATTAGAACCTGCAGCGATTGAAAGTGTGCTTGCGCTACCATCGCCAGGAGGATTATCTCCAGGATTTCTTCCTCCATCAGGATCAACTAGATTATTGTTTAGATATACAGTTGTTGTATTATCAGAATTTACAACTTTATAATCGACATTATTTATCCAACAGCAATTGTTTGGAGCATAATATAACCAATCTGTTGAATTTTTTTGTCCATATACTGTCACATTTCCAGTTAGTGCTGGTGGATTTTCTACAAGTAGAACTCTGTAGGTTCCAATTCCTCCATTTCCAGATAGATTAATAGAATCTTCATATGTTCCATCATCTAATGAGCGGACATCTCCATCCATACCAACCACATAACCAATCAAGTTAGTATAATTTGAATTTAAGTATAAAGGTTGACCTTTTGTGATTGCTCCAAATGATGGCTGGGCAGAAACAGTCATTAATCTTTCATATGGATCATTTGGGGTATCAATTGCATCAAATGTAGCTACAAATGTTGCAGCACTAGAAATTCTTTGCATACTTCTTACGAATGCAGAAGAAATTGTGAGAGCTTTTTGGCCAGCATTTGCATTTAATCCACTTATAGCACCGAGATATCCCCATCTCCTAAATCCACCTGGGTGAAGTTGCTCAACAGAAGAATCTCTTGCGGAACTTAAGTTTGCAGAAACAAGAGGATTGATATACTGATAAATTGAGGTATCTTGAGTATTAGTTGCATGAATATTATAAGTATGCTTATAAAATACAGCTTTAAATCCTGAAGTTCTATATGCAATACTTCCACTAATACGTCTATCACCTTCTCTATTACTTGAGATGTTAGATGCGGCTGTATTTTGAGGATCGCCAACAACAATTTCGACTGCATTCCAGTTAGTTGCAGCTTGTCCACTTACAGCAGGCTTTGAAATATCTCTATATGGAATAGTAACAGTCTGACCAATTGAAAGTTTTTCAAAGTCAGCGAGTAATCCTTGTGCATCAGTAGTAGAACTAATTGATATTTTAGCAAGTTTATTAGCTACAATTCCAGTAGGAGTTACATATGTAGATGATCCACCATAAGTAATACCTTCAATGTTATTTCCAGATCCTGTAGCATTGAATCTCTTAATTCCATAACAAGTTACATCTACTGGATCTGCTAATGTAAGTGTAGTAGGAATAACACTATCAACGGTAACAGTAGCATCAGAAGAATTGTTTGGATCTAGACCTTCCCAGTCACGAATGTAATGTGGCCAGTACTTGGTCATGCTTCTTGTTAGACGAAGCTCATATCCCTTAGGATCTGATGAATTTCCGGCCTTTGTGAAGTCACATGTTTCACGATTACCAATTACAATTCTTCCTGTTGCAGGCCAATAATCTAGGATATTGTCATAATCAAAGACATCAAATCTTGTATTGCTTGGATATGTTGGAGAATACTCAGAATCTTCTAACATCACTACAATATCTGCTCTAATATCAGAGGTGTTAGTTTCATTGATATATTTGTATACACCTATGTATGGACTGTTAGTTGTAGGATTATTAACAGCGATCTTGTAATAAATGTTATTATATAAAATATATCCACCAGGCTTAAATATAGACTTAGATTTTAGTATCTGAGATTTTAGATTTGAAGCAATAGTTGGATTTTCTACACTATTTACAATAAAGCAATTGTTAGGAAGAATGACTTTAAATTCACCATTTTCAAATAGTTCAAGTAATTCTTCATTGTAATTATCTCTAACTGTCATTGTAAATGTATTAGAGATTTTTGTAGCTCCACTATAAATTTCAAATACATCATTCTTGAGATGTCCACTACCAATAGAAATGATATCTAGGCTGGTTAATTTTCCACTGCTATTTGTAGACAATACAACTTTACCAGATGTTGCAGAAGGTCTTGTGACATTTCTCAATTCATAAATTGTGGATCTGCTAGCATTTGCTACTGTAAATGTAGAATCAATATTAGAGATTGCTAAGTTAGCTGGCTCAGAGTATCTAATAACGTTATCATCTTGGGAAAGAATTAATCTTGAGTTAGTTCCTACAATAGTCTTTTGATAACGTGAAGTTGCAGTTGCAACATAGTTATATCTAATTGAACTTAGATAGTTAACATTAATATCAATCTTTGTTGAATTAACTTTAGATAGTGCAGAGAAAGATCCGGAATATGTAATTTTTACAAACTTATAATCTCCTGATTGTCCAGCTCCAGCTCTAGTTACAGCTCCAGTACTAGAATTGATAAAGAATGTATCCCCAGTGGTAATAACTTTAGTTGCTGTTGCGTAAGTAGTTTCAATGTTATCAAATTTAACAAATTTACTTGCATTCCTACCAACGAAGATATTTCTAATAATATCTTCACCTGCTTCATTGTTTGCATAGAAGAATGATAATGTCTTAGGTTCTAATTGTGCATATGAAACTACAGATGTAGGCATTGACAATTGAGAACTAGAAGTGATGGTTGTAGTGCCATCATTCCATCTTAATAATACAGCAGAACTATTTCCAGATGCAGTAGGAATATGATTTCCAGTTGGAGTTCCGTTTGGAGCATCATAATAAATTTTATTAGGAGTTTGATATCTTTCATTCAATGCAACTTTTGTCAGTAATCCTCCTTTAGGAATTTCACTTTCTCCAGTCCAAGGAACTACACCCTGAGAAGACTTATTAAATCTTCTAATAGCTTGTAGTGTATTAATTGGGAATGTTCTAGCATCACCATCGGATAATCTACCATATGGATCCTTAGATGGCTCTAGGTAAATATTTGATTGTGGATTATATTCTGATAGAGTTCTAAATTCTTCATCTTGTGGAGAAGTAGCAATTGCATATGCAGGTAAATCTCCACCCATTTGAGTAAATTCATTCTGATCTTCCATCTGGAACATCTCAATAGAGTGCCCAGCAATGAAGCTACCTCCAACTCTAGATGAATTGCCACTAAACAATCCAGTCCAATCAAGAGATAGATTTCCTCTAAATCTAGTTCCATTTAGGGTTAGTTTAGAACCTCTACACTTGATCAGTCCTCCACGATATCCTCCACCAAATGTATTTGCAGCTTCAGAAGCAGGAGATTGAGCACCAATTGTAACCCCAGTTAGGTTTAATGTGAACCCAGATCCTGGAATTGCATTTACGGTAATTAGGCTGCTCTGATAGTTACCATTGACAGGGAATCCTGCAGATGGGAATCTTCTTCTGAGTGCTCTATATGCATATGGCCAAGATAGAAATATCTTTTTACCTCTAGCAGTTAGTGCATCATCATCTACATTTGCTCCAGGACCAGTTGTTCTCTTTCTAACATAATCTAGATATGGAGATGATCCACCACCTGTAGTATCTGGAGTAGTAGCAATTGCAGATAGAAGATTTTGCTTTGCAACAACTTTAAAGTCGTCAGCAGATAGTTGGTTATCTGATAATGATACAGTTCTTCCTGTAGGAGAAAGAATAAATCCTCTACCATCATTAATCTGAATTCTAAATGAACCATTAATGGTAGTTTGTTGAGTACTGTTAAGTCTATACGCCATAACTGAAGTAATAGCTCCAGTGCTAACATTAATAGTTGCATACAACGCAACATTAGATGAAGTTCCTCCATTAGATACTAAAGATGCAAATAGCCTATCATTGTAACTTCTAGTATTTGTGAGGCTTCCTGCAGAATTCAATGCAGTATTAATTGCACTTTGAATATCATTACTTCCAATTGTAAACTCAGCATTAGCAGCAATAGTAATATTATTAAAGTTTATAGTTGGCTGTACAAATCCTTTACCAATACCACCACCAAATTGCAGAGTGGTGTTATCATAGTTTGCAAACTGAGTTAGAATAGTCTTAGAAATTCCAGCATTCTCAATAAATGAATCAATAGATGTAGCTGCGTTTGGATTTGATGCATTTCCTGCAGGGATAGCGCCAAATTCTCTAGGAGCAATATCAAGAACAAGATATCTAGTTTCAGTGAAACCATTTCGTCTCAATGGAAGAGCTTTCTTTCTGTTTGTAGCAATAGCAACATCTTCAGCTGCACCATAATTAGTTGTAGTTGAAGTTGGTGTTGTTTTTAATTGAATTAATTGAGTTGGATATTCTGAGAATGAACCAGCACCATATGGATAAGGTTGAATGGAATTATCAACTTCATAGTTTGGATTTCTATCAATTATAAGTGAAATGTATCCTTCTTCAGAACCACGTATGATACCATAAATTTCAGGAATATCATACTTAGTAATCTCATCACCAAAAATATTAAACTGTGTAAATGATACAAATGATTGAGCAGGGATGCTTGTGGTAATGTTATCAGTTAATGTAATTACATTTCCTACAATAGTCTCTACTCTTGTTCCAACTGGAATTAAATTGTTGCCAGCAGAATCTAAAGCTACAATTTTGTCCCCTGTTAAAATTGATTCAACATTGTCTAATGTAATTGTTTTAGTTCCACTAGCTCCACCAGAAACTACTGTTTTAATAATTGCTGACTGATAACCACCTTCATGCATGAATCCTTTTGGAAGGAACTGCCTTCTAGTTTCAAGTGCCCAGTTGTATGCAAGTGTGGTAAATTCTGCTCCATCTTCATTGAGGAAGACTAGTTTTCTCTTTCCAGATGTATATCCTTCTAGATCTAAATCTTCTACGGGATTAGTATAACTTGCATTATTGCCATTATTGCCACCTGCAGTGCGATATACTGAAATTAATACCTGAATTTCTTCTGTATTGAGACCAGCGTTCTTTCTTCTGACACTTAGAACTTTAGTAGACTTGGATAGATTTTCAACAGTAGCTTCATCTGATAGTTTAATTACTTTACCATTCTCTGCCAACCAATACATGGTTGTACCTGGAATGATATATTTTCTCATGCGGTCAAATTGTTCCGCAGTAAAGTCACTTTGCTTCAGTACTACTACTAAATAACGACTATTTGAAATAGTAGCAGAGTTTAATTCATAATAATTTGCATTATCTGCAATATCATTTACAATATCTATACTATTGACACTTGGTACTAGTAAAGCGTTTACTCCAGTTCCAGTAGAAACATTTGCAATCACTTCAATTGCACCGTCAACTCCAGTGCTGTTGATGGTATTCAATGATGGAGTTGATTTAATTTTTCCTTTAATATAATATGCTCTTCTTACTACTCTTCTGGCATTTTGAAGAACCGGATTGGAGGTATAAATGGAGTCAGGAATTTCACTCTTGGTAATCGCTTCATTTAATCCAAGGAAATGTACATTATTAACATTAAATGAGCCATTTGCACCAAGTCCTCCACTCACATTTACATACATTGCATCATTTCCAAATCCCCATTGTGTGTAAAACTCGGGAGAGCGATAAAGATAAATGCTATCTCCTCTTCGGACAGTATCTTCTAGGTATCCACCCATTCTACCTGCAGATGTACGAGTACGCTCTTTACCAGCAAATACACTGCTATTTGCAACTCCAGTACCATTAATTTTAACAGAGCATGGGAACTGAGTTCCATCTAGTTTGTAATAACCAGGCTTCATAAGAAGTTCTAGTTCATCAGCAGAAGTAAATCCAGAGTTTTCTGCCCACTGCTTTGCCTGGGAGAATGAGAATAGAGGGCTAAATTTCTTAACTGCTCTTCTTTCTTGAATATTAACACCAAGAGCTTTAGAGCTATATGGATTAGGTAAATTCTTATCAAACCAATCTTGATCAAGAGTTACTGCAACTGGAAGAGATTTTTGTGGGCTAGTGTACAGAATTGCATCTTCAATATTAACTTCCTCTACTACACCCTTTGTTGGATCTAGAGGTGGAATGAATGGAGATTCGGCTGCCCATCTATCAGAAGAATAGACCTGAGTACTACATCCAAAGAAGAATACATTTTTAGATGCAATTCCTGGATAATTATTTTCGTAGTCAGTTGTAAATTGGGCGCTAGTTCCAGCAGTATTAGTTCCTTCTCCAACGTTTTTAGTTAGTTTAAATGTTGCAACATTAGTTCCACTATTGTGTCCAGTTTTGTAATATGCAAATGTAGCAATTTTATATGTTCCTCCTTTAGGAGCTTCTCTTAATGAAATGCAACCTCTATTTGGCCATTGTTGATATTCATCTGCAGTCATAGTAACCTGCAGATCTTTATATGTTGAAGTATTTAATACGTTAATATCATTATTGTTGGTGAAGTTACTTGCAAGTTTTGCGGTTAGATATTTAATATCTCCCTCAGATGCATCTGTTCCAAAATTTCCACCAGTAGCAATGATAGATGGATAGTTTTTAATTATGGAAGTATAAGTTCCATTGCCACAATAACTTCTTAGATATGTAGGTAATGCAATTCCATTTTGATAATTTGAAATTACAGCTGTATTATCAGTATAATCAATTTCTTGATATTGAAGTGGGATATTAATAACAGGATTGAAGTAAATTTTATTTCCCGATCCATCAACATAAAAATCGGTAACAGTTAGACCGATTAAATTCATTTCGATATCAATTTTACCATAAGAAGGAATACCAGAACTTTCAGTGAATGCTAGTTTAATTACTGAACTAGTTGACCAAGTAACATCATTTACTACAGTATTTGTAAATGTAATTGCATCAGCTACTTTCTTTCCATTTACTGATTTATATGAATCGACAGAGTTTTGTAGATATGGTTGAACATAAACTCTGTTGTTATCAAGTGTAACTGCTTGAGCAGAAATGAGTTGCCTCTTTACTCTCCATGCATCAAGGTACTTAGGAGAAACATATAGTTTATCGTTAGTATCAGTTGAAATAAAACCAGTTTTTTCAGGTTTAGCAGCTTTTACGAAACCATATGCATTAGTATTACCTTCTGGGAAGAATGCAGAATTATTAATTTCAGCTCTGTCAATGAATAGTCTTTCTCCAATGATCAAGTTATTGATATTTGCTTTGTCGCTAACGGTTAGCTTTGCAATGTTGAAGAAGTTGGATAGTTCTTTCAATGCACTCTGATTTGCATTTGCCCCAGAGCCATCAGCAGTATCGGTAACATTGACAACTGCATTTGAGATACGGTTTTCAATATTGTCAATATCTAGATAATTAGATTCTGATGATTTGCGAAGCTTTGGTACGTTTAGTGTTACTGTAGAAGTACCACCAGCTTGAATGATTTGGTTTCCAATATAGAAATCACCAGCAGAGTTTGTACCAGATGATGCAATAAATCCACCAGAATTTTCATAGCCCTGAGCAATAAACTGCTCATAGATTTTAAGAACTCTTGTTTGTAGATTTGGGAAGCCAGTTGAATAGTTACCAGAACCAAGACCAATATATTCCCAAGTGTGTGAAGATGCACGGAGAATAGAAGGTCTATAAAGTGGTAATAATGGAGCATAAGTCAGTCCAGTTTGATTGGCATCACTACTAGCTTGTATAGTATTGGAATTTACAACATAGCCAGGAGAAGTAACGATAATTCTTCTATCCGCAGCATCCAAGTTAACACCAAAATTATTATACTCTGTAATTTTTGATGCTTCGGTAACTATTGATCCTGCAGGACCTCTACCAAATCTAATTGAACTAGAATATACATTAAAAGAAGTTGAACTTGAAGTATACCCCAATGCAGACTGAGAAGTTCTAGAATCCCATGGTGCAACTGGGGCAATGAATACTCTACCAGAGTTATCTGGGCCACCACCTGTAGTGGCCATAGTATTAGAAGATGTGATATATCTTAGATCTAGTGCTTGAACTAATCTATGAACAGATTCTGCAGTAACTGAATATAAAGATGGAATATCTTTAAATGGAGTAGTAGAATCAGTTGTTCTAAAACTCTTAAAGTTTGGAACAGAGATATCTTTAATTCTATTTCCCTGGCCAATATTTTCAAGTAATACACGAGAATCTGCTTGTGGGAAATTCCAAACTCTTCTAGTATCATAATCTGGACCTTCTTCATTTACAGAAGGATATAGATAATTTATATTTGTGAATAGTTTAGTATCTTTATCAAAGTTATTAACTTCTTCAATAAATGTAGAACTAAATGATGTTGTAGTAGTTCCAGTTCCAGGAGCATCAATTCCAGTAGGTCTCCTTTCGATGGTAGACGGTGAATTTGCGGAAGAATCAGCAAACTTATTTACGTCACATCTAATAACAGTTAGATAATATACACCATCTCTAACATCTTTTTCCCAAGAAGTAACTTCTTGAACATCCCATACCATAAATCTATAGTCTGAGTATGGAATTCCATCTTCACCATTACCTGCTCTAGTTCCTTTGATAATAAATCTTTTCTCTGGTGCCTTTGGAATTGCATTACTACTTAAGTATTTTGGAATAGTATATTCAAGCTTCCATAATAGTTCTGAAGGTGCAGATGTTCTAGTATCTAAGTATTTTTTAATTGTTAAAGTTGATGGGAATCCAGTCTTATATCTTAAAAGTTTTCTAGTTACTTCTTCAAGTGCAGTTGTAGCTGAACCATCACCAGGATTAAATTTAGTTACAAAATCAAATGATTTTTCTTCATTGAATGAAAAGATAAAATCAGTTAGGAATTTTCTAGTATCTGCATCAGTATAATCTAGTTTTAAATATACTCCATTATTATCCCAGAAATATCCAACTCTTTCTGCATTCTTTGTTGTTGGAACATTATTAACTTTTGGATTATCTTCATCTGGAATATCAGTTGGATCGAATATCTTTACCTTTGCTCTAAATTTACTAGGTTCACCACCAGTAGAACTTTCTAATTCTAAGTTAATATACCTAGATGATTCTGGAGAAATTCCAGTAACTTGATAATAATCACGGAAAAGTGAGTATTGATTTGAAGTTCCATAACTTAGGAATCGTTTTGTTACTTTATTGCCGGTAACTTTATCTGTACTAGTAACAATTAATTCTGGAATACTATCTTCATTAGTTGCACCAGTTTCAAGATATAGACTAAAATATTTTGAGTTAGTGAAACCTGCAAGAGCACTTAATACTGCTGGAGTTAATTCTTCACTTGTTGCGAATGTACTTGGACCCCAAGTTGGACCAGCATTAATATTATAGAAACTTACATCATTGAGAGTTGGTGAGATTCCTTTAGGTGGAACTACTGCAGTGATTCTACCTTGTGATGCTGGAGCAAAGGAATTAAACTGGGAACCTTTTGCACGAAGTGAAATCTGACCAAAGTTAGAGTTGGAGTTGGTGATAGACATATCACCACCAGTTTCTGCAAGGAATTGATCAGCATATCCAACTGCGAACACAGAAACTACCTGAATGAATCCACCATTGGATGCTTTGATGTGGAAGTGTCTGCATTCTGGCTTATATTCTGCGTCTGGATCTGCAAATACTGGAGGTTTTGCAGTAGTAGATTCATCATCATCATTATATAATGTGGTTGTGTTTGGAGATGGAGTTACGTTAGTATCTCCTTGTAAATCTTTAGGTTGAATGAATACACTTCTATCTTTTTGTAGAGAAATACCAGTGAACTGTGCAACAACCATGGACTTGAAGCTGTTTTCTGCAACCTTACTGCCATCAGTATGCATACCGCACATACCAAAGACAGAACGTAGTGAACAGTTAAAAATGTATGGTGAGCAAGAATTAACAGTATCAATAGTGCTATTCTTACTTCCATCACCAACGATAGTATATTCTTCTGGTCTTACTTGAGATGTATCTGGTCTTCCCTGCCATGCATCAATTTTTTTATAGTACTGATCTAGTTCACCATCAGTTGTTCTTTGATCCGCATATGTAAATGCAACAACTCTATGGTGAGAATATTTTGAATCAGTGGTAGTGCTGAATGTTGGAATTCCATTTGAATCAAATGAAGCTCCATTATAAATTGGCTTTGATGATGTTGCAACAGCATCCTTGAAGGTCATCTGCCAGAAGTAGCAACCACCAGTTACCTTAAAGATTGAGGTTTGATTAAATACTCCTTGAGTTTTTCTGAGCTTTACAGTTGCAGTTCCGCCACCAACAAGAGTTACTGTAACTGCTTCTCTAGTGTAATCATCTGGATTGTTGAGAATTCCAGTAGCAATAGCACCTAAAGTTGCTACAGCATTAACTACAGCAGAACAATCTCCATCGGAAACATATCCATTTCCTGCAGAGAATGTAGTTCTGTTGATAGTTTTGCCAGAAGTAATTTCTGAATATGTAATGCTACTATCATTATAAGATTTTGTAATAAATCTCATAATGCTAATCGCATGATTAAATGCGGCTACTGTAGCTGCAACTTCTTGAGATAAATCACTATCACCAGACTTCAAGAATTGTGTTCTGTAGCCATTACCATCAATATAATATTCTGCATTATTGAAGGTATTCTCGTTGCCACCTTGCCTTAAATCTTTAACAATAGCATCAATAAAATAGCCAATATCACGAATACATAGATTCTTTTGAGCATCATTTAAACCATTATATCCAGCTTGATTTCCTTGAAGATATAATTTAGTTTGCTCTTGAATATAACCACGATTCTTTTCAACCATATTTGCACCATCATACATGGTATGGTACAGAATATATCCATCACTGGTTATGCTTCCATCAATTGAAAATGGTGAAGGAACATACTTAGGTCTGATAACAGTTTTTCTGAGATCATAACCAACAATTGAAGTACCTCTAGGTACAATAACGCCACCATTTCTTGGGTTAAATCTAAATGGCTCTGCATCAATTGCAACAGCAGTTCCTGCAGATAGCGGGTTGGTAGTAATATCATATCCAGGTCTGTTGTCAATTTCATATTGACCAGGCAGAACCATAATGGTAAATGCCTCAAACTTATCATTGCTTAGAACTACTGTACCAGTTCCATTTCCTTGTGCGGTAGCAATGAAAGATACACCAGCAGTATTAGACGATGCACCAATAGAAACAAAATCAGTATTGCCTGCGTTTACAATAGTATATGCTTTACCAACTTCTAATGTACTTACGGAAATCGCAGTTGGGTTTGGTTTATAACTTCTCTTTGCTGCCTCTAGTAATGCTCTTTCAATAGTTTTGAATGGTCTATTTAAATTACCACCATCATTATCTTCTAGGTCGGTAGCATTTTTGTCAGACTGGTTTACATAAAGAGTGATATTCTCTGCATTCTCAAAGTCTGGGTTTGTTCCACCTAGAATAGTTCCATTCCCTGCAATGATTTTACCATCAGGTTTAAAGGTCAATCGTGTTTGACCATCTGTAGAAATAGCTAATTCATTATTTGCTGGGCTGTAAATACCAGTTCCAGTATTACCTACACCTTCAAATCCAATAGCTGGAGCTGTTGGGCTATTATTTTGATCAAACTTTATTACAACGCCTTCCGCAATACCACCAGATGTAATTCTAGTTAGAGCCATATGATTACCTAGAGGGGCTTTAAAACTAGATTTATTTATACACGTTTACCTGTCAAAACAGTTCATGTTATATTCTGTAGGCTTTAGAAAATTTATGATGTGCAAAAGTGCTAAATCTGGTTTAGAATCTCCGCATGTAAATACATCTAATGCGGAGCTACCAGATTCTGGCCAAGTATGAATTGAAATATGGCTTTCTGATAATAAAGCTACTATAGTAACTCCTTGTGGGTCAAATTTATGAGAGCAAATATTCAATAACGTTGCGCCAGCAATATCAATAGACTCTCGTATGAGTTCTTTTAAAATTTTCTCATTATCGAGAATGGTGTGATCGCATCCATAGAGTTCTGCGACACAATGCTTTCCTAAATTTTTCAAGTCTGTACTTGTATTAACGATAACTTATTTATTAGTATAGGGCGAGGGGGACTTGAACCCCCACGGCATTACTGCCAACAGATTTTAAGTCTGGTGTGTCTACCACTTCCACCACCGCCCCGTGATGTATGAGACAATCATAGCATATGGCTAGGAGATTGTCAAGTGCTGATTGAGGGGATCGAACCCACCTATATCCGATTATGAGTCGGGTGCTTTCACCAGATAGCTAAACCAGCAAAAAACCCTACAAGTCAAAAATCTTGGGAGATTTTTTTTCGGGTATTTAGTAACTAAAAGTTGATTTTAGTACGTATATGTGATCATATCCACTGGTAGAGTTTCATTGATGAATGTACACATGTTTGTGAATTGATCCGAATCGGAATCATCTACTTTCATATACTCTCCGTCGTCTCCATGTAAATGGATAGTCCTAGACAGCATATCAACCTCGACCCGATTCAGAGTTGAATTATCCCGAATGTTCATAGGCATCTCTCAGTACCCACATAGTATAGCACGCTACCAGGGGCTTGTCAACCCCCCTCCCTATTATGTATCGAAGATGACTGGAGCTTCTCTCATGCATAAGGAACTACTTAAATCTAGTATTGGTCCCTCTGTTATTCTTGATTCTGGAGCTGCAACTGTACAGAAATTAGGCCCACCAACAGCCTCCAGCTGAACCGCCAATCTATTCTTAGATGTTGCTCCAACTGTAGTATCATTATTAATACCCAACCTAGTAAGACTATTGACTCCCATAATAGTAGTATTGTATAATCCGCCCTTCCATACATTTTCTGCAGTTGCCTGGAATTTATTAGATAACCCAGTTCCAATATCGGTATTAGTTCCTGCACGAAGATTGATTTTATTTCCTCCAACCAAACAAAATTTATTTAATCCAATATACTTATTCTCATACATTGCAAACAGATTCCAAGATCCAGATAATAGATGATTTTGTTCTGTGCAAATAGTACTAAATGTTGGCGCATATATATCTAACTGTCCACCTGCACTAAGACCTATTTTAGACCCTGCAATAGCCAATCCATTCGCAGCACTTAACTTAGCATCATTACTATAAATTGTTTCATGTTCTCCATTATAAGTTACTTTACTTTCTCGGTTTGCAAATACATTATACTGACCATCTACTTCTAGATGATAGTTCCCACCAACCTTTAAGTGATAATTACCTTTAGTCTTGATGTGTACATCTCCCATAATAGTAACTTCTTGTTTGCCAAAAGTAATTTCAACTTTGTTATTACTATTGGTGACACGAATATTCCCATCATCATCTACTTGAAAACCAGTTCTGCTACCAGCAGCTTCAATGACAAGTCTATTATGATATGGAGTGTCATCCATCATAATCATATGACCTGCCTCAGAAGCTTGAACAGAAACTTTTGAATATTCTGGATTCCATTTACCTGCAATATTATTAGTAACTCTAAAATTAAATGGATTGCAGTTGTTTCCAGTTAATGCACATTCATTCCAATCAATTTGCAGTGGGGAATCAGTAGTTCTGTTACATCCAATGCCAAGTAAATTTAAAATAAATCCAACTATATTTCCTATGTTACTTAACATATTTGCATTTACGAATCCCTTGTCATCAAACAATGCACCCATCTCACCTATTTTCCCAACACTTTGAATCAAAGATATAATTCCTTGAATAGCACTTGCAATTTCAGTTCCGACTGCTATGAGTTCAAAGATAGATCCAAATATATCATTAATACAATTCTCTGCAAATTGAATATAATTATCTGCCATTTCCAACAAATCATTAGCCATATTCTCAACAAAATCTTTAATAAACCCTTCAATTCCACTCATCAATGCATCAACTAATGCTTCATCAATTGTACATGAAATAGTTTTCAGAACTTGAACAACAACTTCAGTAAGAGTTTTTACAAAATATGGAATGGGGCTACTTGCTCCTAGCCCAATATCATTTAAAATTCTGGTAACTTCCGCCATCAACCAAGACTTAACTTTGTTGACAATATACCAAACTAAATTTCTAATTACTTGAATACATCTATCTACGGCACTTTTTAAATCTACAACTTTATTTGTAAACTTACCATAGATTTCAATTGGAGTATCAGTCTTCTTAATATATCTAATAGATGCACCTGAAGAATGTGCAATTGGTGTTGTTCCTTGTAGTCCTCTTTTTACATTGACTAAAGACTTTTCATTCTTTCCATTATATCCAATCTTTTCATTTCCTATTTGAATTACTCCAATTGGAGGAAACGCATCTACACTACTAATTGTAATATAATTTTCTTCGATAGATAAATCTCTAGTTAATTTTGGATTAGTTGCATTTGGATTATATATAACTCCAGTTTTAAATATATTACCAAGTCCTTCAATACATCTTTTAATATCTTCTACAAGTGTATTTGCAGGGCCATCTTTTCCATCTGCAATAGATGTGGCTCCAACATTTCCAGATGGATTAGATGGAGATGCAGGAAGAGAAGCAGCTGCAACGGAATCAGATGCTAGTCCACCTGCATCATTAGTTCTCTCGGCATCTTGTGGCTGACCTGTTTTGGATTCTTTTGAAGTTACTGTATTTGCAATTCCAGGAGTATTAGCAGTAGCAGGAGTATTTGGGTCTCCAAAAATTGGTCTGATTTGACTATAGAATGAGCCCATTACTACGGGCTGTTGGCAGTCAGGATAGTCTAGGAAAAATCCCATCACAAAACTACCTGCTTTTAATCCTGCATTAGCTGCATTTCCAATACCACTTACTGCAGCATTAGTAGTTGGTTGAAGAACGAGTGCCCAAGGTAAATTCTCTGGCTTCTCAAATGGATCATGAAAGCCAAGAATTTTTACACGAACTCTACCTAGTTTCGCATCTCGATCATCTGGATTTTCTACAGTGCCTAACCACCAAGTGAAATCATTATTACCAAGGAATGCAGAATTTTGTAATGTAGGATTAATTGACATGTATTACACTTCGTATATACGACATTCAGGAGCTTCTGGGTTTTCGTTGCAGAATAGATCTAGTGGGCTAGGATCTTTTGTTTTGGTTGGGTGATTTTCTTTATATTTAATTAGAGACTCTAGTTCGCTTTCTAAAAATCTACGTCTTTGAGAACTAGTATTTGAATCTTCTAGTTGATCTTTATTTCGATCGATGTGTTGATTTATATCTTGTTCCATTTAGAATGTTGCTCCGCTGGGTACATTAGTTTTTTTGATTTCATTACCACCAAATGAATCTCTTGTTAATGTAGCAATAGTTCTAAGTTCAGTTCTATTTAGGATGGTATGCTTAACAGAATGAACAATATATCTGCCACTTAATCTAGTATCTTCTTTTATTTTATTATCGCTAGTTCTCTTCGGAGAAGGAATAGAAACATTGATTACGTACCCTGGTTGAAGTTTTAAGTCTCCAGGAACAGCGATTTCTAATTTATTATATTCCAAGAAGTAATATCTGTAAATTGACTTCTCATAATTTTTATTTACTTCATCTATGTTGTTTAAATTTTCAATTTCTTCATTGGATAAATCTTTCCAACCAAATGTAGAATTTGTGGTAGGTCTATAGATTAATCTAGATGGTCGCTTCAACAAATCTTCATCTTGATATGGAGTCATTTTATTAAGATGACTCATATCTTTCCAGTATGTTGAGGCATTAGTACTCCAATTTTGAAAGTTACGATTGTTGATATCTACGTACAGTGCATTATGTGCAAATGCACCATTACGAAGGTCATCTAAAATATCAAATGCCTTTGTAGATGAATAATTCATAATTCTATAGTTATTCAACTCAGTCTTGGATGCAGATGTATTTCCCTGAACAAACGCATATTTTGTTTTGTTATTTGGATATGTACCCGCATCAAATAATACGTCTAGAGATTTAAAATTATATCCCTCAAAGGTTTCATAAAATACATATCCCACGGAAGATTTATTTTTTACTGGAACACTTCTGCGAGACATCCAGATTGCAGTATCAAACAATCTCCAGTTGGGAACATACATGTCAAAAGGATATAATGTATCATCTACATTCTTTTTAAACTCTTTTTGGCTTATGGTTTTTAATTTTTCTTCTAGAAATACTTCTGCTTTTTTTCCATTTACTCGTTCACGAATTCTAGTGTACTCGTTGTCTAAAGCTTCTTTACTTATTGCATGAACCACATATACTTGGTTCTTCTCTTGCATTACTCGACCATCAATCTTATGAATGTAAAAATTCAAATCATAATTTGCATATGGAGTTGAGATATTTAATTCAATTCTTTCTCGTCCAATCAGGGGAAGAGTTTCGATTAAGTTTTCTCCAATATCATTAACTACAAGTTCACAATATAAACTAGTGGATATAATACTCTGGTAAAAAGTAACTTCTTTAACAAGTTCTTTGATGTCAATAAACGGACGTTTATCTCCATTAACTGCAGTAAGTGGATATAACTTTATTGTTTTTAGAGAAAAATCTCCAGCAAATTGTTGATTCATTAGAGTCTTGTGTTGAGTTTAAACGCAGTTGCGCTATCTATACTTGAGAATGATCCAGAAGAATAATCTAGTTGCTCAATTGGAGTCAACAATGTAGTACTTGAAATTATATTAGTTCCACCCATCATAATATATGTATCTGGATTTGGCTTGAAGTCTTTGAATGCTTGGACATAATCCATACTATTTTTTTGTAACTGAGCACCATTTGTCTTTGGAGTTCCAGTTAACATCTGGAACAATTCTCCTAGATTTTTAGCAATGTCATCATAATTAATTGGTGGCGGTTGCGATTCTTGCTGAGATTCTTCCGACTCTTTTACTGTATTCGGGGATGCAGCTGGAGATTGTGAAGGTTGAGCAGGTCCACTAGTTGCACTTCCAGGGGCACCACCTTTCCTCAATAATCCAAATAGACCTTGTGATAATGGATCAACCTTACCATTTAAAGTCTCTGCTAAATCTTTTTGAGTTGTGTGTTGCTCTAAATGTAAATGTGGCCCACCAGATCTACCAGAGCCAGGTGCTCCTGGTGCGCCACCACTTAATGCAACAATTGCATTTGGTGTGAAATCGCCACCCTGCTTTACCCAATTGGGGATAGAGCTTAGGTGTGCAAGTCTGGCAATCTTTCCATCGGATAACTTAAGATCCATGTATTGACCATAGCCACCATTTGCTTCTCTTTCTTTACTGGAACTTCTAGCAACTTTAAGAAATTTTCCACCTAAAGTAAATGATAAAGGAGTTCCAGATGGAAATGCAATATCAATTCCTTCATGAGAATTTTTTCTAAATGATTCTTTATTTCCAAACTTACTCGTAATATCTCCTCTTGAAACTAAACCACCTTGTTGCATCTTAGGGACACCCGCAGTATTAAAGGTGTGCCGTTTATATACAGTCTCATTAACCTTCTGAGATCTATCATTGCTTGCACCTGCATCATAGTTTCTAAATCCAGTTGAATTGATTAGAAATTTTATACTATTTTCACTAACTCCTTCAGCTTCCAATGCTTGTCTCAACTTAGACTTATCCATTCCCATTTGCAAAGCTTTCTCTGCAAGGTTCAGTGATCCTTCACCCCACTGCTTGTTAATAGTGCCACTTTGAACTGGAGTATATTGAACACTGTCTTTGGCGTATATTATTCCACGAATAGTTTTATCAGTTGCATGGAATAATCCAGGAGAAGCACCACCATCTAAAATTCGCTTTCTATTCAACACAGAATTGACAACCAATGCCATTCCAACAACACCTTCACCTGCAGCTTCTGCAAGTGCTAGTTGCTTTAATAAAGTTCTATCGTCAGCGTCAGATAAATCTACTTCCCCACCAACTTCACCAATATCCCCATTTCTAGTTGTATCACCTGGGCGTGTTTTCTTTTTAGACTTTTTAGTAAAGTCTAGATTGATAATATTGTTTAGAATATCTCCAAGAATTTCACGAACACTATTCCCAGAATTGTATCTGGCTTTTTTAGCCTCTTCTGCAGTTTCCTTTTTCTTGATTAAATTAATGGTTTTATTCAGACCAAGTATTTTAGCAACTTCCTCGTTGTCATTTTGCTCTGGAAGTTTAGTAGTTAAAGGTGTAGTCTTACCTCCAATATTAGAAGTGAACACATAGTTGGTAGATCCAAACTCTCTTCTGTATGGAGCTAGTAAACTAGATGCATATGGTCTAATCGTTAAGCCAACAGGACCCAATGAAGATATAACTGCATCTATCCCCCCAATCATAGAAGATGCAACTATACCCATAGGAGCATTTAATATAGTTCTATCATAAATTTTTGGTAGCGGAATAACTGCTTCTGGCCCAGCCTCACCAATCAAAGCCCTGGTTGGCTTGGTTACAATACCACCAACAGCAAGTGCAGGTTCTTTAGGTGCGGTGAATCCTTTAAAGAATCCGTATAATTTATCACCAACCCAGTCTCCAATAAATCCACCAACAAATGCACCAAGTCCAGCACCAGCTGCAGTTCCTGCAACAGGAACGATGCTTCCCAATGCGCCCATTACAATACCACCTAGCCATGCTCCAATCCCAGCACCAATTGCTTTGACTGCAGCCTTGTCTAGTGGATCACCAAAAATTAGATTTAATCCAAAGCCAAGTATAGGTCCAATGAAAGGTATTCTAGTTAAAGGCTTGGCAATATTTTTTGCAGTATTTTTTACAAACTCTTTTGCACTTCTGAATCCAATTTTAGAAGCTACCTTAGTCAGGAGTTTTAAAGTATTCTTTCCAAATACTTTAAGAATTACTCGCTTAACTCCTGCAGTCAATCCTCTGGTATATACAACATATAAATTTGGAGTTAATAGTTTAAATAGTCTTCCAAGAGCTTCTTTAAGTTTTCCAGATCCTAATGCTTGGAATACTTTACCAATAGACTTTCTATTCTTTAATATCCAAGTAATGTCTTTAAGTATTTTACCTGGAAACAATAGTCTCCTGATAATGAAAAAGCCACCTATGAGTTTAAATATTCCGAAAAATCTTTCTAAAAAGTTGCTTCCAAATAGAACACTATGAAGTCCACCAAGAACTCCTTCAACTCCAATACCAGCAAGATGATCTATAATCTTAAAAATATTTTTCATGGCTTTGGCGATTTCGCCAATAGATTCAATATTCTCTTTGCGAGACATCCACTGTAATACTTTATATCCTACAAAGAACTTGAACAAATCAAATAGTTTTATAGACTTATCTTTAAGTTCTTCACGAACAAATCCAGCTTTTCTTTTTGGTTTCTTTGCTTCCTGAAGTCTTTCTTTGTCTCTTAATTTATTTCTATCAATAGTATCCTTTTGAATTTTGAAGAATTTTTTTTCCAATTCAAAATTCTGTTTTTTCTGCTTTACTAAATCTTGTGCAATACCCTTTATCGTCTTGATTTCTCTTAGACGACTATTACCTATAATGGAAGCTGGTCTAACTGGTGTTAAGTTTTCCATTTTATGGTGCTAATGGATAATTGATTAATGAATTCGGTGGAGTTGTGCCTCCTAATGTAGATGTCATTGGTTGAGATCTTGATTCTGTAATAGTTTTATTTGGCTCGCCTAGAGTTATTACATTACCACCAGCTTTAGTTTGCTGTTTAGCTTGAGCCTGAACTTTTAGATTTTCTCTCTGAACTCTCTGTAGATTTTGGGAGTTTCCAGAAACTGCAGTTGTTATTTTAGGAGTCTGCGGAGTGGTAACTTCTGGGACTGTAGTGGGTGCAGGACCATTTAACATCTGGAATAGTTTGCCCAACTGCTCAGCAGCTTTGGCTCCCATCTCAGCAGTAAATGTTGGTGTAGATTCTGTGGAATCATCAGGAGAGTCTGTATTAGTTCTGGATGATGTTTTTCCACTTACAGATGGAATAGCTTTGCCAGAGGACCAACTAATTGGATCTATCTTTCCACCAATAGTTCCATTCCAAGAACTACCAATTTCCCAATGTAAATGTGGTCCACTACTTCTTCCTCCTCCATGTCGATGCCCACTTAATGCAACTTGTTCACCCGCTTTAATTTGTTCACCTTGCTTTTTAGAATAATCACTTACATGTCCAAACAGAGAATAAACTCCATTGGAACTTTTTAATACCATGAAATTTCCCCACCCATCAGGATTCTTTCCGGTTTCTTTCACCATTCCATCGAAAGGTGCAAGTAGCGGAGTTCCTACTGGCATTGGAATATCTGTTCCGCCATGTCGTGAACTCATTCCTCTGCCTAACGATACACCAGAAGAATCTTCTGGTACAGGAGCCCATCCACCACCAAGCTTTAAAAACTTTTTAGTTGAAACATTTGGACCACCACTACCAAATCTTGGATACATTCCATAGTTAATAGCATCTAATACTTTTGGACCACCCATTCCCTTGACAGCATTTCGATTCAGGACATACTCTTGAGGTTCTAACAATGCAGGAATTTTATCTCCACCGCCTTGCCCAGGAACACCACCCTCTCCTTGAGTTGGATACGTGAATATGGAACTCGGCTTAGTAGCTGGAGGAGTGCTCCCTGAAGTGCCACTAGAAGGGGTTCCAGATGGGGCTGGTGGGGTGGAAGGGGGTGGAGGAGGCGTGGTTCCAGGTGTGGTGGCAGCTTTCTTTTGCTTGCTGATCAGAGCACCAAGAATGTTTCCAAGTAATCCTTTAACTGAAGTATCATTGGTTGGAGAAAACTCTTCTCCTTTCTGCTGACGTATATTGACTTCATTCTTCCCAAATAATTCAGCTACATTGCCAAGTCCTCCAGAAATTGCAGATGTAACACCACCTACAAAATTACTCATTCCCGCAACCAATCCTGCAGGCAAACCAAAGCTAGATGCAATATTAGAAATCAGTGGAAGTATAAATTGTCCTACACCAGGAATTTTAGATACTGCAGATGAAATTAATGCTACGATTCCTGCACCAACAATATTAAATGGTAAAGTCAATAGCTTCATGAATTTAGGAATCATCTTATTGGTAGATGCCTTGAAGCCATCAATACCAAATGATCCCAATTTATCCAGTGGAAGAATTGCTTCTGGTCCTGCCTCACCAACAATCGCTTCAGTTGGTTTAGTTACGATACCACCCTTAGCTAACTTAGGAAGAGACTCTTGAGTTTTAGGTCCACTGAATAATGATTTAATAGAACCACCAATCTTGGCTCCAATATTCGCAGCAACATCCATCCCTGGGAACAGAGTCTTCAGGATGTTCTTTCCAATATTAGAAAGTGATTCTTTTGCCTTTTCTCCTAGATCTTTTTTACCAGTATCAGATTCTGTTGATGGAGTCTGTGGTTCTGCTGGTTTCTTTGCTTCTACTGCTTGATCAGCCTGACCTTCTAGTTCTTTCTGGCTACCAAATAGTCCTTGGGTTAAAACTGATTCCAGGAAATTTGGAATCAAATCAGTCATGAATTTTACTGCTAATGTAATTGCATTTGGAATACTTGCAATAACAGAAGTAGCATTTTCAATGGTGGATAATAGCCATTCTACTCCACCGCCCAGCCAACTAAAGCTGAAAAATTCTGCTACCTTTCCTATGAAATCAAAGACTCCATTGATTACTTTAGAAGTAACCGTAAGAGTTTTCATTAATACATCAACACCAAAGTTGGTGACTGCACTAATGAATTTAAATAACGTTATGAATAGATTGGCAAAGTCTTGAATTTTGCTTATGTTTTCTTTTTTGGATGCCCACTCAAGAACTTTATACCCAACGAAAAACTTCAGAAGATTTTTGAAGAATCCTCCGATCATTGATAGATCAGACTTTGCTTTTTCTAAAACAGGGTTCTTTTCTTTATCCTTTCCTAGTTTCTTTTTCTTTTCTTGCTCAGACTCTTCTTGCTTTAATTTATTTCTTTCGTCTTCTTTAGCAAAATGTAGAATCCTATCCCCTAAAAATTGATAATATCTTTTCTCTAATGCTAATAATCCACCAAGGATTTTTCTGACCTGGCCGAATTCTTCTACTTCTTTCTTTGTAATATTTGCGCCAGACACTCTCCCTCCAGTAATCGCAGATGGATTTACTGGAGATAGTCTTCTAGATCTGAGTGACTCAGAAAATGATCTAAATGATGTCTGAGTTTGTCTGGCTGGCATTTAACTACAACGATGTTGTTGTTCTGTTTCTATTATTTTCCTCTTCAATATAGTCAACTAACATCTGAACATAAATTTCTCTTTCCCATGGTAACATACATTCAATTTCGGAAAGAGACCACTTATGATGTTGAAGTAATATAAAATTAATTCTAAAGTAATTTTCTAGCGATTCGTGCGCTAGGGCTATGCGAAAAAAGCTGCAAGACCTTCTAGTACCACATCACTTTCTACATTTGTTACTGGGTTAGTAACCTTAACTGTATGAGATAGCTTTGGCATAGTCTCAAAGAATTTTTGAATCAGTAAAAACTGTGCAGTATCTAAGCTATCAAGGAAATCGTTAATTTCTTTTTTAGAGAAACTCTTGGTTTCATAAACATCTTCCCCTTCTACAACTTGTTCAATGCAAGATGCAGCAATCTCAAATACGTCTTCAGTTTTTACACTAGCTGTAAAGTTTGACTTAACAAACATTTCCATACTAGGGTATTTCATTACAACAGAAATAGTATCATTCAATGAAATAATTCTAGAATGATCTTCAGACTTTTGAATCTGAATATCCTCAACATTAATCTCTAGTGGAACTGTAGTTTCCCCATCATCTGGGCAAGTGATGTTGAGTTCGATTTGTTCTCCCACAGACTTAGCACGAATATTGAGGAACAAATATTCGATATCAAATACTGCTAGGTCATCAACTTTAATTTTAGAGTTAATGCAATTTCTTAGGATGGTTTTCACTGCATTAATCATCTGAGATTCATCTTCAGATTCCATCGCCATCAGAAGAACTTTTTCTTCTTTTACTAGAAATGGTCTATATTTAATTAATTGATCAGTTGATGGTAAACGCAATTCATACGTCGGAGTTACAATTTTAGGTAAAGGCATAGTGTATACTATAACATAATCTCAATTTATTTAGGTTAGTTAGTTATCTGTAACCAGTTTGATGCTTCCAGAACACTTCCACCTGCAGTTTGAGATGATGGCACTGCAAGTTCATATTCAAATGTTACCTGCACTCTAACTAACTGAGAAGATCCACTGGACAATGGAATTGAAGAGATAGTGGTAGGAAAACAATTCCTCAGCCTAACTGAATATGTGTAAAATGGTTTTCCAAATCCAGGAAGAAGTGGTCCATTATAATCTGGTATAATTTGTTTGTTATCATAGAAGTTACGTTGTGAATCAATATTAGTAACTCGTGGTCTAGTATTTTTCTTACTGCTTCTATGTCTTTCCAATTTAGCCACAACAATATCTGTTACATAATCATCACGATATCTAGTTCTTCCAAGATCTATTTTAGTAGTAAAATTCAAATTAGTATTTGATACAACTCCTCCTGCCAATGAAACACTACCGTAAATATAATTACCCCAGGCATCAAATATTCTTCTGATCTCAGCATCTGCATCTAAAATAAATGATATTGTGATTTCATTGTTTACTATACCGTATGCATATTTCATTGATGGAGTATTGGTTATTCTATAATCTCCAGTTGAAATTGAGTATCCAGGAATAGAACATTCATCCGCATACAATCTTAAAAGTCCTTCCATAAAAGACGCACTGGTATTATTTGGATTACCAGACATCCCAAGATTAAATATATTTTTTAATAGTTGAGAGTTACTAGAATCATTACTAAGATAAAATTGCACATCATAAAAGTTACTTAATGAAAAGCCATGCTTTTGTACAAAACCTTTGAACTCTTTAAAATTTGTAGGAGTAGTATTGATGCTCATTTACGGCTGTCTCCCCAGACAAAGGATTTACTAACTTGCTTATATGAACCTGCTTGTCTACTTACAAAACTTTCAAGTGGTAGAAAAATAGATTTCATCCAGTCGTCACTATTTATTTTAAATAGTGGTGTATCAAGACCTTCATAAACATAATTATGAAAGCACTGCTTAGGAATTGTTGGTCGTCCATCTATAATACTCTGTAGAACTTTATAACGTGTTGGATAATTTAAATAGTGAAGATTAGCTCCAAAAAATTTCCTCCCACCCTGTAACATGTACACTAAAGGAAACTCATCATAATATGGAAGTTTTCTAGCCCAAGTTGCTTTATACTCAAACAAATACAGATTTCCCCCAGAAGGAATGAGAGTTTCATCAAGCGTAACTAATGTTTTGTAAATATCATTCTTTCTAGCAACTTCAGCAACAGTATCTTTATACCAACTATATGATAGGACATGAAATCCTTTTCGTTTTTTATTTGCTATTTCATCTACCTGTTCAAATATATTAAGTGGTGACGTATTTTTTGTTCTAGCTGATACTTCTCTTCTCATACCTTTAGCTCCGATTCCGTGAGAATTTTAAATTTCCACATTCTATCATCACAGAATTCTTTGGCAGCTTTCCACTTAGCTTGATTCTTAACGTATTCAGTCACTTCATAGATATAACTTTTAGTTTGTCTTTGAGGTTTCTTTGGTGGAACTGTTTGTTTACTGGGTTTTATTTCAATCAAATACTTAGTGATAGTGCCATCAGCTTCTTGAATTTTAGCATAAAAATCAACAAAGTATCTATGAATTTTATTATCTAATGGAGATCTATATGGAATAACACATTCTTCTGATGCCCATTCTAATACATTAGATCTAGTATCACAGTACTTCATAAACTTTAATTCCCAGGAAGACCTATAAATTATATTCCTATAGTCTCCTTTATATTTGCGAATATTCGTTGGGGTAAATTTTCCCTTTAGAGTATTCATAAATACTTATTATAAAAGGCTTATCATAAAATATTTATGGCCGTTACAGTAAATAAAGGATATACCCAAAACATACTCAATAGAGATGATTTATATTGGCCTGATAAAAATGAAATGTTTGATATGCTTCAAATTAATGTAATGGAATACGTACCTATTGCAAGTGCAAAAGATGCTAGTGGAAGTGCTACATTACAATTTATTACTGATATTCAAAGTGGCGATACAGTACAAACTGGTAGGTGGCAAGCAGTAAATAGTACACTAGGATCTAGACCAAGAAATAAAAAATTAGCAAAAATTTTACTACCAGTTCCCAATGATATTAATTACAATGATCAGTTATCTTGGTCGGCAGAAAATATTGGAATGCTAGGTAAAATGCTACCTATATTAGCTGGCGCCGCAATAAATGACCCAGGAAACATTGGAACATTGATTAGTAAAATGGCGGGTGCAGGAACTCCAGAATTTATTTTGAAAGCAATTTCAAATATTCCAGGAGCCCCACCTGCAGAAGCATTAACAAGTGGTATTGGAGGAAAGGTATTAAATCCTTATGTTGAGCAAATATTCAAAGGAATTGCAATGAGAGAATTCAGCTTTTCCTGGAAGTTAGTTCCTAGAAATGCATCTGAACAAAATAGAATTCATAACATTATTAAAACTCTCAGATATTATTCATTGCCAAATTATAGTGGAACTGGACCAGTTCAAGATGCACTAAATTCTCCAATTCAAGTAATAAGTAAATTAGAAGATAGATGGCTAACTGTCCCAAACATATTTGATTTAACCTGGAAGCAAGCTGGAACTGAAACAGCAATTCAATCACTCCCAAAAATTAAACCATGTGTTCTAAAGAACATTCAGGTTAATTATACTCCAGACAATGTATGGGCTACTCATATCAATACTGCCGGCAACGCATTGAGTGGACCAGCTCCAGTTGCGTATGAAGTTACAATGTCATTTGCAGAAACAGAAATCGTTACAGCAGATAATGTTCTTCAAGGAAATTAATGGAGAGTACCAATGTTTTTTAACTCACAACCAAATTTTTATTATCCATACAAAGGTGGGTTAAAGTTATCTAAAAATCTGTTTCGTAGAGTTAGATTTAGAGATAACCTAAACGCTTTATATGTGGCATCTACTCGATACACAATCCAACAAGGTGAGACTCCAGAGCAAGTATCAAATAAACAATATGGATCTCCTGATTGGTACTGGACCATTCTAATCCTTAATAACATTATTGATGTGAATAATGATTGGCCAGTGTCAGATTACGAATTAGATTTAGCTATAGAAAAGAAGTACGGTAATAATCAAGACAAAATTAAATTTTGGGAAACTAAAGAATTATATGAAGGAAATAATCTTGTTTTACAAGGTGGAATCATTATTGAATATAATGAAGGAAGATCCACACAAGAAGTAGTTGGCTATTATCCATCATATACATTCACTACTTCAACTGGCTCATTGAAATCCGGATCTCAAGTAATGACTCCAATTACCAATAGAGAGTTTGAATATAGAGAGAATGAAAATAAAAAGGAAATATTTTTAATTAGACCACAATTCTTAACCACGATGGAAGAAGAGATTGCATCTCTGTTTGCATATGATACTGAATACAAGATTGATTCTGCTGGTATTAGATTTCCCGAAACTTCTATATAAAAAAAGGAGGCTTTAAGCCTCCTTTAATATTATCAATCTTCTTCAGCTAGTCGAGCGAAGTAACTGAGGGTATCATCTTCATCATCATTGCTAGTAGAACGTGAAGCAAAGGATGGAGTAGAAGTAGAAGCAAAAGAAGCAACGGTTTCAATTACGTTCTGCTCTTCGTCTTCGTAAGTTTCACGATCAATTCGTTGAACTGGCTTTGAGTTTAGAACATCGTTTAAACGCTTAGCTAGTTCTTCATAAGTTTTGAAGTTATCATCTGCAGAGAATTGAGTTAGACTATGAGCCTTTGAATAAATTTGCTCTAGCTTAGCATCATCAAAATCACCTAGAGTACCAGGAGTAGAAAACTCAGACTTGTCATAGTTCCAGTAACCTTCTACTTTGCGAAGCTTGATTTTGAAGTCTGCACCAGTCCAGAAGTCAAATGGATTGATAGCTTGCTCATCTGCAAATGCAGGTTGCATAGCTTCGGTGATCTTATCAAAGATCTTCTTGCCAAACTTGTAAAGGAATACTTTACCTTCGTTTTCTGGGTGAGCAGGATCCTTTACGACATAGATATTAGTGTAATAGGTTAGCTTACGCTTTTGTTTGCGAGCAACTTCTTTATCTTTATCACTACCAGTGTTCCAGAGCTGACGATTGAGATCACCTACAGGATCTTTTTTGTTGAGAGTAGTTAGAGAGTTTTCAATGTACCAGCCACCAGGACCTTGGAAAGCATGGCTCCATACCTTCGCCCAGGGTACGTCTTCACCTTCTGGAGCTGGGAGGAAACGAATGACAGCGTAGCCATTGCCTGACTTGTCCATCTCAGGCTTCCAGAACCTTTCGTCTGCACCACCTTCTGTGCTAGACATTTTTTCGATTTCTTGGGTTAGCTTATCAAATGAGTTGGATGAGTTACGCTTGAGTGTTGCAAAAGACATGTGGATTCTCCGTATTAGTTGGATTAAATGGATTTGGCTCGTGTGCCCCAACCCATGAGAGTATGGTAGCAGAGTCAGAGAGATTTGTCAAGTGCCTCCTTGGCTCGGATGATGTCTTGCTTCATGTGGGTGAAGATTTGTGACACATCCACATCTGGGGGCACCCCAAGGAATGTAGCAGATGTCCTTAACATGTCAACGAACTCTTCAGCTTCTTCATCGCTAGAATACTTTGCTCTGAAATAAAGAAGCTCTTGAAGTTCTACAAGTCTGTTTAATTTATCCAGACATTCTCTACGAGTCTCTTGAGATTTTTCATGAGGACTATACATTATAAAAGAAATTTCTTTATATAATAAAGTCATTTCTTCTAATTCATCACGAATTAATTCGTTTTCAAAAAAAGACATCAGCTAGAAACCTTCGACAAAACTATCTGCTTATATTTAGGTTTATCTAGTGAAAGGAAAGGTTCGTATTTCAGTACCTTCTTCTTGATATCTGGCCAAACTACAGGATCATTAATTGAAGTATCAAAGTCTTTAATGAAGTTTAATAATTGGTTAAGAATAACTAATGTTTCCAAGTTTATAGAACTTGAAAGGTATTGTTTTATAACTGGAGGATGTGTATTAGTTACCTTAAAGATATCTTCAAATGAATGTTCCTTCAATAAGATATCTAAATCATTTGAAAAGACAAAGCTCATGCTCTGAATTTTCTTTAGCCAATTTAAATAGACTGAAGTGTTTTCTATCCTAGAAATATCTCCAATCCAAGTGTCTCTGTTTTGTACAAAGTGAGCTACAAAATATTGAATCAATTCATCTTGACTAAATTTTGTAGCCAACTTCTTAAAAAAGTATTTGTCTTTTCGTTTTTCAAATGCCTCTAGTGAAGCTTTGGCTTTACCTGTACCACATTTAAAAAAATCAAAATTATCTTTACTAAAGTGTAGTTTTATTGCTAGATATGTTCGATAAACATCAAACCCATTCATAAAGGAAGTCTGGCACGAGAAGTTCGTTTCATAAAGTTCATACGTTGAGCATCAACTTTAATTTTTTCTTTAAGTGGTTTAGAAATTAATTTTGAAACATTTCCTAGTTCAATGTCATTCTCTTCGCAGTAAACTAATACTGCATCAATATAATTGAGACCGCCCTGATTTGACCGGACGATCTCTTCCACTTCCATGGAAAATTTAGATGCTGTCATAAATTTGTCTTCAAATAATTCATTAAGTTCGTTGTTCTTCATAGGCTCTGATGTATTCCATTAGTACTTTCATGTATTTCATGATATCGTACTCCTGGAAGACTTGGATTTCTCCATCCTCACAGGCGATTAAAGTTACAAGTTTTTTTACTTTGATACCAGTACGTTCATAATACATCATTGCATATGCACACTCTTGTGCAATATAGTTTTCAATCCACTCTCTCTTTTTTGGTTCAGTAGAAGACTTGAAATCTATAATTGCTAGCTCGTTTTCATATTCTGCAATGCAGTCAACTCGTCCAGCAAGTTTTAGTTTATCACTGTATAGTGCTCCTTCCAAGACATGAATGTTGTTAATTCTATCTAGGAAAGGTTTTAAATGTTTAAACATGAATAGAGGCAGTACTTTATCTTTGTACTTCTCTTCATTGAACATATTATTTAGGTAGTCTTCATTCATTAGGTGAAGATTTGTACCTCTAGATGCTGCTCTGGAAGAAATACGATTAGCCTCTGCTTCCCCTACCCTTTTCCTCCATTGTAGAATTGACTTCTTTGAAGTGGTACCAATAACAGTAGTAACGGAAGGATACTTATTTCCATCTGGAGTTAAGTATAGCCTCCCGCTATCTGTAGTTATAGCTTGTAAATCAATCAGAGGTTCATTATTTAAATGTACAAACACTATCAGAATCCCAAATTAAGTTTGCTGATTAGATAACTTCTGATTAGACCTGAACGAACGATGTCGGCGATTCCAAATTCTACCATGGAAAATTCATCCATAGTTTGAAGAATGCTCATGAAATTCAGAACACCATTTCTTTCGTTGGTCTTTACAAGGTCAGTTTGTTGAACATCACCACAGAAAATAATTTTAGCATCTTGCCCAACACGAGTGATGATAGAATCTAGTTCATGGAAATTAAGATTCTGACTTTCATCAACAATGATGATACAGTTATCAAGAGTAGTACCACGGATGAATGATGTACTCCAGAAACTTACAGTTCCTTGTCCTTTTAGATTACCATACAAAGCTTCAAATGAAGCATCATCTGGCATCTCAAACATGTACTTTACCATGTTCTTATATGGAATCTGGTAAAGGCTTGACTTATCCTCATGATCTCCTGGAAGGAAACCAATCTCCCTAGTAGAAACTAGAGAACGAACCATATATACTTTTTCATATGGAGTTTTATCGTTTAATACATCCTTTAGTGCTAGGTAGAGACTAACAAATGTTTTACCTGTACCTGCAGCTCCATATAGAAATAGATTTTTGTCGTTTGCGTATTCTTCAAATACTTTTTCTTGAGCTGGAGTCAGAGGTTGAATATCAACCATATGCTCAGCATCAATTGGCTTTTTTCTCCTCATTTTTTTAGATGATAAATCTGCAAATGAACTTTCATTCTTTCTTCTACGGGAACTTGTCATACGTCAAAAGTTGAGTTGGGATATGATTTTTTGATGCGACCTAACACATCTTTAAATGAGCCAGGGACTTTCGTGTTTTTCCAGTCCCCAACTTCGCTGATAGAATACATTCCTGTTGGAACTTGGGTGATGTGTGGGTTTTCTTTTAGATATGGCTCTCGGTCAGCCATATACATCCACTTCTCAAACTCTTCACCAGTGTTATTATCTTTGAATCTATAGGTTGGCATTTGTCTTAAACCATTCAGGGATAGTAGAAGGAGATTTCCATTTTGCAAAAGCAATTTTATCTCCAATGTAATAATTACGATAAGACTGAATTGTGTCAGTTTCCTTATATTTATCGGGCATAGCTGGAGGTGGATCAGACCACCCCAAATCAGGAAGATTATTAGGAGGATGTTTTAAATATGCTCTCAAAGATTCAGTAGCATGAAACTTGCCGTATCTTCTGGTGTATTCAATACAACATTGTTCAAAGAGTTCATAGAGCCAGTTGTAATGTGATCTAGAACTCCTAGCCCAGATAGCAGAAGGGTGGTTAATATGACAAGCTTTATAGAGATTTGATTCTCTTGGCTCATCGAGTTTGAATCTCTTGACTTGTCGATTCTTATTAGAAAGTTCGTAATAACCAATACCGTCAAGAACTCGATGAGCGGTTGATAGAAGTTGTGCATACTCGACAATCATTTTGACTACATGCTTGTCACAATGTTCTTGAGCACATATAGCTGGATTGTAATTCAAATAAAAGATGTTCATAACAAAGAAATTTCACATTACCAGTCTAGTGCTTCTGCAATATCAGGGAAGCAGGTCTTAAAGATATCTTTACATTCATTTGCGATATCCATATGTTCCTTTTGGGTTCCATTTGAAGATCGTAGATTGATATAATGAATCCATGACCTGGCTGAGCCCTTCATGTAAATCCTTGTTGGGGTGGCTAGAGGAAGCACAAACCTTGCACATTCCTTTGCCACACCCTGTTTGAGAAGAGAATCATATAGTTGTTGACTCTTCTCAAAATGTTCTTGAATTTCACCTTGCATTTTTAGCTTCACATAATCACCAAAGTCATCAATTGAGTTCTGGCGATTCTTGGTATCCTGACGGCGAAGATCTGGAACTGATGGTCTATCAGTGAGAAGTTTCGTATCAGCATATCGCTGTGAAAATTCTTGATATGTAAATGAACGGTGACGAAGCACTTGAGCCGCGATTCCTCTGGTAGTATTAATCTCCAGAGTCATATCAGCTTGTTCAAAGATACTCCAATGATTTTCACGAATGCAGTATCGAAGAAGTCCAGCAGCAGTATCAAACTTTTCTTGGTTTGCTGGATTACTTACACGAGCAGTATAAGTAATCACTTCTTGGGCTGTCTTACCTTCTAGTTTTCCAGCACCTTGACTTAACGAAATCAAAAAAACATTGCTCATAGTTACTTTTTCTTTTTGGGTTCCTTTGGTTGAACTCCCCATAGTTTGGGGTTGACCTTGCCATCGGTCCAGCGGATGTCTTTCAGACCTTCACGGTACTTGTCCCAGTACATATCAAAGATCTGAGCCCGCTTGTTACACACTATTATATCATACCTTGTCTGGTTGTCAACCTCATAGGTGACTAGGTATGAATTTAATGGTAGTGTTTTATCCTTTGCTAAATCTCTGCTGCAATCTTGATGTACGATTTTACACATGTCACGACCTATTGCCCCACTTAATTTCAGGATAGGCTTCTTCAATACAAGCTTTAGTAATCTTATATTTTTTACCTAGGGTTTTGTCCTTTACCATACAAAGAACTTTAGCTTCATCTTGATGAAGACTTTCTAGTAATTGAATAAACATGGTCTCTCGTTTGTTGTTTGCAAGACCATCGTTTCCGCCCTTTACAAAGTTATACAGAATTCGATATTCATGTAGTAGTCGAGTGTGCTCTGTATCTACTGGAGCTTCGTTTGGAGTGTACGGAACTTCACCTTCTGGTAAAAGAGTAATTACACTGTCATCAAAGTTCCAAATTAAAATTGATTGAAGTGCTGCGCTTTTATACTTACGTAGTAGTTCAATCTTTTCTTTTTTTGTTTTTGCATTAGATACTTTTTGTAGAACTTCCGAAATCAGAAGTCTTTCTACTGGTAGTTCAGCCATGAGTTAAAAATCCTCCAATTCATTTAATAATGTTATTAACCTGTTTTCAATGAAGTAGTTCATTGAAATTTTATTTGGTGTACTACTATTTAACAAGTTGTACTCAGTGATAATTTTATCCTCTATTTCAGATGGGATACAGGCTAGGTCTATAAGTTTTTGATTGCGATGATAGTTAATTAACTGTTGTTCATTGCAATAACTTTCTGGTTCTGCAGTAATCCATTTTGCAATATTCTTCTTGCTAATGGGTTTCTGCCTTTTACCAGAAACAAAGGTATCTGATTCAGATAGAAAATTTGGAATACCATCTGACCTATCACCTTTGATCACATGTTCTTTGATGTATAATTTGGGATCTATCCCATCATTTACATACTTCTTTTGAACAGGATTATATTGAGTTACACAGGGATACTTCGATAATTGAATGAAGTCTTTATCGCCTGATAAAATTAAGACCTTTTCAGTCTTTAAATTTTCTTTTTGCTTTTTGATGTTGTGGACTGTAACATGTTTTGATAGAGTGGCAATAATATCATCTGCCTCAGCTCCATAAATTTCCATTACAATATATGGAAAGTTATCTCGAATTTCATCTCGAATTTTATTCAAGATTTCAAAGATCTGAGACCAATCAAATAAAGATTTCTCTCTATCTTTTTTTCGGTTTTGTTTATAGTATGGAAAAATTTCTTTCCTCCAATAGTGCTTGCTATCGTAACAAAGAACTAAGTTGCCATACTCGGCATGAAATTTTTTTTTGTATGATTTGAGAGATGTAAGTACCATGTGACGGACCATATTTTCATCTAGTCCGTCACTCAGTCTAGTTTGCATCATCAAATTACTAATCATGCACTGATTCATATCAACCAGTATCATAAATTAATCCTCTTCGTCGTCCTCGTCGTCTTCTTCCTCAAAACGTACAGCAATTAATTCCTCGGTAATATAGTTTCCATTCTCATCATACATTTCTGGATGCCCAGTTGCATGAGCTGAGACTGGATTGAAATATTCGTTTGCGAACCATCCAAAAACCATACCAATTAAGAATGATAATCCTATTAAAACGAATCCTACTGCAAATACAGTAAGCAAAAGTAATAGATTGCCCATGGTTCTTTTCCTTTAGAGTTTTAGTCTTGTGTTTCTTCTACGAAGATCTTAACTTCCACTCTATAGTTTCTCTTGAATATGGAAACTAATTTATCGAAGTGGAAGTCAGGCTTTTGCAAGTCTTTTTTCCTCCCACTTATCATTGCTCTTACATTTTTATTTAGTAACTTTTCGCTCATGTAATGACCTTGATTAGAATGTGCTTGGATGTCATTCGTCCAGTTGGAGTTTTTGGTTTGGTAGTTAGATGACTACCAATATTCTCTACATTAAATTTGCTAGCTGATAGTACTTCAGATAGAAACTCTTCTGGTTTCCTGAGAGTTCGTACCCAAGATTTGTCGGGATCAAACCCATCTACCATAGTACGTCGAACTGATAAAGATCGTCCAGTATAATAACATAATTCTCGCTTCTCTACATTATAGAGGAAAACATGTTTTGAGCCGATGATTTCTGTAGGAGATTGTGGCTTATAGACATCAGTTCCAAAGACAAGTTCTTTGTCGTATAATGTGACGAGTTTAACCAGTTTTTCTGGCGTAACTCGACGCTTCTTACGAGTAATCTTTTTGGCACTTTTATATGCATACAGATCATCTACAATCTGATTAAGAAGTTCTTTGAAATCACGAAGCTCTGGACGACGGAAGTTACCATAACCTTCTTTGACTACTTCATCATCACCATCTAATGCAATAGATAGTTCCTCAATTTGATCTGTAATAAAATTGAGTTTGTTATCTACAAAATCATTGATAGTCCTACGATCAATGTCTTGAGACTTTAGAAATTGAGTAAAGCTGGCTTTTGGTTTTTTACGGGTTACGACAAAGCTATCAATAACTGTGTCAATAAAAGCTGCGATCTCACTCATAGTAGGTTGTTTTCCTTTAGGTATTCAATAGTATCAGAAGCTCCACCAATTAGCTTATCGCCAATAACAACTCGTGGAAATGTAGAACCTTCTCCAAACTCCTGAATAAAGTTCTCTCTGGTAAAATCAGTATCTAGTTTGTATTCAACAAATTGAACTTCAAGTAATCCAAAAACTTGTTTGATTTTTTCGCAATACGGACAATTTTCTTTGCTGTAAATAGTGACTTGCATAGGACCTTGACTTGCCTCCGTAGTATACCAGAAAAAAGGAGGGCTGTCAAGCCCTCCGAAGAATTAAAATTTCTTGAACATCCACTTGAATTTGATATATCGTAATTGCAAATATACTAGAAAATGATTTATCTTTATGGAAATCCAATCCAATACATTTGGATCGCTAACACAAACATAAGTAACTACCATTACAAATAAAAGAAAGTATAGTTGCATTATACTAGTGGATCATCGGTAGTGACATTTTCTGGTCGATCAAAGTAACCATTTTCCATGGCTTCTGTTAGAAGCTCGGTAATAAATTGGTCTACTGAGATACCTTTTTCTTCTGCCAAGATGTGAGCAATAGCGGCAGTCTTATCATCTAGTTCAATTTCAATCTGTTCATTTTCAGTAGTCATGATGGTAAATTAAAATAAGGGTTTTCATCATATCCTGGCGGGTAGTTTGCTTCTTCATCATAGCATGGGTTGGCACATGGAGAATCTACTTTACGATATTGACACACTCGTTTTGCCAAGTATTCTAGATCTCCAGGCTTCCCAAAGGAAAACTTAGCAACACCGTCTTCAATAACTACCCCACATGCAGGACACTGTTTCATAGCCACCCCGATCAATAGTGATACTATTTAGTCTCAGGGTGATATTTGTGTTTTAATTCGTTGACAATCATAACAGATTTTTTTAATCCAAGAGCATATTCATTATGCCCATGTTTAATTGAAATCTGTATGCTGTGTTGGATCCGTTCATAAAATTCTTTGTAGAATTGTTCGTTCATAAAATAATAACGGACAGCGGAGAATAATAGAATCGAACTATCAGGCTATTAACCTGGCATCGTTTTCAAGACGATTTACCGACCATCGGTGCTATTCTCCTTAAAGTTTATCTTTAAATGATTGATATTTTTCACCTAAAGATAAAGTAGATTTTGATTTAATTTCTGAAGTTGGTATAAAGTATATATCTCCAACTTCAGTAACTGCTAGTAGATAATCGCAAGAATTATTGTCAAATTTATGAATTGTATTTTCTGTTCTATTAGATCTAATAGATCTTAACTGAATACAATAATTTGAATTTTCTTTAGTTCGTGTAGATTTAACTTGAACTTTTTTTAAGTTGCCATCAATCTCACACACTAAATCATAACTTTGATTATCTACTAGAGGAACTGAAACATTGTAACCTTTTTTTGTCAAATATGCAATAGCATAGGATAATCCTATAGTTCCTTGAGCTACTGGAGGAAGATTATCAAACATACCTGTATAGTATACTGGTATTATTTATACTTTTAAAAGGTTACATATTATATATCAAAGATTAGATTGAGTTCTTGCGTCCATCTGACGTACAGTATAGATTGGACTCTTCATGTAGCGTTTAATTTTTTTAAGTTGCTTATTAAGTTGTTTTAGTTGCTGTAGATCCCTTTGAATTTCTGCAGGACTTTTGATTTTGTCTTCATTCAGACTAAGTTCTGGAGTTAATACGGTTTCTTCTTCTGAAACTTCAACAGATTCTACATCAATAATTTGGTCTTCCATAGTTTACTCATGAAAAAGGAGCCTCTAGAGGCTCCCATATCATAGCACGTTAGAGAGTGCTTGTCAACCGATTGCAGGGGCGGTCAGGGCCACAGGAGTGGTCTGAACGGATGCAAGGTCTAGAGGGAAGTTGTGAGCGTTACGCTCGTGCATCACTTCCATTCCAAGACCACCACGGTTCAGGATGTCTGCCCAAGTGTTAATCACATGTCCCTGACTATCCTGGATAGACTGGTTGAAGTTGAAACCGTTTAGGTTGAAGGCCATCGTGCTAACTCCCAGAGCAGCGAACCAAATACCAACAACAGGCCAAGCAGCCAGGAAGAAATGAAGACTGCGAGAGTTGTTGAATGAGGCGTATTGGAAGATGAGTCGTCCGAAGTAACCGTGGGCTGCAACGATGTTGTAGGTTTCTTCTTCTTGTCCGAACTTGTATCCATAGTTTTGTGATTCGTTTTCAGTTGTTTCACGAACGAGTGAAGACGTAACCAGACTTCCGTGCATAGCACTAAAGAGACTGCCACCAAATACCCCAGCCACACCGAGCATATGGAAAGGATGCATGAGAATGTTGTGTTCTGCTTGGAAGACGAGCATGTAGTTGAAGGTGCCTGAGATTCCGAGAGGCATTGCATCACTGAAGGAACCTTGACCGAAAGGATAGACAAGGAAAACTGCAGAAGCGGCGGCAACAGGAGCACTATAAGCAACGCAGATCCAAGGACGCATACCCAGACGGTAGGAAAGTTCCCACTCACGACCCATGTAAGCATAGATACCGATTAGAAAATGGAAGACGACCAGTTGGAATGGTCCACCATTATATAGCCACTCATCGAGTGAGTTTGCTTCCCAGATGGGATAGAAGTGTAGACCGATAGCATTGCTTGAAGGAACAACAGCACCAGAGATGATGTTGTTTCCATACATGAGTGAACCAGCTACAGGTTCACGAATACCGTCGATATCGACAGGAGGAGCAGCAACGAAAGCAACAATGAAACAAATAGTAGCAGCGAGAAGGGTTGGAATCATTAGAGTTCCAAACCAACCGACATAAAGACGGTTTTCGGTAGAAGTTACCCACTCACAGAATTGGTCCCAAGTGTTACTTCCACGCTGTTGAGCGATGGATGCAGTCATAGTTTTAAAAGAACGTAAAGGTTTATTAAAAAGTATGTGAAGAAACGTAACGTCCCTTCGACCTATTTATAGTACCACAGGTTTGGTGACTTGTCAAGGGGGCTAGCCTAAATACATATAAACTGTTCTCATGAACGAGAGAAGGACATTTAACACTCCAATTAGAGAGCCTTGGAATGCTCCAATCCATCAAATGCTAAAAGCTATAGATAATCATACAAGAGAATATCTAAAGACTGGAGATCCTTGGCATAAAGAAAAAGCAGATACGTTAAGAACATATCTGCATGAGTTAAAAACTTGGATTCACAAAGAGGAACACCATGAATGATTTTCCCTGGGGAGTTGCAATAGGACTTGGAATAGTTCTATTAGGAACCCTATGTTGTATAGTTTATATTATGATGTTAGACTACTTAGAGAGTAAACAATAAATCATTTGATCTTAGATAATCCAGAATCCCATAATGCACCCTCAGCTCTACGTCTACGTGCAAGACCCTTCTCTACGCTAGATCCTGGATTACGGTAGCGATATAGTGCCTCTGGAACCATGTGCCAAGACTTTTCTTTCAGTGTTTTGGTGATGGTAGCAAATCCATCTGACCCATAGAAATTAGCACCAAGATTATATGCAAATGAAAGTAGTGCTCCTCGCATCTCATCATTCATTTCATTCCAGTATGGAATCTTAGTGAGTGGTGGTAGAAATTGATTGCGAATTTGATATTCTAAAAGTTGATCTGCTTGTTGCAATGTAATCTTATCAGTAATCTTAAATGGATTTCCATTCATATCTTTGGTACTTCCCCAACCAATAGTGATAGGAAGTCCTCCAGTATGTGGATCATAATAAGCCTTTAATACACACCCTTCAAATTGCTTAATTAAATCTACACCACACAGAGGAACTACAGATGTATTAGGCTGTGCGTATTGATTCCTAAACCTTTTAGCAAACTCTTCTAGAACATTTGGTGGTGTATTCTGCTGAAGGTATTCCCATGCATCCATTTGATGCATGTAATCTTTGGTGTTCTTCGCTGCATCAGTTAATTTTATAGACATAAAAAAAGGAGGTATTGAACCTCCTGTATTTATTTAATTCAAAGAATTCCAGGAATAATTTGCCCAGTCGTCAAGTAAGTGCCAACTGCAATTACAAAACCAAGCATTGCTAGACGTGCATTGAGGATTTCTGCCTCAGGGGTAAAACCGAATTTCATAGTTGTTCTCCTAAATTAAAGGTTTTCTTCTTGTTCAGTTAAAATAACACAATCACTGGTGGGATATGCTACACAAGTTAGAACCCAACCTGCTTCAATTTGTTCATCATCAAGGAATGATTGTTCTTCGTTGTCTACTGTACCACTAATCAGTTTACCAGCACAAGCAGAGCAAGCACCAGCACGACAAGAGGAAGGTAGATCAGCGCCAGCTTCTTCAGCCGCTTCAAGGATATATTGATCATCGGCACACTGAATGGTAGTTTCGGTGCCATCGGGGGATTGAAGTGTAATGTTGTAAGTAGCCATCAGTATGTTTTAGAAAGTTGATTTACAGAATGGGCAAGAAGTACAAAGAATACAATGCTTGTTACAGTGAAAATTAGTTCAGTCATTTAGAAGACCCCGAAGAAGAAATTACCTGTGACCAGATAAGAAACAAGACCAGAAACAAAACCGACCATTGCCCAGCGCCCATTGTACTTTTCCTTTACTTGATTGGGGGTATCCATACCGTAGTTTTCATAATACATAGTGGGTTCTTTTGCCCACATATTCATTTGCCCACGGTCATTACTTGTTACAGTCATTTAAATTATTAAGAATTGTTGCACTAGTATATATGAAACAGGGGGTTTTGTCAACCCCCAATTGTCAGAAAATCAGAACTTGAACCCCAGACCCGTAGTGAATACAGGTGAGTAAGTACCGTTAGTAACACCATAGCTATTAGAAGCATTGGTGGTAGGGAACTTGAGATCAGCAAAACCAACTAGAGAGTTGGTGAGACGACCCTCTACACCTAGAGCTAGAACTACCTGACCCTTCTCGCCAACAGCAGACTGATAGTTAGCATCAGTATTGTTTACGAAAGGAATCTGATAACCTACACCAGTGTAGATGTTAGCACGACTTACACCAGAAGGAGCACGAGAAATACTCCAGTCATAGGACACTAGAGCACCGCCACCTGCACCAATCTGACCAGCAGGAGTACCAACTAGGTTAGCATAAGGACGAACAGCAACAGCATTCTGATTGCTGAAAGTCTTTACTGCATAACGACCTTGGATGGTAGCACCAGATACAGTACGGTTTTCGGTGTAACCATTACCAGCAACACCTTGCTTGTTCAGTAGAACACCAGCACCTAGATAGTTACCAACACCTTGAGCCTTTTGTGCAACTGCAAGTTCTAGTGCAGATACACGAGCATTAGTAGCACCTAGTTCTTTAGCAAACTCAGCACGAAGTGCGGCTGCTAGTTGTGCATCAGCAGCAGTTTCAAACTCAGTGATACGATCTAGACATGCATTTGTTAGTGCAGCTAGTTGAGCACGAGTTGCAGGTTGACCAGGACGGAAAGTGCCATCAGGGAAACCAGCAACACAACCGTAACGTGAAACTAGGTTAGAGATAGCCTGATAGGACCATTCAGTAGGCTGAACGTCACGTAGCTGAGAAACGCTAGTGACTTGTGCCATGGCAGGAGTAATCGCAGTAGTAGCAACAACACCAGCAGTGATAAGTGAACGAATCATAATTTGAAAATGATTAAGTACAGATTTTATTTATATTGTTAGGAACCATAACGTGGTTCGGTCCCTTCCCCAATATTATAGGGTAAAAGGTGGGGGCTGTCAACCCCCTTTGCAGGCTCGCCACTTGCCCTTTGACTGGAGGCAAGAAACCAGGCGGGAGTAAGCACTCCTCATCCGCACCAGTCGGCATATTTACTGTCCAATCCGACGAGGACTATTTGGGTCATGTTGACTCCACCAGGGTAATTTTTAAGTCATTCCAAGACTTCTAGATCTTTGTATATTTGCCAGATATACTGCTTGTGTTCTTGAAGTTTCTGAATTGTTTCGTGAAGTTTAGTATAATTTTTTAAATCCATTTGGGATTGGATTTGCTTAAGTGTAGTAATCACACTTTCAATTTCAGCACAAACATTTGATAACTTGAAAGAACGGTAGTTTGTTTGTTCCATTTGATTTCTAAGGGGTTGCTCCCGACCAGGGTTTTTAAAGACTCTCCATGTCTCTCAGGTTATTTATTGTTGTATTAGTCCTTTGGTTTTGGTTTGTTACACTCGTTGCAGTAATACGAGAAGCCTGTACGAAATGATTTTACCACCTGGAAGTGGTCTTTGTCAAGGGGTTGTTCGGTGTGGCACTTAGCACACTGTCTAGTCCCACCACCAACAGAGGTTTTCAAGGGTGTTGATGAACTGTTCATGGTAGACAGTGCGGCTAGGATTCGGTTTACCATCTTTCATGTCCTGTAGATACTGAATTATGCCACGAACCACGGGGGTGTCCTGGAAGTATTCGTGCATTCTGTAACAATTGAACTTTTCATTGTATTGGATGAAGTCATGTAATGGTGCTGTGTTGCGACGATGAGCATGAATGAATACATCTTCATCTTTGATGCCATGCTTATTGCGAATATCTAATGGCACATACCTTTCTTCTTCTGGAATATCATCAGTAAGAATTGCATGTTCTGGTTTTTCAAATACAAAGTGAAGACCTTCATAATACTTTTCCATCAACTCTAGGTCTGGTGCTACACGAAGTTCTTCATTCTCCTCCATGTAATACTTCATGCGATTGATTGCATCTGGGTCTGTCAATCGAAATACAATATTACCAATGTAGTAGTTTACTGGACCCCCATACATGCTTTCAGATAGCCTCTTACGAAAAGAGAGGTGGATTATTTCAAATCCAGCCTCTTCGTTTTCTTGATCAACTAGTCCTTGCGATAACGTCATAATTAATGAAATCCAAAGTTGTCTAAATCTTTGCCGTGCTTTAACTCTTGTTTACGAAGCTTCTTAAGCTCCTTTACTAGATCTTTGATTTGTTTGTATGCATCATCTGCATGGAGTTTTCCACCAACTTCAAGTCCAACAATAACTTGAACTCGATCTCCAAACTGAGCAAGTTGCTTTTCAAAAGTTGTTAAATCTTCGTACATGGCAGTTATTTAATTGTAAAGCCCAAGATCGGACTCGAACCGATGGCCTACGCTTTACAAAAGCGTTGCTCTATCCAACTGAGCTACTCAGGCATATCTTCAGGATTTTCTAGATCAACTGGAAATAAACAAGGATGACATTCTTCATCAATCAAATAAAATGAAGTACGATATAAATCTTCTGGAGCATATTCCTGATTATTTGATGCATCTATTTGAATGTAAGGGTCATCCTGCATGATTTGAGGAATCTCTTCAAAAGTAAAAGGTACATTGTTGATGAAATACATTTCCACAATTTCATTGTTGTAGTAACAATAGTTTGAGGAAATTTTGTATTTCATAACTGTATCCACCGATACTGATATTTATCGGTAACTCCCCCGATAGGACTTGAACCTATAACCCATCGGTTAAGGAAAAAACTGGAATCGAACCAGAACTAAAGGAACCTTCTTTTCCACAGCCGATTGCTCTGCCATTGAGCTACAGGGGAATAAATAGTTGGTATTAATTTAAAAAGTTATACCAACATGAATAAAAAAGAAACTAGAACTTATGCTGATAGAAAAGCAAAAAATCCTAACTGGGCTAAAAAAATGACAGAAAGAGTATCTGCAACTAGAAGAAAAAATGTATCTTTAATTAAAGAAGAAGCTGGAGGAAAATGCTGTATGTGTGGATACAACAAATGCACGGCAGCACTAGAGTTTCATCATGTAGACCCAGATGCTAAAGAAGGTGGAATTATTGGTTCCACCGCATCTTTAGCAAAGCAAAGAGAGGAAGCAAAAAAATGCATTCTTGTCTGTGCTAATTGTCATCGTGAAATTCACTCTGACTTATCTATGTATCATAGATAAAAATTGTGGTAGGTGGGAATAACTTTGCCTATGTTATCCCTCTTTACTTCATCCAGCCACAGAATACTAGACCAGCGAGAGGTTTTGGCACCTACGATTTTTAAGGGCAAGAATGTCCACCTACGATAAAATCTACGATGTGGCCGAGGGGATCCTTTGTTTAATACAACGTTCCTTGTTGCACCCTTTACTACAGCATTCTAGTTTATCAGTCTAGGGCTCTTAGTACCTCTGGCTGGGAATCGAACCCAGTTTCCAAGTGCATTGTCTGCCTGTCCTTACCAATAGACTAACAGAGGATTAACTAATTTTCACCTAGAAGATATTCAACTGTATTTGCTACATCATTCATAGCATCACGAAGATTGGGACGTTGACCAGACTCTTGTTTAATAACCGGTCTATGATCATCAGTTAGAGTCCACCTCCACTGATCCATATCTTTACAATACCAAAGATTAATCTTCATGTTTATAATACTCTAGTTCAATCCAATTAAGAAGTGTCTGAAATGCATTGATGGATGCTTGAGTACAATTATCTTCTTTAAGTCGATGAATGTAAAACTCAAGAGCTTCAATGACCATCTGACGATCAGTTTGTGAAATAAGTGACATAATAACCTCAAGATGAGGAAGCGGGAAACGGGGATCGAACCCGTGATTCAAACTTGGAAGGATTGCGTGTTACCGCTACACTATTCCCGCAGTGACCCCTCTGTTTGAGCATCGTCGATAGGCTTGAGGGGTGTTGATTTTATTTATTAAATGTAATTACATCAGGTGTTGATGATGGAATTACGGTATCTCCTAGTTTAATTTGGTATTTTGCACCAGACTCTTGAGCTTTATTCATTACAATAATGTAACCTAATTTTTGTAGTGCTTCAGCAATAGAATGAAGAGTATAAGGATCTTCATGCATTGCACCTAGTTCAAGTGCAGAACGAAGTGCATGTTCAGCCTTTTCAATTTGATACTTAACTGAATCGCCCATGTTAATTATATAGTGGGGATGGAGAATAGGAGACTTGAACTCCTGACATCCTGCTTGCAAAGCAGGCACTCTACCAACTGAGTTAATTCCCCAGATGGATTAAGTGTGATATATCTCATAAGGATATAACAGGGACTTAATCTCTATCCGTATACTGACTTTGCAGTTCACCGACAATTTACCGTCAGAATGGAAGTTCTGTTAACGGTAATCGGGATGATAGGACTCGAACCTACGACTTCCGCTTCCCAAAAGCGGCGCTCTAGCCAAACTGAGCTACATCCCGAAATAGGAACACTGGGAATTGAACCCAGACCAACCCGTTATAAGCAGGCCGCTCTACCATTAAGCTATGCTCCCTAGACTAAATTATCGAACTTCGTAATCTAGTCTACGTATTCGCCTTTTCGGCACATCAACTTGATCAATAACTTTGGGTTTTGGTTTTGGTTTCATAAATCCACTTACCATTTCAACTTGGCTGATGTCTTGTCCTATTATAACAGGTAACCCATTGTTGTCAAGTCTTATGTAGGTCTCGTTAGGACACTTACATGACTGACCTCTGTTTGGTGTTGCTACCTGAAGTGTTGCATTGCAACATTTACATCTGATTGTGTACATTGTTTCATACCTTAAATATTCAGTTGTCACGACTCAGGAGGGACTTGAACCCCCGACCAACTGCTTAGAAGGCAGATGCTCTATCCAACTGAGCTACTGAGTCAATTGTTGGAAACTCATAAGATATTTACCTTATGTATATTACCAGAAGTATTAGAGGACTTCCGAACCAACTGATTTAGTTTACCATGTCTTGGGGCAGTTGTCAACCCATGGGGCACACAACCTCATTTCCCCGCCAAGTGCTCGACACTCATCAGTATAACACACATCAGTGTCAACTGGTTTCTCTGAGTACCGTGGAGTTAATACCTTAGCATATTTATCGTCTTTTGTCAAGCGTTCATAATCACGGATTGCTTTGTCCACGGTTCGCTCGACATCTCGTTCCACTACACCAGGATTTTTTTGAAGTTCTGGGATTAGTGGAGAATCTGGTTGATATGTTTGAAAATATTCATAAACAATATCCCAGATATGTTTTTCTTCTATCTTTAAGCAAGAAGAGAGTGATGCTACTATTAAAGATAAAACTAGAATAGTTCTAATAGATGTTTTCTTTTTACCAAAAGAAAAATTAAATTTCATAGGTTAATCATTTTGGGTCATCATGTGATAGCTCACGGTCTATTATACCTTTGATTTTTTTGATTCTTTCTTGTGGACTTTTTGTTGTTTTTTTAGAAGACGGCTTACTGGGTTTTGATGGTTCATCACCAACAACCGATGCAGCCATTTGTCTCATTTTTTTAATTCTATCTAGTTGTCTTTGATGTCGTTCTAGATCTTGTTGCATAAGTTTTTTATGAGCATCATCAAACCCATCTAAAATAGATTCATTAAGATTTACTATATATGCTTCTAAACAAAACTCTTGAAAGGTTTTCATGATGCTCTTTATAGTTCTTTATGAGGAAGGGGAGAACTTATCTCCCCATTATTTATCTGTTAAACTCTATAGTAACAGACTCTTGCCACTCCCTGTCCTGGAGACGCAATAGTAGAGAATGCCCCGTAGGACAGGTCGAGGTCTCGTCCTCCGACATATGGACCTCTATCATTCACTCGCACAATAACTGATCTTCCATTTCGTTGATTTGTAACACGTAATCTAGTGCCGAATGGAAGCCACCTATGTGCCACAGATCGACCATATGCATTATATGTTTCACCGTTTGCGGTGGTTTGGCCGTGATATCCATCACCTACACCATAATGTGATGCCAGGGAACATCCGCTGGCTGCCTCAGCTTTTTGGGGCGTAAATCCAAGAAGTGTTGAAGCAATTAAAAGGGTTGAAATAAAACGCATTAATTTAAATTGAACTCTACATCCTAATAGAGAAACCACACATCCCCTCTCTCAAGGGGGAATCTCCTAGGCTCTAAATGATAACACTCAATCGCTTATGATAAAAGTTGGTGTTACCAATGGGCAGGGAGGGATTTGAACCCCCGTAGGCAGAGCCAGCGGATTTACAGTCCGCCTCCATTAACCACTCGGACACCTACCCGATAACAAAATGTTACCACACTCGCATTCAGTTGTCAAGGTGCTTGGGATATTTATACCGTTTCTCAGGGTTGGAAAACCCTACCCCATCCATCGTTTCCTGCAGGGCACCATCTACGGGATAGTTCTGATCTCTTATATACAGCTCCTTTACCATTAGTTACTGCTCCAGTATAGCCATCATTAAGTGAACCGTATGGATCATTGACTACATAATCTCCTGCTGGAGTCTTACCAATTACTACAACCATGTGCCCGCCAGTAGGTGCAGATAAAGAACCCCTGTGCAAGATACCAATAACCACAGGTCTGCCTTTGGATAGCTCACTATCAAGAGCATTAAAAGTGAGATTGTAACTAAAGTGTGACTTAATACCATAGCTTGCAAGAACTTTGGTTTGAACCACATGATCAGTTGTATCACCGATTGAGAATACCTTTTGAACATATGCATCATCACCCTTAGGTCCTTTTAAAGTGCCAGGTTTAAAATACTCAAGACACATAGCACAAGCAGAACTGTTACAAGTACGGTTAGCATCTCTGTAATTATCTGTCTGTGGGAAGAATGGAACTTCTAGGATATTTGATTTTGGTTTATCTGGCTTAGTCCTAAAAATTCTAACCCAGTTAGCTTCATCCTGCATTAGCTCCTGAGCTTTGATAACTAGATCCTTTTCAAATTGCTCTACCGCAGCTACATGCTTTGGATTAGTTTCGTCGTAGTGTTTAAAAAAGTTGTGTAAGTCAATTTGCATTGGTCTCTCCGAATAGTTTGATAAAGTACTCTGCATCAACAACGACTAAAGGTTTCTTGTGATTTTTTTTCATGACTACAATAGGTTCATAATTTCCACAGTTAGCTTTAGCTTGTTCATAAGCTTCCCATACATTCAACTTCTCAACATTCTTACATTCAATAGAAAAAGGAAACTTACTTCTAGCAGCTCTGGCCATGATTAAATCTTCACCACCAGCACCCATAGATCTTGATTCAATATCTTCAGGATGTACATCTAGTTGTTCTATGAGTTGATCTCTAACCCACTTCTGTAGATTCCTACCTTTAGCTTTAGCACTCTGAGGTTTCATAATATATCTCTAAGTAATATCTAAGATATTTATCTGAACCCTGACAGAGTTATTATACAGGGTTTTACGGGTCTTGTCAAGCCCCCATATCGAAAATCCTTAATAAGCCAGAAAACATGCTTTTTTTCTACGGTTTTACTAGGGTTCTCAGCCATAAAAAAAGAGACCCCATAGGGTCTCAGGAAAAGGTTTGAGCTTAAAATCAGCCTTCTAGAATCTCAGAGATCCATGCATCTGACATGTTAGCCATGATAGATTGAGCATCTTCTGGAGTATCGGCATAGCCTTCATCTAGGAGATGAGCAAGAACTACATCATAAAGATCTTCTCTTTCTTCTGAATAATAGTTTTCAACAATCTGATTTACTTCATGATCGCTAAATGAATCAAGAACTTCAACTGCCTGGTCAAAGGTTTCAGCATAACCTTCGTTAATTAGATATTCAAGAATAAAATCAAAATCCTCACCGAGTCTCTTTCTTCCTTGTTTTATAGCTCTACTCATAGCTAAAGCTCTTTGAGATGGGCGTCTTAGATTTCCACCAGGAGTTCGTGTTCCTGCACCCACAGGAGGAAGTGCTCTTCCGGTTGAAGAAGGTTCAACAGAATTTTTAATTGCACCGCCTACATTCCTATAAGGAGCAGGAGATCTTGGACCTTTTGGTGCTGGAGATGGACCTTGTTGGGGTTTGAATGTTCTGTTTACATTCTGTCCACCAGGTCTCCAAGTTGGTTTTGATGATGATGATGATGATGCTGGTTTTGGACCCTGCTGAGGTTTGAATGTTCTGTTTACATTCTGCCCACCAGGTCTCCATGTTGGTTTTGATGATGATGCTGATGATGATGGTTTTGATTCAAACTCAGAAGTATCCGCACGTCTTGCAGCAGAAGCTTGGGCTCTTGCTGCTCTTCTCATTTGACGACCAGTTTCTCTTGCCTTTGCTTCCTTTGCTGCTTGTCCACTAAATTCTTTCTTGGCAGCACTATACCCAGCTTTTGCGGATTTTTTAACATTACTCAAAAATCCTTTAACTTTCTCCTTGGCAGATGATAGTTTGCGTCCAACTTCAGCAGCGCCTCCCATAGCAGCAGAAGCAGCACCAGCACCTAAAGTCTTTGCTCTATCTGCAATATTACGACCAGCACGAACTGCAGCAACTTGCATTCTTTTTATTGCATGTTTTCTGCCAACTCTTTCACGCTCAGCAGACTTTTCTCTCTTTGCGGTTGCCGCTGCGGATTTTCTCTCACGAGTTGCTTTGTTTTGCAGTCTATTCATTCTTTCCATTTCACTTTCTTCGGAAAGAATCTGAGAGTCAAGTAATTGCACACACTCGTTAAGTTTGAACTCACCTTCAGAAAAAATGGCTTCCATAATTATGGTAAGCTCATTATCGGAAAGATCATCAACAAATGATAAATCTTCTTCAACTGCGAAAATATCTTCTCTTAGTTCGTCGTCATATACGGCGAAGTAAGACTCATAAAGTTTTTGGGTACTTGTCATTGGAGTTTCTATAAATGTTACTTTATAGTATTATTTATAAAAACTCCCGCATTGACTACAGTTTAAACCCAGAGAAAGTATCGTTCTTCATGTCTTGTTTGATGCCACCAATCACATAAGATTCAATCTCTGTTTCTTGGGGAGCATTCTGCATCATCTTAGAATTTAGCCAATGCTCAGTCCAAGGAAGTGGATTGTTTGACATTGAAATATCAAACATTGGCTTCAGTCCAATAGACTTCATCCTACGGTTTGCAATGTACTCAACATAGGAGGATAGTAGTTTTGCATTCAAGCCAATCATTGAACCATCTTTGAACAGATACTCTGCCCAAGCTTTCTCTTCATTTACTGCACGGGCATACATTTGACGTACATTATCTTGCTCTTCTTCAATGATTTCTAGCATCTGTGGATCATCACCATTCTTCCAATTCTTGATAATGTTCTGAGTAATACCTAGATGCTGAGATTCATCACGAGCAATCAAGCCAATGATCTTAGCAGATCCTTCCATGAGTTTAAGTTCACCAAATGCAAACGAACATGCAAAGGAAACATAGAAACGAATGCCCTCAAGAATATTCACATTCATGACAGCACGATATAGTTTTCTCTTTAGTTCTTTGAGTTCAATGTTTGCAGTAGTATGATCGCCAAGTTCCCATAGCTTACCGCCACCCCATTGCTGGGCAGACTCAATTAGTTCATCGTAGGCTTGAGTTACACTGGTTGCACGTTCTAGAATCTTTTCATCATCAAGAATAGTATCAAATACTTCAGATACATCTGAGTATACATTCTTGATGATATAGGTATATGAGCGACTATGAATCATCTCCATAGTTTCCCAGATGGTCATACAAGCTTCCAGTTCTGGAAGTGAGCAGTATGGTAGAAATGCCATGCCAGGACCACGACCCTGAACGGAATCAAGCATGATCTGATACTTCAAATTTGAAGTAAAGATGTGCTTTTGTTCAGGGCGAAGTGTTTGATAATCTGCACGATCTTTTTGGAGGGAGACCTCCTCAGGTCTCCAGAAATATCCAAGCTGTTGCTGGGTGAGCTTTTCAAAGATAGGATACTTGTATGAATCATACCTTTGAACTCCAAGAGGAGCACCAAAAAACATTGGTTGCTTTTTGGTGTCTACATGATTGCTGTTGAATACGGTCATACCCTTGATTTCACTGTTGGTATTTTTGATGAATTGCATGTAAGTTCTCCTTAGATTTTGCAGCTTTCGCAGTCGTCGTCTGATTCTAGTTGAGCAAGTAATTGAGTTAATGCTTCACCTTTTTCTTCTACATCTCCGTCAGACTTACTATCATAGGTGTTCTGATAGTAGCTTGTCTTCCAGCCATACTTGTATGTTGATAGAAGATCTTGAGCCATAACAGATACTGGAACTTCATTATCTGGATAGTTCTCTGGATTGTAACTCCAGTTACCAGAGATTGCCTGGTCAAAGAACTTTTGCATCACAGCAACAATATTAATATAACCAGTGTTGCTAGGCATATCCCAGAGAAGCGTATAGTTCTTCTTGAGAGATTGATAGCTGGGAACAATTTGCTTAAGTGGTCCCTTCTTTGATTTTTTAACGGACAAGTAATCTCTAGGTGGCTCGATTCCATTTGTTTCATTTGACACAACGGAACTGCTCTCAGAAGGCATTTGTGCGGACAATGTTGAGTGCCTGAGACCGTGAGCCAGGATGGATGTTCTAAGAGTTTCCCAATCATACTGAAGATCGTTTGGTGTGATTTCGTCTACATCTTTTTTGTATGTATCGATTGGGAGAACACCATGAGAATACTTAGTACGACCAAAATAATCACACTTACCCTTTTCAATAGCAAGTTGATTGGATGCCTTGAGAAGATAATACTGGAATGCTTCTGTCAGATCGTGAACTAGTTTCCATGCTTGGGGGTCTTCATACTTTACTCCATTACGAGCAAGGAAGTGAGCAAGACCAATGTAGCCAACACCAAGAGAACGACGTGCCTTGGTTGAAATACGTGCAGCTTCGATTGGATAATCTTGATAATCAATCAGTTCATCTAGGGCACGAATAGACAGATCGCATAGTTCTTCCATCTCATCAAAGTTGCTAATCTTACCTACATTAACTGCAGATAGAATACAAAGTGCAATTTCGCCACTTGAATCATCAATATGATTGATGGGAACTGTTGGAAGTGTAATCTCTTGGCAGAGATTAGACATGTTCACTTTATCAAGGAAGGAAGAGTGTGAATTGCAATGGTCGATATTCATGATGTAAATACGACCTGTTTCTGCACGTTCCTTGAGGATGTTTAGAAATAGTTCTTGAGCGCCGATAGTTTTTCTTGGAATAGATGTATCTCGTTCATAAGATACATATAGCTCGTCAAATCTATCAGTGCCAAAAGCATCATACAAACCAGGAACGTCGTGTGGAGAGAAGAGTGAGACTTCTCCGTTTTGAATGAATCGTTCATAGAAGATCTTGCTAATTTGAATGCTATAGTCTAGCTTACGAACTCTGTTATCTTCAGTTCCTTTATTATTCTTTAGAACTATGATGTCTTCAATTTCTTGATGCCAAATAGGAAAATGAACTGTAGCTGAGCCACCTCGTATGCCGTTTTGAGTGCAACACCTGACCGTCGCTTCAAATTTCTTGAGAAACGGAATGACTCCTGTATGTGCGACTTCTCCTCCACGGATTTTGCTATTGATACCCCTGATTCGGCCTGCGTTGATACCGATTCCTGCACGCTGAGCCACATAACGGCCAATAGCCATGTCAGAGCTGAAGATAGAGTTAAGAGAATCGTCAGAATCAATAAGCACACAAGAAGCAAATTGACGAAGAGGGGTTCTAACACCTGCCATAATTGGCGTGGGAATGTTAATTCGGTGTTTGGAGATTGCGTTGTAGTATCGTTTGACATAATCAAGTCTAGTTTCCTTTGGATATTCTGCAAACATGGTTGCAGAAATTAGCATGTACATGTATTGGGGAGTTTCATATATTGTCTTTGAACTCCTGTCTTGTACAAGATATTTGTCTACTACTTGCCTGAGTCCAGCATAAGTAAAGATATAATCTCTTTCATGATCAATCCAAGAATTAATTTTGTCCCATTCATCATCAGTATACTTTCCAGAAAGGGCTTTATCATAAACACCTTTCATTACCCCATGATATAGATGATCTCCTATTGAGGGGAACCCGTTCTTCCAATTAGCTCCAAAGACTTGCTTATATAAACCGAAAAGCAAGAGACGAGCAGCAACATACTGATAATTTGGATTATCGAGACTGATAAGGTCGCTAGCTGACCTAACCAGGATTTCTTGGATTTCATCTGTTGTAATCCCATCATAAAATTGAAGACCAGACTGAATCTCCACTTGAGATGCACTAACACCTGCTAATCCACCACAAGCACATTCAACCATGTTATGAATCTTGTCTAGATCTAGAGATTCAAAAGTACCATTACGTTTTTTAACTTTAGTACCGTTACTCATACTTTCTTCCATGTAGTAAATTTAACTTTAGCTTCCAACCCCTGATAGGTATTGTCTGTAACTAATTGCTGTGGGTTGAGTCCAGCAATAATCATATCGTTTATATCCTTTTCTTTGACATTAGAAGGCCAAATAACCACCTTCTCTCCTGCACTGATAAGTTTGTCATAGCGTTGAACAATTTGAAGATTGCGAGGTTCGTTGTCTAAAATGAAAACTCTATCTTTGTAGATAGACTTTTCTAGATATACATCAGATCCACACATGGCAATTGCATTAGACAGAAAAAGAGAGTCGAAAGGACCCTCTGTGACATAGATGGTTTTGTCGAAATCTAAAGAATCAAGTCCAAATAGTTTAGCGTACTTATCATCCAGGATGGTAGTAATATAGCGTAGTTTTGCAGTTTTGTCAAGAGCCCTCCCCTGATATCCAAAAAGTTTTCCACTTTTGGACATGAGTGGGATGATGATTCTAGACTCTTTGATTTTTGTTTCAGTCTTGGCCCAAGCATGAAAATCCTCGGCGTAATAGAATTTAGAAAAGAACTTTTCTGGGATCTGTCTGTTGAGAAGGTATTTTTTTGCTGGGTGTGAATTATTTAGTTCTGATATCTTTTCCAGCTCTGATAATGGAGTCTTTTTAAATACTGGTTTCTGAAACTCAAACTTAGGCTCTGCAGTGTTTGAACCACGACCAGTCAATCCAGACTTAAATCTCTCCATGACATATTCATCATGGACAGTGACATCTAGATCCTTTAGAAAATTAGCTAATGAACGTCCTACCCCACAGTTATGGCACTTGAATACCATGTCTGCATTTTTTCGGTAGAGGAATCCCCTTGCACGGTTTTTATTTTTCGTAGAGTCACCGCAATAAGGACACCTAAAGTTATATAGATTATCTTTCTTCTTTGCAAATTTGTCTAGTCTAATTGAAATGAGATTAATGTATTTGATGTCAATGTAACTCATTTTTTGGTGGTTTGCTCAGTCCCTCCATTATAGGGCATTGCGAGCATGTTGTCAATGAATGGGACCACCAGGCCGACCACTAGGACAACTGCCCCTGAGATGGCGGCCACCTGCCACCTAAACTTTAATAAATCTCCAACTGTTTTTTCTACTTCTTCTACTCTTTCAATAACGTTTTTATGTTCTTCAGTATTACTTTTTTTGATATCATGCACCATACTAATAATAACTTCATCAGATTTAGATGTTTGCTCTAGTCTCTCTTCATGAATAGCCAACATTTTACTGATTGTTTGACTAGTCTCGCTAATCTTTTCTATTGCAGATTCAATCTTTCTCATCATTTGCTCGTATATGTTTAGCTTCTCTTCCAGTAAAGCTAATTTAGTTTCTGTAGTTTGAGACTGAAACATGCTACCTCTATTGGTTATTGTGCTGGTTGGGAACCTCTAGTGGATGCGAATGTCGAAATCTTTTCAAATCCAGAAGAAGATGAATTGATTGTTTTAATCATTTTAACTCTATTACTAGCGTTTAAGTTTCGATACAAGTCAACTAATTTATTTGCACCATCAGGAGAAACTTGAGCTTTCTCTCCATTATCAAACATGACAACTCCTTGCTGGCCAGCTAATGCAATTTGCTTTAATTGGTCAATTACTTTACCGCCACTTTCAAATAATGTTTGTTCATTTACTTTTTTTCTCTTTTTTCTTTTAGACGCAGGAATTCCAGGTGGCTCAACACTTGGAGGGATTGATACTGCTGATCCATCACCAACACTATTAGCAGCAACTTCTTCGTTGTAATTCATATCTTGTTGAGTTCTTCTAAACAATAATTATCTGGACTTATATGGGGAATAGTGTCTGGTTCCAGTCGATCTAAAAATAATATAAAGGACTTCAAATATGTCCAATATTGAGTTTCAATTTTGAAAAACAATAAAGGGGTCGCAGCGTCACCGAAAATATTATATACAACTATAATATGATTTAACAAAAGATGAGTTTTCAGAATTCCTGTTTTATCATATCTTTTAAGTAATCTTTTGATATACTTAAATCGTTTCAGGTCTTCAAGAAAATCATCTTTTGTCATCGCATTTGGGTTGTCATAATGTTTAATTGCAAATAACAAAAAGTTATCATCATTCAACTCATTAAATCTCATTTATTATCAGGTTCCAAATGTTAGTGTGGCAGTTCTAGAAATTACTTCTTCAGTACCACCAGTAGAGGTGATTTTTACTCTATACTTACTTCCAGAAACTGCAGATGTTGCTCCAGTTAAAGTTAGGGTATGAGTGGTAGAACCAGTGTAAATTCCAGTATTTGTTAGGTTGGTCCAACGAGTACCAGTTGGGGTTTGAATTTGCCACTGGTATAGTAAAGTTCCTGGAGTTCCAGTGGTAGTAGTTTGTCCAGATACAGTAAATGTTGCCCCGCCAGATGTTGTAGTAGCATTCTGTGGATATGCAACATTAATTGTTACTGAAGATGCAACGTCAGCTACAATAGCGTCATCAGCCTGAGTTTCAGTAGTATCTGGATTTCCAAGTGCAACTAGCTTCTCTGCCTTGTGGCGAGTATTCCCTGCATTATCAGTATAGGTAAAATACGCCCACCAGCCAGGACCATCAATACCACGCTGACGGTTTTCGTTTAAACGAGCCTCAGTTTCATCAACAAAAACAATAGTTTTAGCCTGGGATGAAGGAGCAATAGTTCTTTCAACTTTGGTCTTGTTTGCGTTAGAGTCAGTTCTTCCGTATAAAGACATCTAAAAATCCTCTTGAAATTTTTATTCTATTAATATTTATAAAAAATGGGGAGTCACCTCCCCAACATACGTTTAATTGTATTTTTAGTAAAATCTATTATAGTATTCTCTTTAAATCGTTTTGTTTTACCTAAGTACTCTGAACCTGCTAAGAGTAGAATTAAAATTAACTCTACTCCCCAGTTCAGAAGTAAACATTCAATCACTTACAATCTCTAAGAAGTGCAGTTCTTACAGTTGCAGCAAGTACATTATCAATATCATTATCAGTGGTATTTACATAACGATCAAGTAGTTCACAAACAAGTCTCTTAGTGTGGCAACTATTCATTGCAGCTAAGAGTAGTGGCTTAACTACGTCTACTAATACTCCCATGATTTTCTCCTATAATGGATCATCTATATTTATTATTTACGACTCCTGTTTTTGGCTTTCCATGCAGTTGCATATGCAATTGACTTTTCTTTTTTGGTTAGTCCATCTTCTGCATAACCAGCTTTAATATGTTTAGCCATTCTTTTATACTTAGCGCCTGGAGGTGCTTTCTCTTCAATGTTCTCAACTTCTTCACATCTCATATCAACCTGAGGATTGATGATTACACCATCCTTTCTTTTACCCCTTACACCAGGAGTGTTGTCAGTTCTATTTGTCTGAGTTAGATTGACGAACTTTCCAGTTGCGTCATCATCAGACTTTTTTTCGGTTAACTGCCTCCAGTCAGCGAAATGAAATCTTTCAATATCAAAAGTATTATAAAGAGTTTCTTCGATGATTTCACGAGCAGAAGGACCAGATTCTTCTACCATGAGAATTGCTTGCTCCATGAAATAATCAAAGTGCTCTTGATCTAGAGTCTCAAAGATTTCCTGAACTTCATCATAATTAAATGCAATTTCAGATTCGATGAAGTAATGAGTTAGAAGTTCTCTCTCTTCCTTCTTCATTCTTTTAACAAAGGTTCCAACACCCCTACCTAAAGCCTGAGCTACAGTTGCTCCAGATCTTCTGGCAGCTACTGCTTGTCCTGCAGCCGCTCCAGCAGCGCCTGCAGCTTTGACTGCATTTCTACCTGTAGCCTGAGCTGTTCTACCAACTGCAACAGTAGCTTGTCTTCTTGCCCTAGTTGCTTGTGGAGATGTTTCTGCTTGTCTTCCCTTCTCCCTAACCGCATGATAAGTTGCTTGAACTTCTGCAGCACGTCTTGCTCCTACGTTTCTTAATGTTTGTACTGATTGACCAACAGATGCAATATCCTTTTCTGCCCTTGCTTTGAGTGCTCCAAGAATACCACCTTTTGCCTTTTCTTTAGTTTGTGTTGGGGTTGATTTAGTTGCTGGCTGTGATTTCTTAGCCCTTGCAATTTTTGACTGACTCTGAAGTGCATCCTTCATTCCAGAAGATTTTGATGGCTCTCTTTCTCTTTCTGCCTTTCTTGATTTGTGTTCAGGAGTTGCACGAATAGCAGATGCTTTAGCACCACCCTTTAGTGAACCAATTGACTTGCCACTCTTGGACATTCCTGAGCCACGAACTTTAGTTCCACCAGCACCACGTCTCCATTCTACAAGAAACTCTTCAGATGAAATTTCATCTACAAAATCACAGAAATCATCAAGACCCATCTCTTCAATTAGGATATCAATGCCATATTCATTGAGTCCCTCTGCAATTAGATAGTCTGCAACGAAATCTACATCTTCCATTTTCACACAATTGTCTACACGCTTACCACCCTTCATTTTAGTGCCAGCTCTTCTATAACCTTTCCAGCAAGCTTTTCCATCAAGACCTTGCTCTTTACCTTCTTTATTTTTTGCTTCAACGGTAAACTCTTCGCCCATGTTTGGACGATTCATAACAGAACGAATTTTATTTGCCTGTTTGGTCTTACCTTTTGCTGCTAATGAAGTTGCTCTTGCTCGCATTCTATTTGCAGGAGTAGTTGCAAGATCAGGATTTTGGTTTTTCGCAAAATATTCTGGTGGTTCACCTTGTTGAGCACCAGTTGTCGATCCCTTTGATCCACCAGAATAAAACTTGGATCTTCTAGGATCAGGTGCTTGTTTTCCACGTCTTACATTATCCCAATATTGTGTATGTGCTTGCTGAGAAGGTGATCTTAGGCCAGATGATTTTCCAGTCTTTGGATCAACATGTCCACCATATCCTTTTACTTCATCTAACTGATCATCAGAATGTCTATTTCTCCAAAGATCCGCTACATAATCTACAGATTCCTTTCTAGTCTTACGTGCTTTTCTAGTCTTACGTACATCATCACCTGGCTCATATGGCTTGCCATCGCCATCACTATCCCACCAAGGATTCTCACCATTGAACTTGAGACCTTTTAGCTTTTCATCAATAATTTCAACTTCTTCCCTACGTACATTTGCATTATTACCTCTTGCATTTAGCTTAGCCTGAATGCGCTTCTTCATTTCTGGCAGAGAAGGAACATTATAAAGTGCTAGAGTTGGAGCACTAAAAGTAGTTCCATTGGTGTACACTGATGTACCCATGTAATCTCTAACCTTTTTATCTTCAAGAAGAGTTAAAGCATACTCAAGAGTTTGATCAATTAGATTTTCTTTTAGATACTCCTCTTGAGATTCCACATCACCTGGAAAATATGATTGAACAGTTTCAACCATCTTTGTAGCCTTATACATCATGTCAGGAGTTAGTGACATGAACTGTGAGACAATAGATAAATCCATATTCTGTACGTTATTGAAGTTCTATTTATTATTATTTATCTTTTCGCTTACCTTTAGTAAATGACTTAACTGGCTCGGTAGGATGCATTCGTTGTAGATATTCTCTGTAATCATCAGTTCCAATTTCAAGTGGACCTGGATGATAGCTTAGATCTTTAATCCATGTACGGTGAATTTTCTTTTGCTCATCTACAAAGATTACATAGTTAGATCCTCTGGTAACAATCTTTCCAGATATGCCAGTAACTGAATCTATTACATGCTCACCGAGATTGTAAATATTACCTTGATAGTATTCTTCACGAAGATTGCTACTATCTAGATTTGGAGCGATCATCCAAAGTTCTTCCTTCAAACTCATAGACTTACGAACTTGACTATAGATTGCACGGCATTCCTTTTTACTTACATTGCCGGGAAGACCTTGCTTGAATGTCTCGTAATCATTTTCAAGTGCTGACTTACGCATCATAGAACTTGTAATGCCTTCAGATTTATCATTATCTGGATCTGGCATTCCAGCACCAACAACTTCTACTCCATAGAAATCGTAAACTGTACCATTATATTTTTGTGCAATCTTTTCATACTTTTGAACATTTTCGTCACCGCACATAATGACTACATGGTGATATCCTTCATCATGCAGTGAAGTCAGAATGTCGTAAATATTATCTCCATTTTCGGGATCATTGATAATATTCTCTGCATGATCGGTGAATACATGCTGGAGAATATTATACTTGGTTTTGAAGTCTAACGGATTCTGCTTTTTATCTGATGTTCTACTTGGATAAATTCTATACTCTGCTTCCAGTTCTTCTGCCTGTTCCTGAACCGCATTGATGAGGTTTTCATGCCCAATTGAAGGGGGATTAAATCTTCCAAAAGTAATAACCACTGCAGGACCATCACCAGGCTCAAGTTGCTCTGGAGGTTGTTCTGCAGTGGTTTCTGGTGATTGTGACTGGGGTTGTGGTGGTTGAGACATGTTTTGCATGTCTGCAACAGAAGATGGTCCCATAAGAGGTTTACCATCTTTTAACTTCTTCTTATCTTCCTTTGAAATAGGTACTAGCTTCTGTCCACCCTTTTCACTCTTGGCTACAACGTTTCCCTTAGCGTCAGTGTAATATCCTTTTCCTGCATGGGCAAGACCTTTTTTCTCCGCTTCCTTTCCCGCAGGAGTTCGTGCTTCTGTTATAAATTGCCTAAAAGTTTTCATCAAAAACAAAAGTTCTACATCTATTATTTAGGTTAAAACTTAGTTCTTACAATGGATTTAGCGGTGGTCAAATACTTTGCTAGTCTATAAATCTCTTCAAAGTTTTGCTGATACAATTTGAAGAAGTCCAATCCATACTTTGCATTTTTATTATTGCGAGTAGCTTTGGAATAATACTCTTCAAATGTATCTAAATTTCCTGGCGTTTGTATAAATGATTTGAATATTACAAACAAATAAAACGTCTGATTCTTGAAAATAAAATTTAGAAACGCAGAGTTTTTCTTGATTGAATTCTCTGCGTTTCTAAGAGCAATCATGAACATCTTATGCTGAGAAACTGTGAAGTTAAATGACTGCCCAATAGATCGTAGTTTTTCTACATCAGACAAAATCATTGTAGAGTTCTTGCCAAATACATCTTTTAGGCAATCATTATTGTTCATCAGATGTCTCCTTCTTTACGGTTTTCGGAATGGAATACTCGGAATGCTCCTTCAGGATAACGAGCAGTTAGTTTTTCTACATTAGTTTCTAAGACTTCTTCAATATTAGTACCTAGAGCAATACAACCTTGAGCAATATACCACATCACGTCTCCCATCTCTTTAATCATATGTGTACGAGATTGTTCGTTATATGGCTTACCTTGGAATGCAATCTTCTTTGCAATTTCTGCAAACTCACCACCTTCAGCAGTAAGACCAATTGCAGCAGTGAGAAGTCGGTTCAAGTCAACGCCAACACCATTTACGTGGTCTTCAGGCACCTTGCGTTCCAGTTCAGTTACCCGATTAACAAATTCTTCTGGATTGCTAGATGCAATACTAGTAGTATCGCCAACAAAATTTTGGTATGCGTCGAGACTAATTAGTTTTTTTGTCATACTTTAAAACCTTCAAATGATCGTTGTGATTTAGTAAATTTAGATTCGTACTCATCTTCAGTTGGCTGACCACTTTGGATCAGGGTTCGCTGAGCACTGTCCTCCACATTATACAGCTTCATCTTCGCCCTGTCAATACCCACCACGAATCTCTTGAAGGCAGTGGGGTCATTGTAACGATTCTTCAACTGCTTGACCATGATCTGATTTAGATTCTCAAGCTCTTCGGTGCTGATAAGAGCAAACATAAAATCAGCAGTAGCGGGAAGACCAAATGATTCAGATGTATCAGTAAGCTCAACGTCAGAGTTACCATAACCTGATCGAGTAGTTTGAGTGGCAGATACAATCGGAACATTGCATTCTACCGCAAGTCCACGTAACTCCTCAGCAATAGCTTTGACGTAAGTGTAGGAGTTTACAATAGTTCCTTTGTATCGTGAAGAAGCACAGATATTTAGATAGTCAATGAAAATCATATCTGGCTTGAATCCTTTCTTTAAAGCTAGATCAGTTAGCAATGCTTTGAAATGTCCCACATGTGCGGAAGCAGTAGGATATTCCTTGATGATTAATTTACCTCTAGTCTTTTCTGATATCTTTGCTAGTTTAGATTCATATGTAGCTTTAGGTAGATTGGTGATGTCTTGAATATTTACATTCAAGAGATTCGCATCAATTCGTTCAGCAATCCTTTCCTCTGCCATTTCAAGTGTAATGTAGAGAACATTGCGCCCCTGCAAGAGGATGGAGCTAGCCATGTGGCACATGAATAAACTTTTGCCGACACCCGTACCAGCAAGAGCGACATTGAGAGTCTTGTTAGGGAGGCCACCTTTTGTAATTTTGTTGAATAGCTCAAGGTCGAATGGAATTTTGTCTTCTTTTTTGTGATAGAAATCATATCGGGATTGTGAATCTGAAATGTAGTCGTGACCAATGTGGTCATCAAATGAAACTGCAAGTGCATCGGAAAGGATAGAAGGGATTGAATCCTTGCTTCTAGTCTTGTCCTTTCCGTCTGCAATTTTAACTGAGTCTAGTAGAGCCAAATAAATGGCTCTGTCCTTACACCACTTTTCAGTGGTATCTAATAGCCATTGATCATCGAATTTTTCTTCCTTCAAATCATTTACTAAATTGACTGAAGTTTGAAAAGCATCATCCGAAATATCTTTTCTATTCTCAATCTCAATCTTCAATACTGACTGAGATGGAATATCATCATATTTCATAACATACTTCTGAATCTCCTGGAATACAACTTTTTCTGGAAGGAGTTCAAAATATGTTTCTTTAATGAAGGGAATTACTTTTCGTGTGTATGTTTCATCATAAATTAAATTTGAAAGAATTTTAGATTCAATTCGATCCATCAAGCATCATCTCCATCAAGGGTGTCCACTGTACCATAACTATACTCCTTCTTGGCACATTCGTCAAGTGCTTCCATCACTTCGGGAGTGAAGAATTTCTCAGGCTCTGAAAGAATAGCCTTAGCATAAAACTTGCCCCCATTAATTTCATAACGACCCCCAGACTTAATGAAGATTCCGTACTTCTCACCCAGTTCCAGTAATCCATAGTATTTGTCAAGTCCACGCTCATCATAGAACAACCTCGTTTCGATTAGTGAATTTTCCTTTGTGAACCTAGACTTGAATGCTTTACATTTGATGATGTTTCCTACTACTTCAGTTCCATCTTTCTCCTTTGATTTAGAAAGGTAAACGATGGTTGAAGCAGCATATTTAAGACCAGATCCACCACCCATTTCTTTGGTTGGCATGTATGATCCAATCACATCATAGGTGTGGTTGGTCACGATCATCGGAATGCCCGCTGTGCCAAGCTTCAGAGACAGGATACGGAACACAGACTTGATGACCTGCGAACGGGTCATATCACGGGTCTCCTTGCCCGCAGAGGCGTCCTCAATCTCCTTGGTGGTGGCAAGCATTCCAAGAGAGTCTAGCACAAACATGAGGGGTGGGCGCTCATCCTTCTTAAGTTTCATGTACTCATCAACTACTTTGATTGACTGAGTACGAAACTCCTGCACAGTAGATACTGGGACTAGACCAACTCGCTTGGCATCAATGCCACGACTAGTCATCATATCTTTTGTGATAGCAGACTCAGTTTCAAAGTAAATTACTTCTCCATTAGGATTTTGTTGAAGGAAGTATTTAACGATTGACAGAGCAAAGAAAGTTTTTCCAGTAGATGACTCACCAGCGAGAGCTGTAATCTTGTTGTTAGGTAGCCCCCCAAAAATACTACCACTAAGGAGAGCATTAAAGATATAGCTCCCAGTGTCAACAAAGCCACCGCAATCTCCTGCGGCGACTCCATCTTCGACGATTCCTGCATACTCATTGTCCAGTTCTTTAATTACACTATTTAAGAAACTCATAATTACCTCATTAATTTTATAGGAATGCTTCTAGTGTACCACGTCTTTCGGATACCCATCCGATCGAATTTAACACAGAGTTTAGTGGTTCAAGGAAGCTCTTGGAGAATTGCATATTGTAATCAATATACTTTTCTAGGTTAAACTCTGATGGAAGTGTTTGAAAATATGAAATTACATTTTCTTGAATGGGGTTAGGAACTTTCAAGTATACAAACTTAACCTTTTCCCCTTCCTGGATATATGGATATTTGTTATTCAGTTTTTTAGTTTTTACCAGATGGTTGTACAGAATAGCACCCCGTACTTGGATTGGAGTTTTCTCTGCATATAAAGTAGAAGATCCCTTATACTTATGAAGATTGTTCAGGCTTCTTGGAAATGAAATGTCTACAACATCTTGTTTCCTCGTATCAGTTTTAACCTGATTAATGAAATTGATCAATGTATCATTATCTTTGGTTAGAATAATTTGAAATGCTTTGAACAACTTGTCCCTAAAATATGATGGTGTAGATGATCTGGCAGTTTCCAATCCCATGATTTTCATCTTGGGACTTTCATATCGTACACCTTCTGAATCCCAGACGTTGAGCATGTAACGTTTCTTCGCAGTCCAAATTCCTTTGTCTGCAATGTTCTCTCGTTTCATCTTCATCTTCTGGTCATACGCATTCACATACGTTGCCAGTTCTTGGTAGCAACTTTCAATATAAGGTTCAAGTTCCACTTTACAGATCTTATCAAGGAACCCGACAATTTTCTCAGGAGCTTCCTCTCTTCCCTTGTATATAGTTTGAACCAAAGGACCCAGATTAAGATAAATGGAATCGGTATCAGAAGCAATAACATAATCCTCCCCATCTGTTTTCAACAGTTTATTTAGATATGCATTCATTTTGTTCTCAATCCAGCGGATTGAAACTTGACCAGATAGGGTGATTGCTTCTGCATTAGTAATTAGAAAATACCTGAAGTATTCATTTCCAATCGCACCATAAGCAGAGTTTAGTGCAATCTTACGTGCCATCTGATTGTTTTCATATCGTGCGATATCTTTCAGATGCTTCTTATCTTTAGTTTCTTCATAAAGCTTTTTAGATTCAAGCATCTTTTTCTTGAAGATAACTCGGTCATCATACATCTTCTGCATAAGCTTTGGAAGAAACCCCATCTCATGGGTATCATACATTGCACCATTTGCACAGACCGATGCACACTCTAGTGAACTTGTATCTACTGATTTCTGTAGGATTTTATCTACTGTTATACCAGGGAATCGTTCAGTCAATAATGTTTCAGGAGAAATATTGTACTGCATGATCAAGTGTGGATATAGTGAGTTCAAGTCAAAACTCACCACCCAATCATGCTTACCGATTATGGGATCCTTTACATAAGCTCCTTCATATGCATAATCTTTCTTCTGGCTAATCTTTGGGGGAACTACAATGTGACCCTTCTTCAAATAATTGAAGATAATATTGTCCCAAGTTTTTACCTGAGAATATACATCTTCAAAATTCTCTTTTGCGTCATATGCCATCGTAATAGCAAGTTCAATCAGCTTCATCTTGTCATCGAGACGATCGACAAGTTCTACGTCACGAATGTTGTAATCAATAAACTTCTGCCAGTCCCTGGTATAAAATTCTTTGAAGTTTTCAAACTCAGAGTGATCGAGCTTTTGTTCTCCTAGTTCTACTTGGGCGATGTAATCTAGTCGGTAGGATTCTCTGTTTGTATAAGTAAACTTCTTGTACAGATCCAGATAGTCCAGTACAGATAGTCCTGCAATCTCATAAATGATATGAGCCCTACCCATGATCACAACTTCCCTGTTGGTGGCAACTGTCCAGGGGGAAATCGACTTCATGTGTTTGGTGGACAGTACCTTCTCCAACCTTCTCATAATGTATGGGATGTCATACAAAGTCACGTTCCACCCAGTAACCACATCAGGAGTATTTTGAACCCACCATTCAAGAAAGTTTGAAAGCATTTCTTGCTCGGTCCAAAATACTCGATATTCTACATCTAAGCGAGTGTTTTCATATTCACGGACACCCCACACAATGATTTGTTTAGTATTGATATCCTTTACAGTAATGCAGAGCATTTCTTCTGCAGCTGCCTCTACATTCGGGAACCCGTTTTCACAAGCCACCTCAATGTCTAGAGATACAATGTGCATAGAAGAGATATCAAATTTGATCTCGTCCTCTGGAAATTGATCTGCTATGTATTGATACAAAAACCTTTCATATCCATACACTGTAAAGTTGTCTACACCATCGTACTTTTTTAGAAAGTCTTTTGCTTCGTTAGTCCTAGTAAATTCAATAGGACTAACATAATCACCAGTAAGGGTTTTATACTTAGTAGGTTTTGGCGAGGGCACAAACAATGTGGGAGAAAAGGTATCTTGGAAGATTTCCTTGACTCCGTTGTTGTACCCACGATAGTGGACTACATCACGAATTAGTTGTACATTGGTGTAAAACCTCATTTAGCAATCAGTTGAGTGTATAGGGTTAGAATTTCTGGACAGGGTTCTACTATGGTCATGATTTTATCTGAATTGAGAAGAATATCTACGTCTTCTGTAAATAGAGGATACCTAACCAGTTGAGCATAATCAGTTTGAATAGTTGTAATTTCCTTTTCGTCTTTGATATTTTTTTCTTCCGTGGTCCGTAAAAATACTGCATTATCTGGAGGGAAATGTTTATCCTTATCATTGTAATCCCAATAAGTCAGGTCTAGAACTCGATATGGATTTTTCATGTATAGAGAAGGTTCTTCGTCTAGCTCCTCATATTCACAGATAATATAATCATTGTTGATAAGTTGAATCAGTTTAATATTCATGGCAGGGTCCATGGGAACAACTCTATGTAGTATAGCATACCCAGGAGCCCATGTCAAGAAAAAAGACCCGATCCCTGAAAGTTGCCAGGGTGGGTCTGTGCCGACGATATTTGGGGATTTCCCAACTCTATTTATTCTGTCAAGAGAGCTTTTTCAGTCTTGACTCCTGGAATATCCCAGGTTGTTTTCTTTTGATGATCGGGAATAATTTTTTCAATGTCTACAGATAATAGTCCATGTTCAAAATTCACAGAGGATACTCTATGTTCATCGGAGAGTTGAATCTTACGGGTGAAGGAACGTTTTGATAGACCTTGGTGTACATACTGTCTTGTAGTATCTCGTTCCTCAACTTTGCTGGCAATTGTGAGAATGTTTTGTTCTGTAAAGACTTCAATCTCTTCTGGTTTAAATCCTGCAAGAGCGACTTCAACTGTGTAGTTACTGTTGTCATGTTTGACGATGTTGTAGGGAGGATAGTTTACGTTTACCGAATTTTGCATTGAATCTAATCGGTTAAACATTTCATCCAGACCTACAGCAAGTGGAGCGTATTCGGTCCAAAATGTGTCTAGTGATTGAGTAGTGAATCTCATTGTTATTAATCTCCTTGGTAAGCGAGAGTTATTTCTAGAGACCCCGAAGGCATCTCTTCACAATTATATATATAATTATCGTCGAATGTCCAGTTCGGATTTCCGAAAATAAATACAGTATAATCAGTGTACATATTATGCTCTCTACAAATTATCGACTCAAACTAGAAGCAATTTGCAATAACATCGTGGATGGGAACGAAGTTTCATTGCAAGATATTATTTGGGCAGAGAAATTGGCACAAGCAAACAGAACTGCAGGAACTATGCTCCGCCAGGCAAGACGTAGAGCAGAAAACCCAGACATGCAAGAAGGTGATCTAGATGATTTCTTAAATCAACTTGATATTGGTGGATTTGGAAATGAACGAAAAGGAATCAGTAGATTTGATACCGTAGATGATATTGTAGATTTTTTCACCGAAGATAAACCAGAAGACTGGAGACAACGAGATTAAAACAGTATCAAATGTTACAATTATACTTGCATATATAATAATACGTTCATTCGCTATTCGCAAATAGCGAACGGAAGTAAGCCGACTCGGAACGGATCGTTCATCCTCATAGAGGACGCAAAAGCCGACTGAAGGAACGCTCTTTAGCCTAAAAATTAAGGAGAAACCTAATGTCACAAGCAACTTATCGTGGTGCCAAATACGACACCGATACACGCCAAAATCAAATTGCTTCTAACTGGCTAGCAGTAATTCGCAGTCAGATTGAAAAAGAAAATAAACTGAAAGAAGCACAACTTGTAATGGCAATGAAATAAAAAAAAGGGGCTTAAAGCCCCCTTTCTACTATTCTGGCTGTTTCTTTTTGCCAATGTTGTATTTACTTTCCAGAGTCCACTCTGGTTTGTCTTTGAATGAAAGAACTTTAATCTGACTCAGCGGTGCTGCGTCTGCTACTTGTTCAGCATTTACAATCTGTACAAGACCCCAATCCTGAAGTAGCTGAGCAATTCTATTCTTTCGTTGAACATCGTTCAAGAATAGATTGGCTCTTTTGCCATCTAATGCAAAAAGCTCTTTAAAGTGTACAATATAATATCTACCTTGCTTATGAAGAATATGGCAAGATTGATATAGCTTCTTTTCTTTTCGTGATGCAACTCCAATACGAGTTAGAGTTTCCCTGACTTTTAGAAAGTCATCTGGCTCATTTAGAGTTACTTCAACCATTTGATCTGGTGACCAACTCACTTCACTATCAACGTTCATTTTTTCCTCCACGATTCAATCTCGTTCTGATAAATTCAATTTGTTCGTCTGTTAATATTTTCAAGGCAACCTTAGCCTTTTCATCACTATAGCCATAATATTCTTTAATGCATTCCAATGAATCTAATTTCTCTTTCTTTAACCAAGGAGAGAAACGTTTCTTTGGTCTGATAATATTTATATAAAAATCATATTGAAGTTTCTTGTCAATATGAGAATTTAAATTCATCTCATTAGCAAGAAGAATAGTATCAATAAAACCAGAATAGCACCTATTAACAATGTATGGAAGATACTTGGACTCCGCCTCTGCGTCGGAGTCGATCAAGTTCTGTTTAGTGGTATTGATTGAATTTAGATAGTCTTTGAGATCGTACATTATTTAAATTTACAGTCACACATAATTTCAGTGAAGCAAGCAAGAGTATTGATCTCTTGATCAGCAACAAATGCTGATTGATACTGATACTTAGCAAGAATCAATACTGCTTGAGGAATCGACCCAGCATCCAAACACTCGTACATAGTATTGTAGATCTTTCGGATAATAGAATTCACATCATTATCAAGATTCTCCACAACCCACTTACGAACCTCTTTGAAGTTCTTTTCCTTTAGAGAATTTACAAGATTCTTCAGGTTGATATCGCTAACCGAAGCCAGAACTCCAATATCAATAATTCCAGAAGATGCATATCGTTGGAGTTCATTGAGAACCCTACGCCAATCAGGAAAGAATTTATTGATTACTTCTGCAACAACCTTTTCATCATATTGGACATTCTCTTCCTCAAGAATAGTCCGGATACGGTTGAAGAATTGTCCTGCAACTCTTGGCTTGTCCTTCCCTGTGATACCGAAATCGAAGACGGCACACCTAGATTGTAGCGGTTCAATGATTTTATTCTTGTAGTTGCAGGTGAAGATGAATCTGCAGTTGCTATGAAACGTCTCAATATTAGCCCGTAGGAGGAGTTGAACGTCGTTGGTTGTGTTATCTGCCTCGTCAATGATGATGACTTTTGGTTTACCATTTCCTTGAAGTGAGACGGTCGATGCAAAGTTTTTTGCTTGGTTCCGTACCGTGTCCAGAAATCGTCCTTCATCAGATCCGTTGATGACATAAAAATCTACTCCTAGTTCATTGCATAGTGCCTTGGCGATGGTGGTCTTACCAATGCCTGGAGGACCACACAAAAGTAGATTAGGGATTTCTCCCTTCTCTACAAAATTTTGAAATGTATCCTTTACATTTTTTGGAAGAATACAGTCACTTACTTTTTGTGGACGATACTTTTCAACCCACAGAAAATCATTACGAATCATTTAATCAACCTCCAAAAGTAGAATCTGGTTCAAGGGCAATCCAATATTGAAGATTGTATTTGGAACTAATAAACTGAGATACATTCTGCGGAGACACTAAGACTTTGTACACATCAGGAATGATCTTGATATTTTCAATTTTAAAGTTGAAGACAAATTGATTATCAGTCTCACCAACTTTAGCTGAGAAACTATTTGATGTGTCGTTGTCTTTGTTGCGAACTACAAGATTGATTTCTCCATCTTCACTAATTAGAGATAGATCTTTTAGCTGATACACGCTCGCAGCTTTTAAAAGCGAAGAAAGAACCTCTTCTCCAAGTTCAAACTCTACATTTTCCCCATCCATTGGAATTTGCTTGTCAGATGGGCTGGCAATCAGATTCGGATCTGAAAAGAAATACTTTACCTTTGAACGACCACTTTTAATAGTCAAATAACTAGGGTTGTCAAATACAAATTCAGGATCCTTAAACAAAGTAAGTCCACCAAGGAATTCGTTCAAGTCATACAGAGCAAAATTCTGCTCAAAGGTTTCAGTGCAAGTATACTCTGCAAGAATATTTTTTACTGGAGAAACAGTACGAATAACACTACCCGATTTCACGACAAGTGAAGAGTTGATGGTAGAGAAATTCTTTAGAACATTCAGTGTTTCGTTAGAAATTTTCATACAGATTTGAACTCCTGGAGACCGTTATTGGTACGTGAATAATGCTTGTCAAAATGAAGCAGAAGCATAGCGTAGTGAATGACTTTCATTAGATCACGTTTGTTGTGACCATCTTTATCACCATAGCGTGAGCCGTACTTCAGGATATTGGCTTGACAGAAGTCTTGAGCCAATCCTTTGGCTGCCATAAGATCAATAGTCTGAACATCACGATAATCTTCATCGTGACCACAGTAATGGCTTCCATAAGTACTTACTACATACTCCTCAATATCCTTGAAGATTCTGTCTTCGTTGTACTTCCATTGCATAATTAAAATCTCCGAATAAAAAATGGGGAGAGAACTCCCCTAGTATACATCAATCAGATAGAGCTGTCAAGTGCTTCTTGATCTACCACACTTTCCTCAGTGGTATCTAGAGCAGAAGCATCAATGTTCTTGTAGAGATCTAGGAAGGAACTCTTGGTGTCATCATCAAAACGATTGATACAAACATTGATAGCCTTCTTGCGATTCTTAAAGATAGCAAATGACTGAACGATATGAACCAGACGACGAGTGGTGATGATTTCATCTACGCCACCATCATAGAAGGTCTTACGAATAGTATCTGCCCAGACAATCAGCTTGTCAACAAACTCTTCATCAACAACTTCAAAAGAGTTCATCAGGTTCATGAGAATCTTTTTCTCAGTCGCCATAGAAGGATAAGGTTGCTCAAACGTGATGGGGAAACGCTCAAGGAATGCTTCGTTCATCACGTTGGTGCCAATGAAACGACCATCATCAGAACCTTTACCTTTGGTGTTGGCAGTGGCGATGACGTTGAAGCCAGCAGTGGGAGTTACATACTGGTTGATCTTCTTTAGAAAAACACCCTTACCTTCTAGCACAGACTGTAGACACATGATCTTGTTAGAAGCAAGGTCGATCTCATCAAGCAGAAGGACTGCACCACGCTTCAGGGCATTGACTACAGGACCATCATGCCATACGGTTTCCCCATCAACAAGTCGGAAGCCACCCAGCAGATCATCCTCATCGGTCTCAATAGTGATGTTGACACGAATCAGTTCACGCTTCAGGTGAGCACAAGCTTGCTCCACGCTGACAGTTTTACCGTTACCAGAAAGACCAGTGATGAAAACAGGATAGAACATCCCAGACTTGACAATTCGCTTCACATCACTGAAGTTGCCAAACGAGACATAGTTTTTGTCTTTCTGGGGAATGAAGCTAACTACAGGTGTAGCAGGAGTTGCAGACATAGAATTAAAGGTCTTTTCAAGTTGTTCAGTTACAGTCAAATTCCAGACTCCACGACCAGATTTGTTAGGTTCAAGTGTCTTGCAAATAGTTGCAAGGGAAGTGTTTGAGTTTGCAGCATATTCAATCAGTTGTTGGCGAGTCACAGTTTCGCCGTAAAGAGCAGTCAGGTTTTGAACAAGCTGATCAATCATTTGAGTCATAATGAAGTTACCTCGTTTGGTATGAAAGTAGTATAGGGCAAAAGGAGTGGGGTGTCAAGCGATTTGCTCGATGAATTTCGATAAGATGATCTTATTGAAAGCCTTCTTACTCATTTGAGTTTTGAATGCGGTCAACGGATTTGCTGGGATTGCAGGGGCAATGTCTGTGGGAGTACTATTGCCGATCTCAATAAAGTAGAGTTCGTTGTACCCCAAAGAAGTTGCAGTAAATGACCTAGTTTTTGCCCACTCGGAAGATACTGCAGTCCAATTTGAAAACTCATCTTTTAGATATCGAGCAACAAAAGACTTGGCACCATAGAAATCAATAAGTCGGAATCCTACAGCATTTGATCCAGTGATTTGACGATAGTAATCTACAAATGCACTGGTAATTCCCATACTTCCATTTTTACTGATATTCATCATAGTAATTTTGTTTTTCTTGTCCTGAAGACATAGAATTTCATTTGCACTTAGCCAACCAGAATGAACAATGTTCGTATTACCATAAGTTGAACGATTGTATGCAACTGAGTTAGATTCCCCATCAGTCAAGAAAACTGTGTTAACTTTATCTACTTTATAAGTTTTCTTGAATTTATCAAACACATCAATCGCTGCAAATACGCATTCATTCAAAGGAGTGCTACCTAGATCATAATGAGTATACTCAGTAGTTAGATATGATTGCAGATCTAGAGCATGTGCAAGTTTCCAGAGATTCTTCATCTGACTATCCAGTTGAGCAGTATTCATTTTACTGCTCAGCAAATTCACAAGAAGGAAATCATTATTGATAAAAATTTGATTTTCCTTTACGGATAATTTCTTACTGCGAGATATTTGATTATAATTCTTTGCGGTATTCCTGTCATTGAAGGAATACACTTCAAAGGGAATCTGTACTTTTTTGCAGAACTGAATCAGATTGAACAGTTGCTTGATAGTACCTACTAGGTTTCCTTGCATGGAACCAGACCAGTCAAGATACATGATTAGACCATGAGACTTACCTTTAGGAACTACAGTTACCTTCTTGAAGATATCATCATTCCACTTATAGGAATGCATTTTGTTGGTATCAAGAACACCAGTTCCAGCGGTAGCAGACCGATTGTATTCAGTTGCTCGCTTTTTCATTTCAAATTCTTTAATCAGATATGATACAGACTTCTTACAATCATCCTTGTAATTTTTATAGTTACTCTCTGCTCTATCAAACATGCTCTTGTAATAACTTTTGCTTTTATACCCAGACTGATTAGCATAATCAATCATGCTTGTGAAAATCTTAGGAAGATCTTTGACACATTCTTTCCAGGGAAGAAGATGATTATCAATATCAATAGATGGTGGAGTCAGATAGATGTAGGTGTCGCCAGTAAGACTAGCAAGTTGTTGTTGATTTTTAGACCATGCCTTATCTGTATCAGAAGTAAAATCTGCTTGCTTCCCAGAGTTGTTGGAAGAAGATGGAGTAGATTCCTTAGGAGTAGATTCCTTAGGAGCATCTTCTTTATTATCGCAATCAGATTGAGCAGAAGTCTGATTCTCACTATCACTTACGTTACTTTCAGAACTTTGATTCTCCTGAGATTCAGACTGTTCTCCTTCACCTTCAAGTGAGTTTCCTGTGGCAGAAGACAGTTGAAGTTCAACTTGTTTTTCAGTATGCTCTACTAGTTCTTTTACAATATTTACTACATCTTCAAAGGTTTCTGCATTGGCAATTTTACCAATAAATACCTGCTCTTCTGGAGTAAAGTTAATAAACACTCCAGCATGGACGTTGCCAAGTTTGAAGTGGAGATTGATTTTATCAATAAACTTCAGTTCATTAACATCAATAGAATCAATCTCAAAGAAGTCCTGATCATTCAGTTCTGAGTATCCACGATAAAATGAACGAGCAAGACCAGGATACTTACGCTTCATCAACTTCTCGATGCGAGCATCCTCAACCACATTCAGATATCCCTGAGGAAGATTTAGATCACTACCATATAGATCTGGAGTATAGATGGCATGACCAACTTCATGACCAACAAGAAGGTCATATACATCGTTAGAAGTACCTTCCCAAATAGGAAGAGTCAGCACACGATTGTGAGTATCGAAGCTTGCAGTGGGAACAGAACGATGTTCAACAGTAAGGTTTTCTGTTGCCAAAAGTTTAGCAAGAATACTCTTGGACTGTTTGATGTCGGACATAGGTGCCTCAATTCAGTCCTCATATAGTAACAGGTCCACCCCACCATGTCAATGGGATGGACCATAAGGATTGCTTATAGCTCTTTTACTTTACTGAAATTCTTGACTTTTTCAAATTGAAGAACTTTCTCAAACTTATCATGTAGCATGTCACCTTTATGAGAGATTACAAATACATTTGTATCACTATCAATTCCACGAAGTATCTTTAGAAAATCTTCAGTGCCAGATGTATCTAGAGAACTATCAAACACTTCGTCTAGGATAAGTAAATTTGTGCTTGCTGAATTCTTTAGTTTAGCAACTGCCCTCCATGTAAACATCAAGGCTAAGTCAATTCTCATTTTCTCGCCTTCTGAGAATGAAGTGTAACTAAATTCATCCCTAAATCTAGATTTGATAGTTTCTTCAAAGTTCTCATCGAGATTGAAGTTTACATAGAAGTCCATCAACTGAAGATACTTGTTAATGAGTTGATTCATCACTGGTAGATATTTCTTGATGATCTTGGATTTAATTCCAGTATCTTTCAATAAAGTTGAGACAATTTCATAATAGGTTTTATTATTCTTCATCTTGTCCACTTGCTTCTTTAATACTACTCCCTCAGAAGCAAGTGTGGTTAGCTTTTGCTTTTCAGTTGCAATGTCTTTGTCGGTTTCATTGATTTTTTGAATTTCATCATTTAATGCATCAATAAACTTCTGAAGACTTTTGCAGTTGTAATTTTGAGAAGCAATCTTTACATTTAAATCATTTATATCTGTCAAGATCTCTTGAGATTTATCAATAATAATTTGAGATTCTTTAATCTTGGTTTCGACTTCTTGAATTGCAGATTCAAGTTTTTCAATCTCAGTGTTGCATTTTGAGATATGAGTTTTCTTAACTTCTTCTGTCAAATCTTGCTGACAAGTTGGGCATACATCATTCTCATTATAAAACTGGATATTGGTAGTATAATCAGATAGTTTAGTTGAGAATTTAGTCTTATATTTTTCTAGATCTTTGATATTAATTTTTGGAAGGGATGAGAGTTCTTGCTGTTTTACTTCTAGCTCTTGGCAAAGTTTATCGTAGGTCTCATTGCAATCTTTAATTTGCACTTCGTAATCTAGTATTTGAGATTTTTTATCATCAATATTTTTCTGAGACTGACTGGTAATATAATCAATGTGATCCTTTTGCATTCCAACCTTTTCTTTTAAAAACTGAATCTCAGTCTCAAAAGTTTTGATGTTATCATTATTGGTTTTAATTCGATCTTTTAGAATGACATTCATTGTCGAGAAGATACGAATGTCTAGAAGATCTTCAATAATTTCTCTACGATGCGCTGCAGGAAGTTGCATGAAAGGAACAAAGGTGCTGGATCCCAAAATTACAATCTGAGTAAATGATTTGTAATTTAGCTTTAGGATGTTTTGCTCCAGATACTTTTGCTGATCGGAGGCAGCCGCAACTTGATCTAGAAGTTTACCATCAATCCAAATCTCAAAGATGTTTGGTTTCAGTCCACGAATAATACGGTATTCTTTTGATCCTATATTGAACTCTAGGTCTACTTTACAGTCCTTCTCATTTATAGAGTTAATTAACTGGTTTTTATTGACCTTGCGAAAGGACTTGTTGAACAGTGCAAATATGATTGCCTCAATGACTGTACTTTTACCAGCACCGTTAGATCCAATTATGAGTGTAGTATTGGAATCATTTAGATTGACAGTGATCGGAGTATTACCAACTGCAAGAAAATTAGAGTATGTTACAGTCTTAAATAAAATCATAGGAAATGGTATCAGGAGGAATTACAAAATCATCAGGGGTTATAACACAGTAATTATATCCAAAACTCTCACAAGCAGTCACGGCATCTTCTTCCTCGATCTCAACTAATTGTAATTCAGGGAATCCGTCTGCTTCTAAAAGACCAACATATCGAAGTGCATCGTCTTCGTCAACAAACATTTGTAAAACTTTACTTCCGTCAGAAGTTTCTACTGCGTATGCACCTTCTTCCTTTTTGTCTTTGAGAGTTAGTATGTACATTACTGAATTTCAGAAGCTTCCAGGTAAATAGATTTTATGATAGATTTCAATTGAGATTTATCATAATTATTTTTCATATCTTCTATATATCTCTGCAAAGTGGTTAGGGTATCTTCATGTTCAGTAACTTCTTGATCATCTTGATCAGAAAATACTTGAGTATCTTCAATAATTTTTAGATCATGAACTCCAATAGTATAGAATTTCTCAATTACTTTATCGAAGGTATATAAGTCATTTTTATTTTCTACGATAACTTTAACGTAGCTATCGGCATATTCTGATAGATCTGCTTTGGTATAATCATTCTTCGCATCATCATAATAAAACTTCTTGAACATTCTAAATGGATTACGAATGAATTCAAGTTTCCTGGAATCTAAATCATAAAGATGGAACCCACGTTCTTCATTGTAATCACTCCATGTCATTTCATATGGATTGCCAAGATAATAGATGTTATCACTTCTTGATTTGTGATGAAAATGCCCAGAATAAACTCGTTTAAATTTAGAAAAGATGTCTCTGTCTAATCCACCTTCAAACATATGTCCTGGGTGAGCTTCAAATCCATTGATTTCCAAATGACCCATCAATACTTCTGATTTTGTATTCTCTAGGTGATTCATCACTTTGAATTGATTCTCAGAGTTAATCCAGGGAATCATTGTAATGGTGTTTCCTAAAACATCAATATCACAAATTTCATCATAAATTGTAATATTATCATAGCAATCAAGAAGAAGAGTTGGAGTATTTACTCTGTTAGTGTTCTTATAGTATGCAGTGTGGTTACCCACAATCATATGAATTTGAACACCCATCTCCTGAAGTCGATCATAATAGTTTTTCTTGATCCTATCCCATGCAAGAAAATCTATTTGTTTTCTGTTATCAAATGTATCTCCAAGATCAAAAAGAATTTTGATATTATTCTTTTCTAGCGTGGGGAAAAATACTTCATTGTAGAACTTTAGAAAGAAGTCCCAGAATGCCTGAGATCCTTTTCTTCCGTCAAGATGTTGATCAGTAATAATGGCACTATTCATCGGTTGTTGCGATACTCCAAGTTTTCCTTAATGCTATTCATGTCTGACATATTATATCCCATGATACTGCTATCTGCAGCAAATACTTCATCAAACCCAGATCGTTCTAGAAGTTTAGTTTTAATTTCTAATTGCTTCTTTTCTTTTTGAATACGACGAAGGAATGCAAAGTAGATAATCTGAGTGAAGTATGCAAAAGGATTAGTAGACTTTTCTGGATCAAAGTTATCAATATACTGAAGGCAGTTTTCAATGCCATCACAAATCATATCATCCTTGAACATGTAATTAACAAAGTTAGGTCGATATGATAGGTGAGTAGCAATCTTTAAAAAGCATTCACCAATATAGTTTGGGACCTTTGGTTTGTCTCTACCTTCTTCTTTAGATAGTTTAACTTCCTTTCGGTAAACCATCAAAGCATCAAGAAAATCTTTGTTATTTACGTAATGTTCTTTTTTCTTCATTCAAGGTTTTTATTTCAAGTGTACTAAGCGTAACACATTCCTAGCATCTTGTCAAGAGGAGAGGGGGGGGGGTTGACAAGACTGCTGAAAGTGTGTATAATAACTCTGTCAGGGTTCAGAACTTTACTTTAAGTACTTAGAGTTCTTTAAGAGTCTATATTCAGTTTAAATGATTTTTCTAGAAGCTTCCTTGCTTCTTCAATCTTATTCTTGAATCCTAGTTCTTTATCTAGTGATACCTTATTGTTGTTATCTTGATTTAGATATTTCTTTAAAGTACTACGATACAAAATTAATATTTTATTATCTGCTTCTCCTACAGTAAATACTTTATTCTTTTCAATAAAAAATATATCTTCTTTGGAGAACTTAATCCAGGGTCTCATATCAACTTTGTACATCTCTCCAGCAGGAGTTGATATTTGTTCTACAGTTATTTCAAATGGATTTTCTATAACAAATCCATCTTCCTCTTCACATACAACTACATTACCAACTAACTCTGCTCCGTCAATTAATTTAATTATTCCATAAAATTCAGTCATGTTCCTTCCTTTTAAAATTTACTGGAATTATCTCGTACTCAAAGTTTTCTTCTGAGTAAGTTTTAATTCTTTCTACTAAGTGATTTAAGGTATAATTCTTTTTATCTCCTTTGGAGAAATCATCTGCAATATCAAATAGCTTTGCTTTTGATTTATTGTCTCCTTTTCTCAATACTCTTCCGATTGATTGGAGGTTTCTGATTCTTGATTTACTAGGGGAAGCAAAGATAACATTATGCAGATTTCTAATGTTAATACCAGTAGAAAAAGTGCCGTAAGAAGCAATGATGATAGCATTAGACTCTTCTTCTGTTAGTTTTCTGATTAATTCTCTTTCTTCAGTATCAACTCCACCATATACGAAAAATACTTTTCGCTCATGGCCTACATCACTATTTATTATTTCGTGAAGTATCTTGCCATGTTTTTCTACCATAGCAAATAATATCAAAGTATTACCCTCTTGATTGATAGCTAATTTTTTGATATAGTTGTTTCTCTTTTCAGATCTACAAATATAATCTAGTTCTTCTTGATATGATTCAAAGCTAGATTCTCCATGCTGAAGCAACAGGATATTGATTTTGAGGTTTGAGAGGTAGCCCTTGTCTATCAGTTTTTTGGTCTTAATAACCTTGTTAACAGGACCGAATAACCCCTCTAATACGAGTTGATTTGTGTTGGACCCATCCAGAGTACCTGTGAAGCCAATTCTATGCTTACAATTATGCAGTTTTTCCATAATCGTAATCAGAGACTTGGCTTTGAACTGGTGAGCCTCATCTCCAATAACAACATCATATTTTTCAAAGAAAGTTTTGGGCAACTTGTAGATTGATTGCCAAGTAGTAATAGTTACTGGATTAGTGCTGTGTTTAGATTTTCCAGCATAAATTTTGTGAACTTCTTCACCCCAACCATAATCTTGAAAATCTTTTGATAGCTGTTCTACCAGAGATGTAGTAGGAGTAATAATAAGTACATTCAAATTTCTGTCAATATAATATCTAACAATAGCATAGATCATCAATGATTTACCAGAAGCAGTTGGGGATAGTAATAGTTTCCTATTATTTTTGATTGCTTCGTAGATTGCCTTGTATTGATAATCTCTAACTGTGAATGGAATGTTTAAAGATTTAATGTAATCTACAAGACCTTCTGGAGTGATGTTGTGATTTGAATCTTTTGGTAGGCCATAAAATTTATTGTCTTGATCTAGATATGTGTACTTTCTAACACACAACCATTCAGTTAGATAATCATAAAGTCCCACATAAATTTTTCCTTCATGGGGACTGAATAATCTAATTTTTCCATCCCACATTCTGTTTTTAAATTGTGGCATGAATTTTGCATTGGGCACATCAAATGTAAAGTATTCAGCTAACTCATATTTAATATGTGGTTCGCACTCTACAGTCAAATATACTTCGTTTTTCTTCTGAATAATAACATCAGCCATTAAATACTTCCTTGCATAAATTTCTGCCAGTCAATGCTATTTTTGATTTGAAATCCTCTAGTACTAATATTACTTAGAATGCTTTCTAATAAAAATATCATCTCCTTATAATAATTTAGTTTATTTAAAGCTGACTGAATTTCTTCATCAGCTTCAATATAAAGCTGAACATCTTGTTTGAGAATTTTTAGATCAAACGGCTTTTCTTTATATACTTGAACGTCTGACTTTCCAGTATAATACTCAAACTTTTCTCTGAGCAGTCTTTTATATTCTTGTTCCTTTTTAATTTTAAATAGTCTTACGTCAGACAGCCAGTTTAAATACTTGCTATGAAGTTGTGGAATTTTAATAGATTCATGATCAAGTAGGTCTTCATCCATCTTGGAATCTTGAGCCCAGTGATCTTTAATAAAGTCAATATCAATCATAGTTTCTTGTCATTAATGTTGTAGATATCGTATATAGTATACTTGAACCCGACATCAACTGTAAAATATTGGACATCAGTAGCGGTAGATTGGAATGTCAATCCCCCAATGTTAGTTGGAAACAAATCTTTAAATACAATTTTAAATTTCTTTCTGAAGTTAGAATCTAAAACAAACAATACCCCATCACTATAAGTTTTATCTTCTAAATCGTCTCCTGGAAGTTCTGCAATATCTCCACCAGAATAAGGATGACCTAATTTTCTAACCCAATTATGCATAGTAATATAGTTGGTCATATTTTCATCAACTATAAATTGAATATTTAAATCATCAAAAGATATTTCATCTCCAGGATGAGGAATAGCATTAAATCTAGTTGATTGGGTTGCAACAGAAAGTGATATTCCAGGAACAGTTGCAGACTGACAAAAGAAAGATACTTTTGGATATTTAATTAGTTGAAATTGAAAACCAATACCTGTTAAAAAATTAGCTGGACATGCAGAATTGGCTATAAAATTAGCTGACATATCTTTTTATTTTTATTTAGATAAAAAAAGAGCCCCTTTCGGGGCTCCTGAAGTATGTGAACTATAACTCACATTAGGTTGATAACTCTGGTTCTTCTGTAGTAAACGTTATCGTTTGCTTGGAGAGCGCCAGAACGCTGGGTAAGACCACCTGCGAATGGGTTTGCAACCATGCCGTAACGGGTCTTGAAGCCAATCTTAGGCTGGAAGGTGTCCTGACCGATGGAACGAACCATTTGGAGAGGAACGTATGGGCAGTAGAAGAGACCTGCATCGTATGCATTGGTTCCCTTATAACCCATCACATAGTAGTGATCGTTAGAGATGTTTGCTGAATAAGGATCAACATAAACCTTGATACGACCATTGATTGTACCAGCTAGAGTTGATACGGTGTCGTCTGGGGTATCGTTAGGATTGAGTAGTGGGGTGTAATCCATTACCTTAGCTGCAGCTAGAGCACTTGCAACGTCTGCTGAACAGACGATGAAGTTGCCCTTTCCACGACGAGTCTCATGACCGATTGCGTTTGCATCACGCTCGATCTGGAATAGTAGACCCTTGAACTTCTCAACTGACCAACGACCATTGGAGTCAACGTCGAGGTCAAAAGTACCAGCGTTAGCTACGTTGTTCTGAGCACCAGGCTTAGCGGTTACGTAGATGGTACGTACAACTTCACGGTTGATTTCAGTTAGAATCTCTGAGCTTAGGATGTTAGCAAGCTCAGTCTCAGCATCAAGACCATGAATAGCCTTGAGGTCTTGTGCTAGTTCTAGGGTGTACTCAGCTTTTAGAGCACGGCTCTTTGCTGTTACAGTTACCTTCTCGATTGAGAAGCTCATTTCACGGAACTCTGAACCAGACTCACCTAGAGCTTCAGCAGCGTTGGTGTTCATACCACCAACGTAACCATAATCACCAGGAGAAGCAGCGTTTAGTACGCCTGGGTTGGTTGCAGTTTCGCCAGTTGCAGCAGAGTATGCACCACCAGCAGCAGAGAAACCAGAAGGAACTTCGTTGAAGAAGGTCTCGTTGTCGAATACGTTTGGAGTAGCACCGTTACCGTTACGGTCAGTACCACGATGAGCACGCATTGCGAAGATTAGTCCAGTAGGACCGCTCATTGGCTGAACACCGCAAATGTCATAAGCAATTAGCTTAGGCATTGAACGGCGAATGAGGCTGATTAGAACTGGATCGAAACCAGCAACAGGACCGCCAGCGGCTGCGCCACCTGAGAAGCCATGTGCGCCTGTACCAGCACCACCTGCAGTGAATGAACCAGTGCTGTTAACAGCAACTTCTGAAAGAACTCCACGCTCTTCACGGAGAAATGATTCTTGGTTCTCAAGGAGAACTGCGGTTACTGCCTTACGATATCTATCTGTAATTGGATTTAGATCGTTATGCTCCAGGATAGGAGCCCATTTTCTTTGTAGCTGTTCTGAATTAAACATCGGGGTTAAACTCCTTGGTTGTTAAATTTATTGTTAGGAATCTATTAATATTTATAAAAATCTAGACTATCACTGAGCCCATCTGGAAACAGCATTTACATATGCTGCCATTGGTCCCTCATAGAAGTCTTGATTCTTTTCAACGAGGTCTTCCACATAATTGGACTGAACTCTTGGGAAATAGTTTTCCTTAATAGTTTCAATCTTGTCACGGAAAGATTCTTCACTAATAAACTCAACACCTTCTGAAAGGTTGAACAGTTTTTCTTTCTGTGTTTCTGCTAGACCTTCGGATACTTCTGCAATAATTCCATGTTTAATATAGGATCCGATTTCTTGGTTTAGCTCAACATTGACTTCAATCTGTTCGTTGAGTTTTTCCTCCATCTCATCTAGTCTAGCTGCCATTTCGGCAACTACATCTTGTTGCTCTTCTGGGAGATCAATATTGTTCTCTAGGAAGAGATTTGCAAGACCTTGCATTAGATTTTCAGCAATCTCGGTCTTGATGCCATTGTCAACGGAAAGCTGATTCTCGGCAATCCATTGCTCAGCAACATAATCAAGGTGAGCGTCTACACGAGTCTCTAGGGACTCAGCGATCTCTTCGATTTCCTCGATTAGACGCTGTTCGTATAGTGCCTCAAACTTTTGAACTTCTTCAACTACTTTAGCTTTGACTGCAGCTTCAAAAATTGTTGCAGCCTTTTGCATGAAGTGTTCGGAGAGTTCTTCTCCGTGGAAGAGAGCATTGAGATCATCGGTTACATCGATGTCGATCTCTTCTGCCTTCATTTTAGTCTTTGACTTCTTAGAAGACTTTTCCCCATCTTCTTTATTGTTATACTCATCATCCTCACACTCACCTTCGGCAAGTAGATCTTCATCATCTAGATCCTCTTCTTCTCTCATTCCTGATTGGCCAGGAGCTGAGCCTTGAAGACGAGCCATACCATCTGGTGACTTTGCACCAGCATTTACTTTAGAAGATGACTTACTCATTCTTGAAGAAGCCTTTTTACCAATTTCATCACCTTCTGGTTTAGTGGTGGATGATCCACCTAGTTCTTCTGGTGATGCACCCTGGCCAGGAGTGCTGTGTTGTAATCTTTCCATACGGTCTCCTGGTTTGGCGTGAGCAGTGACAACGTTTCCTTCTTCTAGAAATTCGTCAAATTCTGTATTTAATACATTGGACATCGAAAAAACCCTCTAGAAATATGTGATATTTTCTACTATTATTTATGAAATTTTGATATTACGAAGAAAACTTTCAAAAACTTGTAGTTTTCTTTCGGTTAAACTATTAGAAGAAGCGTTATTAATTGCTCGTCTATAGCTATTGATTACTTTTTCTTCTAGCATTCCATTGTTCCAAATCCATTCTCTACCTTCCATAATGCCTTGCACGAAAGCATCTGGGGCAGAAGGATCTGCAACGATATCGGCAGCAGTAGATAACATGAAGTCATCTTTAACTACATTAACACCGTTTCTTTCCTCAATCGATCCAATGCCTCTTGAGGAAACTCCGAGTGTAACGCCAGACTCAAGAAGAGACTTAGCAATTTTACCCATAGGGGTTTCTAGAATTTGAGCTTTACCAATAAAATTAGTCCCTTCTGCACAAAGAGAAACAATCTTATGAGATACTCTATCTAGATTGATGGTTGGACTATCTGGATGACCAAGTTCACCGAGAGCACGACCCTTGGCAACATAATTCTCATTATATGCACCCACTTCTCTATTGAGAGTTTCCATTGGATACATACGGCCATTGCGGTTTTTTAATTCCGCTTGAAGAAATACTCCTTCAATATATAGGTTCTTTTTACCACCTCGTTCTTCGGTGATAACTCTAATATCTTCGATAGTTTCTGTGATTAGTTTCATTGTTCGTACTCGTCTTCTGGTACTTGGTCGTCGTCATCCTCATCGTCATATTCGTCTACAGATTCACCTTCTTCATAATAATCATCTTCATCCTCATAGTTTCCTGATGCAAACATATTCTGAGCAAGCTCAACTTGTCTCATGCCGATTTTCTCAGAAGCTATTCCATATAGAGCATCGTAAATTTTTTCATTTGCATTTAGATTGTTTCTAGCAATAATGCTATCTACAATTTCTTGTGACAAAGACATAAAAACCTCAATAATGTATAAAAATTACAATAACTATTTATTAAAATTTACCTTTTCCGTAATCCGAAGGAGAGATGTAATTTTTAAATTCTGCATCAAGTCCTCCAGCTGATGCTCCGCCTCCAGCAGGACCAGCTTCACCAGATGCTGCTTGATCAGTTGGCATAGGTTGCTCTTGGCCTGGAGGTAGTGCTCCACCTCCCATGCCTTGATCCATCATCATTGCATTGGGATCTTGAATAATTCCAAGTTCTTTTTCTTTCTCAATCTGCATATCAATTTCTTCAATCTCATCATCAGTTTGCTTGAGAATTTGTCTGCGAACATATTCAACAGAAAAATATTTACCAAGGTATGGTTCTACTTGATTGACAATGTTAAGGCGATCATTGAGAAGTTCAGTATTTTTAAGTTCAGTAAAATGATTATCAAAGATATAATCATACTGAATATATTCTTTCATTTCTTCCCAGTCATCTGTAGTAATAATTCCTTTTAGAATTAACTGAGTTCTGAGTAGATCATGGAATAGTTCACTGAAACGTTTACGAAGTCTACCAACAAACTTAGCAAACTTAAGTTCATCTCTAGTGATTTCGTTAGTTCTACCAATGGTAAATGAACTTTCTTGCTCTAGTCTTGAGAGGGGAATATTTAGGGACTTATAAAGTTTCTTCTGGAAATACTTGACATCTTCAAGTTCTCCGAGATTCTGTCCACCTGGAAGTGTGGTAATTTCTGTACCACGACCACCTTCACGACGAGGTAGCCAGAAATCTTCAAGCATACTCATATGCTTTCTATCATCTCTGATTTCACCAGTCGCAGAATCATATACAACTTTATTTCTATATCTACCCATAACTTCACGTAGGTATTGCTCAGCTTTAATCTTTGGGAGATTGCCTACATCAATATAGAAAATACGACGTTCTGGAGCACGAGATAGTCTGTAGATAACGAGACTATCTTCAATCATTCTTAGCTGGTTTACAGACTTAATAGCTTTGTAGAGATAGCTAAGAACCATATTTCTGTTATGGTCAAACAGTCCAGATGTTACGTATGTAACGGCATCGTTTGAAATTTTGATACCATTAGCATCTGAACCTTTATATCCTCGTGGGAAATAAATGTAGTATTCAATAAACTCACCATAGTCATATTTTTGACCTTCCATGGTGGTTAGAGAATCTACATTCTTCTGCCTTTTAATTTCTCTAACTCTTTTAATTTTAAGCGAATCAATATATCTTAATTCCTTGATGCCTTCCTTTGGCTTATCAAAGTCAATAATTTTATGGTAATATAATCTTCCATCAATATACCAACGACGGAAAATATTATGACACTTTTTATCAAAGCTTAGTAGTCTTAAAATATTACTAAATTCTTCTTTGATTGATTTTTTAATTTTATCACTTGCCTCTAAAGTAGATAACTCTACTGCTACCGGAGCATAATCCAAATCACTACTAATAGCTTCATTGATAATATCATCAATGGCGCTATCAATTTCTGGGTGAAGTGCAATTTCTCTATATTTTCTAACCAGCTCAAATTCATTATTATGCTGACCGACACCATCTAGGTCTAGGTACTGACCAAAATAGGCACCTGCAGCTACAACTGAGGTGCCATCATCATCATTAGGAGGCGCTGGTGAAAACGCCTTTGCTGGTTTCTTCCTTCTGTCTTCAATAGAGAAACCAAATAGTTGCGTCATAATAATCCTAAAACTCTTTTATGTATTTAGTATCAAATTCTATCCTTAGTTACTTCAAAGAAGTTATACTGGAATTCTACAGTGAACTCTTCAATTTGGTCATTTGCTTCAAAGGATAGATCGATTGAAGAAATTGCAGATGGCCATGCATCATAGAATCTATACGCACGAACTGTGTCTAGATTATCTGTTCCTGCTGTAGTTGAATCTGGTCCTCTAGTTGGTGTTATGCCATCTCTGCTTAGTTGATATACTGTCATATCAACACAGTAAGATGCGCCACCATTTGCACCATATCCTAGCTGAGATACGTTTTCAGTTAGGGCATTAATTCCTCTTGACCATGTTTCAAATGCTTTACGAATTTCAAAATTTCCATCATTTACTACTGTAACTGACCATGGTTCAAAAGTTCTGTCTCCAGCAACTTTCAACATTCGTCCACGGAAAGGAACTTCAATAGTTCCAATATTTGATGCTGGAATTTGTGCAGTTTTTACAAGAAATTCAGCTTGGGCGGTTAAGTTTGGAGATGAAGATCCAGTGTTACCAACATCTATAACTTGCCCTAAGTCAGATGGAAAATTTAATCTAACCAAAAATAGATTAGGTCTTGCACCACCCTTCTTTAAATATGATTTGAAATCTGAAATACTCTTAGCCATTGTTTTCTCCTAGATGGTTTACGAAAGAATAATTACTGAGTTAGTTCGCCAAAGGAAATGCCAGTTCGTGTAGCAACAAAGGTGATTGTGATAAAGTTAATACTTCTTGCAGGCTTAATATAAATTTCAGCATTAAATTCATTTCTGTCAATAACATCTGCGGTGTTATTTGTCTCATCACAAACTACAAGGAAGTCATAGATTCCTCTTCTACCTTGGACACCTCTTAGGTAAGGTTCAACTGCAGCCTTAAATGAACTTCTAGTTACTTCATCATTCATTTCAAACAGTTGGAATTTAGAGAATCCAGCAACGTTTCTTTCAAGTTCAATGAAGAGTCTACGAACATTGATTCTGTTAAAAGCACTAGGAGAAGATATTGCAGTCTTATCACCGAATAAAACGATTCCTTGTCCTGGGAAAGAAACGATAGGATTAATTCTATTTGTGTAAAGTCTATCTCTTTCATTTTGCTTTGGTGAGTATGCAAGTTTAGTTGCATTTCTTAAGTTACCTCTGTTGTAACCTGCTGGAGAGAACCAAGTTTCTGAGTTGATAGTGGTGTTAATACAAAGACCTGCAACATCTGCTGCACAAGGAACATAACGATAAGTATCATTAAACTTATCATAGATGTACTTGTATCCAGAATCAAACATCGCAAATGAACTACTTGCAATTCCACTAAAGAAATCTACAATGTTTTCAGTTTTAACTGAACTTGGTGAACTGTTAATTACATCTGATCTTCTTGGAGAAATTACTGCTACGCAATCTCTTCTTGATTCTGCAATATCAATTACTTTAGCTGCTCTATCAGCACTAATGGTTCCTGGAATTAAGAAATCTATATCATTGAAAGTTTCAGAATCTCTAAAGAGTTCATAACCGTTAGTTACTGCAGCTGAAATATCAGCTGAATCAGTTGTAAAATCATAATCAGTTCCACCTGTTAGGCTAAAACCTAGAACTGAAACTCCTGAATTTAGAATTGGTGAAAATACTTTATTTGCACTATTAGCTTCTCCAATTGTTGTATTGGTTACTCCTTCAAGGGCAATTTTAGAAGTGCCAATAAAATCTAAACCAGTTGAATAACCTGGGAATATATACTTGGATCTTTCTGCAATTGCAGTGTGGAAGTACACTAGTGATCCATCTAGAGTGCTTGCATCTTTTGCTTTTGAAACAAATAGATATTTTTCTAGAATTGTATTTGGAGTACCTGTAATAATTCCGTCCTCATCGAGAACAAGAATATGCATTTCATCAAACCTACCACCCTTTGAAGCTACTGATGAAGATGTTCCTGGTTGAGGTGCTACATCTCTCCACTTTAATCCAGAAGCGTATTCTAGAGTATCGTAGTAAGTATTGCTTACAGATCCAATTTCGCCAGCTGCAACTAATACTACAGGAGTTCCAGCGTTATCTGTAATGCTATAAGTAGTAATTCCAGAAGATGGAATTCTCTTAGTGCTATCGTTTAGGATAATGTGAAGAGTATTTGCAGTAGTATCTACTTTATAAATCCATCCAGTGCCAAGTAGAGTTCCACCATTTAGAATTCTAATTGCATCACCAGCAACTACTGAAGGGTCTGTACCAGTGTAAGTAATTATCTGATCTGCACCGTGATCAACTGCAACTACTTTGATTGAATTGAATAGTGAACCTGCACTTCTTCCTGCAAACTTGAATGCAGTTCCAGTATAATTATCGAAATCAAATTTACTCTTGATGATAAAGTTAGATAGACCAGCATCAGATGCAGATCTTAGTACAATATTTGAACTTGTTGGTCTTACTACTGCTACAATGCCACCATACTGAATAATGGTTGATGCAGCATACCAAGACTCATAATTGTTGTCATTTGGCTTGCCAAATGTGTCTATTAATTCTTTTTCACTAGAAACAAAAGTTACAGTATCTACAGGACCAGTTTCAGCAGCAATTACAACTGCTCCAACATTTTGGTCGGATACATTAATTGTAGGAGTTAAGTCAACTTCCTTGATAGATACTCCAGGTGAAGCAAACGCCATGTTTATTACCTCTATGAGATTTTTTTTCTCAAAACTATTTATTTATCTTTGCATTTTGAGCTTACTTGTATTCCCACATATAAGCCATATCACCATATTCATCTACATTCCACTTGTTATCTGTAGCTGAAGTCCAGTAGTCTCCCTTTGTATCTACAAAAGTTGTTTCATTATCAGTTAAGCCATCCAGTATAAAACCAAATGGAGCCATATCCTGTTCAATAGCCTCTCTTTGATCTTCAAAAATTCTTTTCCTAACGTCATTTGAAGTAAGCTCCCTAAAGTAAGGTTGAGTTGCTAACCAAGAAAAAATAACCAAGCACATCGCAAGGTCATCATTGCAACCTTCTTCTGCATTGAATGTATCACTTTTTTGAATAAACGTGGTCAACTCACTAATAATATCATAATCTGGGATTAATAATTTATCATCTTCAATTAATGCTTTTAGGTTAGCACAGCCATATTTTTTAACAGCTTTAGTCATCTTGACTCCCAGCTGTGCTTTATTTGAAAATCCAGTCCCAACTATCTGGCCAGCACGACCTTTCATTGCACACATTAATAAGTTATCATATTCCAAATCAAACTGTAGAATATCTGCTACTTGTCCACCAATATCATTCACTTCCACTAACACATTAGCGTTGTTATAATTACGTCCTACAGTATCAATAATGTTTGGGAATAAGATTGGTTTAATCTCATTGTTCTTATATTTGGCTACTAATTTATATGGGATAGTAGTAACATCTACAACAGCAAACGCAGAGTAATCATTGCCAACTCCTCTGGCAACGTCAACAGTCATTACATAATCATGACCTTCAATAACTTCTTCATAGATATCCAATCCTCCACTTCTCTTTAGTGGATCTTCGTACACCATGGAACGAAGTTTATTTGGATTGATAAGAGTGTCAACAGATCCTAGGAAGGTACATTCAAACTCCTGCTCAAACTGTCTTTGAGAAGTGTTTGCAATAGTTTCTTCTTTCCACTTCTGATCTCTACCTGGGACATCCCACCAGTTAACTTCAAGAGGGGTGTAACTGTTCTTTCCTCGTTCTGCATCATGCCAGAATTTGTAGAACATGTTCATTCCATTTGGAGTGGAAATGATAATAACTTTGGTTGTCTTACCAGATGAAATGGTTGGGTATACAGAACTGAAGAACTGCTCTGCAATGTGGTTTGGAATGAACGCAAATTCGTCCAAGAAAATGATGTTAAATGAGTTCCCTCGGACAGCAGATGAGGAGGTAGAGGCAGCAATAATCTTAGATCCGTTCTCTAGCTCCAGTGAGCCACGGTTCCAAGAACCCACGCCCTGCTGTAGCCATTTAGGTAGATTTTCATATGATAACTGCAATCTGGATAGAAGTTCCCTTGAGGTCTCCGCTTTGTTTGCAAGAATCGCTATTTTTACGTTTGGGTTAAAAAGAGCATAGTGAAGCAGGTAAGATACAACAGTTGTTGACTTACCAGTTTGTCTAGGAAGCTTCGCAATATTGAATCTATGCTTATGGAAATTATCAATTAATTTTTCCTGAAAGTCCCACATTTTAAATGGGACCAAACCTTCGTCAAGAGAAACAATTTTGATATATTTTTTAGCAAAATAAATTGGATCCTCTTGACACTTTAAATACTCTTCTAATTGTTCAGAAGTAAATTGTATTTGTACGTTAGAAGGTTTTAGGTTAGGATTACCTTTATAACTAGATCTTTCACTCATAATATGTTATTATAACGTTGGTTTTTTCCATTCTGGACCTTTTCTCATTGTGTTTGCCACCTTCCTTTCGTTAGGATTATCAGTTTTATCTGCAAGTTTTCCAATTTTTGCTTGCTTCTGAGCAGATTTGTGTCCAACACCAATCTCAAAGCTTGCCTCTTTCATGAACTGTGAAAATGATTTTCCCTCACTAATTTTTTCATCTGATGCAAGATACTCTGCAGCAGTATCTACAAAGTCGGCAGCTCTGGTAATTTTGGACTGAACCCATGCAGGTAGTTGCTGATCTGATTTACGAATAACTTTACGAAGCATAGCGATAGATCTTTCCATTTGATCTAGCTCAAGTTTTGCCATATAACCTTCATGATCTTTGATTTTTCCAGAAGCAATTTCTTTATGATCCTCCTTCATGGTAAGAATCCTTCTGGAATTCATTTCCCATGCACTTGGACCATATGAACACTGAGATTTAGTTTCTTCTTTTTCACAAAGATGGCAATAACGTACCTCTTCCTTTTCTTCCTTAACAGCTTTTTTGCCGTTTCTCCATTCCCCTTTTAGTTTCTTTTCCATTTTGAGTAAGTGCTTGTAGTAATCTGGAAATTCTGCAATGTGCTGAAGTGCAATATTGTAAGCTTCGTCATGCTTTGTGACATGTTCTCTTTCTACAGTAGATCCGACTTCAGCTTGTCGGATAACGTAATCTACTGATACACCATGTTTTTTGGCAATTTCTTTTTCAGTTGGAACTTTTTTGTGTGCCATTATCCACCTACAATCTGAACTTCAGTGATATGTCCTGTAGCAGCGCCATTACCATCAGGCTTTACGGAAAATTTAATTGAATTTGAAAGAGTCGCAGTTCCAGTAAAATCTGCATATGAAGATGAATTTAATGCAACAGTGATTGAAGTATCAGTAACTGCTGTAACTGCTAAGTGTGCAATGCCAGTATTGTATGCAGCAACGGAAGATCCAGTAAGAGTTACATAATCACCAACTGCAAAAGGATGTCCAGGAGTACCAGTATCAAGAGGAATATTCATCACTGTGTTGGTTGCACCTTTAGTGATTGAAGTAATTCTTACTCTTTTTGGAGTAGCACACTTTACGATTTCAGAACTTTCTTTTGGAATATGAAAATCATTCCCATCTACCGCAGTTGGATTGCCACCCCATGCTACATGAATTGCATCACTAGCATCAGCAGTAAAACGATAAATTCCACTTCGTACAATTACTGCAGCGGACTGTGTAGCGTTACCACCAGTACACGCCACCGCAGCAATATTTTGGACAACCTTAAGTACAGACATTAAAATACTCCTATTCTTCTGTATTATTTATTTTTGATTGTTTTAGAAACTTTTGCAATTCTGCAGTAGATCCAACAAACATGGTATTATTAATCGTAGATGGACCTCTTTGCGGAGCATCTTCTTCAATTGCTTTCATTTTCTTTTGTAGGTCAATCAATTTATCAGTCATATCTGAGACATGCTTCATGCCCTGGAAAGCAACTTCATAGGCTCTTGGATGATCACTGCCTGAAGCTACATCTATAATGCCATCAATAGCCTTTTGACCTTTTTGGATTAATTTGTATAATTGATTTCTACTATACTGATAGTCAGCTTCAATATGATCCAAATCAGAATCTACTTCAACTATTTCAGTTGATTCCTCAAAATTTTTAGGAATAATATTAAAAGTATCGTCTAAGTTATCGTATGTTGGCATAATTATTGAGTCCAAATTTCATTAAATCCAAAATTGTCATCTGCTTCAACTAACAAATCGTCTGCAGAATTAATTTGACCATCATCATTTAAATCTTCAAGAGCTTTTGGCGATACACTATAAGTAACGTATCTATTAGCTTCAATGGCAGTTCCAATATCAACGTTAACTTTTTTAATAACTTCAGAAGTAGTAACAGGACCGTAAATATAACTTTTAGCAGTAAATGTTAAAGTATAAATGATTGTTCTTCTTTGTGTAAAATCTCCTTCATAGTCATCTTGAATAGAAACATTATTCAATAAAATTGGAATATCTCTTTTTTCATTTGTCTCAGCCACCATATTGATAGTGATTGAAAAATATGGCTGAAAGAATGGTAAAATTTGTTCTAAAATTTGAACCGCATCATCATTATTTTTGCTGATGATTGCAACTTCAAAATCTAAATTATATGGTACTGGTAAATAATGGGAATATGTTTTCTCTGTATCTCCAGATTTTGGAGTTCTGCATATTTGAGTTGGACCGAGTTTTCTTCCTGCATCATATGAAATTGATCTCATTTCAAAAGAAATTCTAGGCAATTGAATTTGAGTTGGTCTTCTTTTGTCTAGATCTGGTTCTGCTTCTACCCTAGCAATAAATTTTTCTGAGGGTCCGTATGCAAGAGGAACCTTAATTGTTTGTTTAACAACTCCATCTTTATCTTTGCGACGAAGTTCTATATTATTGAATAATGTGCCAAATCCAACAATAGTTTTACGAATAGATTCGTTATAAAAATGTGTGCCTAACATTAAAAGTCTCCCATATTTGAATATTCACCGAATGGATTTTTTTCAGACCAATCAATAATTTCATTTGCTTCGTCTTCAAACCATTTGTTTTCATTAAAATCATCATTTTGATTTTCTATAGAACTGAATGAATAAATTGCCCATTCAGCTCCACTGGATTGTCCAATTAACAAATCATTATCAACAAATGTTCCTATTATATCTATAAGCTCAAGTTGTTTAGTACTAACATCATAACGTACTACTTCTGCAGTTGCACCACTAACCGAACCAATTACGGTTTCTTTATATAAATAATTTCCCTTTGATACCAATATTGCTTGTGCAGTTGCCCCAGTTCCTGCTCCATTAATTGCAACTCCCGGCACTGTAGTATATCCCAGTCCAGGATTGGTAACAGTTATAGCAACAACTTTTCCAGCAGATACAGTCGCAGATGCAGTAGCGATAACAGTTTGTCCTACTGAGCCGAAAGCTACTATAGTGGACGCTGGAATATAATTATTTCCTTGATTTGTAACATTAATCTGTTTAATTCCATCGCTAAGCTGGAATGTAATTGAGTATCCTTCCGACCTTCTAATTTTATCTATTTCAGATACTCCAGTATCTAGCCTTTCGCTAGAATCTTCCATGACTTCACAAACCAACTGATATGTTGCAATTTGTCCTAATTGCCTAAATGGTTTATTGTGTTCTACAAATTTAATCTGAAATAATTGATTAGTCAATGGAAAATAAATTACATCGCCTTCATTAGGTCTTTTATTAGTAATTAAATTATTTGAATTATCTGTCAAATCTTCCCATCTTCTTTTTGAGATTATAAATGTAGCTTCTTCTGCAATTCTAACTCCAAATCTAGTTAATAATGTTCCTTCCCCAGCAAACCCTTCATAATTTGATAGATACATTTCAATCATATAATTTTCATCAAATTTAACTAAAGTATCTTCTCCAAATAAGTGATCTGATATTTCAACCTCTCTTGGCAAATAGTAAACATCAAATCCATATATTTTCAAAGACTCTATGATCAAATCCTCATAGAGTCTTTGTTCTGAAGAAGTTCCGTGGGAAAAGTAAACGTTTTTCATTATCCTATCATATCAAGTGGTGGTAATGAATAAGTCGTCATCAAACTCTCTTCTAATTTATCTATTTCTTGCACTGCATCATCATATAACTGGCGACCATTGAATGTTACTCCACCTGGCATTTGAATGCCTTCAAACTTTGATAAATTTTGTCCCCACTGTTTCTTTATCAATGCAGTTGTATATTTCTTAACCCAAATATCATCATACATTTTAGTAAAATCATTTGGATTTAATGCACGATAGCAATCTATTACAATAAAATCATCTTTGGTTTGCATACCCCAATCTAGATCAATATATAGTCTATTTTGAACTTTAGTATATCTAATATCTTTGTTTCCTTCTAACATAAAATCTAATGTCTCAAGATATGTCAAAACCATATAATAATTCATAATATCATATGAATAAAAATTATAAAAGTCATTTAGGAAGAACTGATACCTAAAGCCAAACATGTTATTGACAAAGGCATTAGATACTTTAAAAATTCCCTGAACACCAATAACGTGATCGGGAACTGTTAAATATCCTCTACCTTCTTCAAAACTTAAAGTCCTTGAATTATCTGAGTCGTTGGTATCAGTTTGAGTGGTAGTAAGATTTCTCTTTTTTCCATTATCAATATCTTCTTGAGTGAGTTTGTACTTTAAGTACATTCTTTCCATACCATCAAATGCTCTGTTATTGAACATTTGAATGGCATCATCAATTAAATCTTCAACTTGATCATCATCTACATTGATTTCAACAACTGGCTTGCCAAGTTTACGAAGACAATATTCTTTTAATTGCACTCTACTACTTGGTTTTGCCATTATGCTGACCTTCTAGATTTAGTTGGTTCTTTTTGAGTTTCTGAAGGTTCATCAAATGAACCCCCATCTGAAACGTTAGATTGTTTAGACATATTACTAATCACATTAGTGAGGTAAATTATTTTAGCCTCAAACATAATATTTTGTGATGTCAGTTCATTAATTTTCTTTTGCATCACTGATAATAAATTGTTTAATTCATCTTGATTCATGATTTATCTCCTAGTAGCTTCCCCCATCAATAGCTGTAGTCCAAACTGGAACTCCAGAACTATTTACGGTTAAAAGTTGATATGATGTAGTAGCATCAGACCCAGTACCTGGACTTGCCATATTTGCGGCTGCAGTTGAGGTCAGTCGTTTGTATGAATCGAAAAATGGAATTCCTTTATTTACTCCATCATCTAATTTGACTGTCTTGAAATATGCACTTCCTTTTGTTCCAGTAAACACACTGCTATTATTTGTAGCGTCTGGAATGTATGTAAAATAATATGTAGTAACGTCTTCAGATTCTCCGGATTCATCGTATCCAAAAAATCCAGTTTTTAAACTTTGATTGTAGTATTTGAATTCAATACCACGATCCATATTATCATCTGTTGCCTGAGTAAATGTAAACTCAGTTCCGCTTGAAATAGCTCCAGTAATTGCTGAACTTAATGTAATTTGTGTTGCTGAATTTACTGTAATAGTGGTTCCATTTACAATATTTGAATTTCCACTAATTAAATCACCAGTATTTAATCCAGTTGTATTATCTAAAGTTAAAGTTGTAGCCCCATTTGAAGCATCACTTACGAGTACTTTGTCACTAACTGAATCTCCTAATGTAATAGTTGGATCATTTATAGTAATTGAATTTGAATTTACTGTAGTTGTAGTTCCACTAATTTTTAAATTTCCTCGTACTACAACATCTCCTCCAGATGCACCTCCAGCCGGAAATGGATCAATTACAATAGTTTGTCCATTCGCATCTCCAGAAATAGTAGCTCCTCTTATTCTAAGGTCACCAAAATCTACAGTAGTTGATGATGTACCTAAATTTACTGTTGTGGCTGCACCAAATGCATTAATAGTAGTTGCAGTGGTATTTAATAGATTAAATGAATTGGATCCGGTAGTTAAACTTCCTCCATCAACATTTAAATTATTATCGATATCCACATTTCCAGTGGAAAACTGAATAAGTTCTGAATTATCAGTTGTGATAATATTAAGGTATCTATTATTACCTTCTTTAATTGAAAATGAATTTGAAGTATTATCTCTTATATTTACATTAGTTGCAGAGTTGGAGACTGTAATATCTCCACCTTGAACAGTTAAATCTGCAGTTACAGTTAAATCTGAAACCGAAAATGTATTAAGAACACTTAAAGTATTAACAGTTGCAGTTCCACCTACATGTAAATTTTCTGCAATTCCAACTCCTCCAGTTACAGTTAATGCACCTGTAGTAGATGATGTTGATGTTGTGGTATCTGTGACTTTAATTGCAACACCATTTGCAAAATTCCAATCTGCACCTGTAATTTCCAATCTATCATCAGTAGATTCATCATATGTAATTTTGGTATCTTTACTTGTACCAAAAGTTAAAAATGTATTATCTGGTATTACAATTTCCCCATTTCCATTTGGAGAAATTGTAATATCTCCATCTGAATTAGTAGATGATATAATATTTCCGTCTAGTCTAAGATTATCAACATTCCAAACATTAATTTTATTTGCGGAATCTACAATCACAGCAGAATTTGCAGTTAGTGTTCCATGACCATGATCTAGTAAATCAGTAAAATATTTTCCTCCAATAGCTTCAATATTTGCTGCTAATCCTCCAGTTTCTGTTCCAGTTCCAAGAAACAATTTTCCATAGGATGTCACTGATGCGCTCTGTGCATCAGTATAAGTAGAAGTTCCCCAAGAATATCCTAATTCTCCTTGCCCCAAATTTGGAACATTTGAAGTACTGGATCTTTTTATTTTGATGAGAGTTGACATGGTTTGTACCTATGGTAAATTAATAGTTTCCTGCATCAATAGTAAGACCAGATGCATCTAGTTTATTAGTTGCATTCCAAGTTTGAGTAGTTGCATCATATTGTAGTAACGCTCCACTTTGAGCATTACTTGCATTAACATCACCCAAAAAATACAATCTTTGAGTGGTATTAGTTGCAATAGTGATAACTTGTGGTTGATTTAAAACTTCTATTTGGGCTCTCATGTTACTCCTGGATTAATGGTAATGATTCCTTCTATTACTCTAACTTTTTTTCCGGAAGAATCTTCGATTACTATATCATATAAATATCTTCCTTGCTCCATAGAAGAAGTTTGTGCAGAAGTAAGAGCAATGATAATAATACCAGTAGTTCTATTCGAGTTAAAAGTTACATTAAATGCAACAGAAGTAGAACTATAATATGATTTTTTTATTTTAGCAGAAGCCGTGTACCCAGTTAAATTCCAGGGCGCATTGTTATCATCATATACCGTGAGCTGTGCATTGAAATCAGTTCCCTGATCAACCGATAAATTTTTTACCGCTGCCATGAAAAAGCCACTAGAATATAGATTTCAATATTATTTATAATAATAGACTATTTCTTAATTAATAAATTTGCCACTACATGCTGTTGCATATGATATAATTTAGCAAATTCCTTCGCTATTTTTTTGGCTTCTTCTTCATTCAAAGTATCTATATCATTATAAATTTTTTGAAGAGTAAACTGTTTAGTTAATGGTAGATCGTTCATTTAATTCTAATAGTAAATTTTTAATTTGAGTCATTTCAGATTTTAAATCATGTAGATCATTCTCAATTTGATTAATTTTATCGAATTTATTTTTTCGATTTTCATAACTTTTCATATATGATTCATATTCATATAAGTTATCATTTATTATAGCACCACTTTCGGTATCTCTATAAAGACCTGGATGCCCATCTACCATTAATTTTTTCATAATTTTAAACTGCGAGAGAAATAGCTCTAAGGTTTCTGATTTTAATATTATTAGTTTGATCGTCACCAATCATGCAAACTTTTATAGCATATTGTTTAAATTCTGAGAGATTCTTTAACTCAAATTCAAATGCTTTATAGTCATTAAAATTTGAGGATGTTGGATATGATACTGCGGGAACCTCTACATAACCAGCTTCATTAAATGACCCTAAATTTCCATCCCCTACTGTTCTAACAAATACCTTTATATCAGAATAAGTTCCATTTAAACCTTGAGTTCTGACTGCATCAAAAAATACTTTGATTGAAGTAGATACTCCTTGTAATGTCACTTTTTTAGTTATATATGATGAATAGAAACCAGAAGATGGAGTTAACTCTGCAGATACATCAATAACATTATCTATAACTTTTTTGCTCAATCTATTTGATACGGTAGTCAATGAGGAGCCATATAATTCTAATAGTGGACTTACATTATCCAATTCAGAAGACATTTTAACATTTAATTTTAAAGTATATGGATATCCAGGATAATATACTGCAGTATTTTGTGCAGATGCAATCAATCTAGAAGAATTCATTTTAGAATATTGTTTATTTTCTATAGACTCTTCATTTAATTGAGCAAATGAATTTGCAGGTCCATATAATGAACTTCCACTTATACTAGAAAATGTTACTGTCATATCTGTAGAAGGAAGAACCAAATTATTTAAATTTGGATACAATTCCTCATATTGAATATTTCTAGATGCTTTTGCAGTATCGCCACCACTCCTTAAGTTTGAGGATGCTTTACTTGCAGTAGAAATTTTATAATTATCGAAATCAATTACTTCTGTTATTTTATGAACTCTGTTTATTTCAATGAGTGGAATGCCATTTAAATTATAACACATTACTGGTGAATTTGATGAATGTGCAGTTGCAGTAGTTCCTGCAAGACCTCTTTCTGATATACGTAACGTATTTCCTGATACCAAAGTATATTTCATAATTTCATTATCTATCATTACATATCCAGGATTAGATTCGCTAACTGGAGATCCATTAATTGTTTGCCAAGTAGCTGAAGATGCATTTCCTACTGAAATATTTCCAATATATGTTATTGTAATTCCTCCAGAACTAGTTAATACTGTTGGTGGTGCATCTGAAGTTATTCCAGAAAGTTTAACATAATTTTGATTAGTATTCATACAGTGGTTTGGTTGGAATACCTCAATTACACTTGAGTTTGAAGTCAGTTTCAATGGACTTTGAATTAAATATGCATCTGAAATTGGATCATTATTTAATACACAGGTATATGTTGAATTGGTGGCAAATTTTGCTCGATTAATGGTAAACTTGACATCTTCAAATTGATCTGGAGTCCAAGTGGACATATTCTGTGACTTGAATAGTGATCCAGAATATGGTTGCTTATCAATAGCATAAGAAGTAGTAACATCAGTACCATTCAACCTAGAAATCCAAATTTTATATAATTTTGAATCACTTCTTACCATGAATGCATAATAAGTATCTTGATTTAAATATACTAAAGATGGGAAAGTAAATTTTGTAGCTAGTGATGCATCAGAAGAAATCTTAACATCTGATGCTTGAACTACAGCAACTGAATTTGGAACTACTGTGCTGGTGAGAGTTCCATTTTCCATAGTTCTAATTTCGATTGAAACTGGAGTTGTGGAATCTTTTGACTGGAAATATAGATCAATTGAAGACAGGAATACTCCACCTTGAGAATCTACATAAAATGATTGAGCTACTGGATCTCCTCCTCCAGCTGGAGGTGGTGGTGGTGGGAATGGAATAAATGTTACTGTAGTTCCTCTAATCGGTCCAGAAGAAATGTTTGGTAAATCAAGCGACATAACGTTGCTTGTTAGATTTACAGTAGTTCCAAGAGTATCATATGTAGTTACCGCACTAGTTTCAGAGATACCATAAATTGAAGTTCCTGTAATTTGATCGCAAACTTTAAATGATAAATTGCCAGTTTCAAATGTGTCTGGTTTGATAATTAAAAATGTGAGTAAATTTCCAAAAGCATCAGTTTTAACTCTAGCTGAATTAACTAAAGTTACTTTGCCAACAGCTTTGGAGGTTTCTCCAATCACATAATACGTAGAATTTAATAGAGTGGGATTTAGTTGAGTTCTATCTGAAGTAGTTGGCGGATCTATTGACAAATATGTACTGGATGAAGTATAATTTCCAAGTGAAGATTCAACTACGGTAGCTTCTATAGTAGATGATGCAGGAGGTGAAGTTACAGTACTAGTATTTGATAAAAATACTTTTTCGCCAACCACAAAGGCACCCGTTCTTTCAGTCATGCCAGTCATATCAAGTGGGAATATCATCTCATCATGCAATACTTCATCTACAAAGAAATGCATTACAGTATTGGCTTTTAGCTTAGAAGCTTTTAAATAAACCAATCTAGAACGAACAAATCTATTAACTTCAATACTATTAATACTATCTCCGACTTCAATATCTTGGGTAAATGTTGTAAATGTGTTATCTACAGATCCAGTATTACTCGCAGCTAAAGTTCCACCAGCAACTTGAAGTCTTGGGGCAATAGTTGTATTCCAAGTGTTCCATTGATCAGCTAATGCAGTGGTACGATCAAATAATGCTCTAAATGGAGTAGTTAAATCTATTTGTTGAGTATTTGTTTCGGTTCTAACCGTATCAAACCACACATCTTTATTTGGTTGAAGAGTAATTTCTCCATTCCAAGAAATGACTTCAAATGGCTGTAAATTTTCTACTCTACTTGCATACTGCTGTTTAATATACTCAGTTTCTGTATATGGTAAAGTTACAATTGATCCGGTCTTAGTTGTAGTTGAAGTACTATCGTAGTTTACTCCAAGTTTGGTTGCATATGGATAAGGTCTCAATATTGCATTTTCAGTATCAATAGAAGCAGTATATCTGACGTTGTTTAAGTCTGCGAAATCAGTAGTTTTAAAATTATCAGCAACAAATCCTGTTTTAAATCTATTATTACCGAACTCATCAAGTATTAGTAAACTGTTAGTTCCAACTTCTAATAAATTTAATGAAGTTAAATTTTCTACAGTCTCCAGTCTCCTGTCAATTGACGAAATATCTTTCATCGTATAACGTTTCTGCTGACTAATTTTAATGCCAGCCAAGGAAACATCTTTCATATATGGGGGAATTGTCACTGTAGCCAATAACAGCGAATTTTGAATTTCCTGAGGCTCTTGTGGTGAGTTTGATTCAGATCCTTTTAGTGCTAGTAAATTATTGTTTTCATCTATAAAAATTTTATCAATCCTTCCAAGGTAGTAATCATAATCAGCACTAATAAGTTCTCCTGGATATGTAAAGGTAGAAACTACTCTATTTGCAAGAGAAGTAGAACTGAATAAATCAAACGCAGAATTAGTTTCCACAAATGGAGATGTTAATGTGCCAGAAGTTCCAGCAACTGAAGAGGCTGTAGTTTCATATCTAAAATCTACAATATCTGTATATGGAATTCCGTCATAAGTTGTCGGAATAGTAGCAAATGGCTCCTCACTAAAATTATATGAATTTGCAGTATAGAAATCATTTGAAGTGTTAGAATGAATATAATAATCAAATATTACAATAAATTTATTTGTAGGTACTGGTCTTCCTTCATTTCTAACTAACTTAGAAATATTATAAAATTCAGTAGAATCATTTTTTACTAAGTTAAAGTTATTTGTAATATCTCTGTAGGTTCCATTCGAAACCGAAGTAATAAATTTACCTTGTATATTAGAATCTCCTGCAATTACAATTTGAAGTGCCTGGGAGAATGTAGTTGGGAATTTATCAGAAGACAAGTATTTAATGTATAATGTATTTCCACTGATAGAAATAATTCTAGCACTGACCGACTCATAGTATATAATATCACCAAGTTGAAGTAGGCTTGAATCATTTACAACTACACTATCAAATAAATTAGTATTGGCATCAGATGATGATATTGCTTCATGAATGGCATGAATTTGATAAACATCAGAAAATTTTAATGAAATTTCTTTATCTGAAATTCTAGTACCATATTTGGTATTAGTACTATTTTGTTGTTTATCTACAAGTAAACAACTAAATTTATTTGAGGTTTTAGTTTTTAATGTTGGATTATTTACTTTTACTTTATATGTAACTAAAACAGAAGTGTTAATTAAAGAACTGCTTACAACTAAATTTATACTACTTGGTTGAGATGAAGAACTTATTGTATAACTAACACTTCCAGATGAATTTGATACACTTATATCTGCAGTGGAAATAGCATAATCGGATGTAGTTGAGATAGTCACGCTACCTAAACCACCAGCTCCGTTAGAAACAGTTTTAGTTTCGTTTATAGTTTTATAATATGATAAATCTGAAGTTGATTTAACTGTGTTTGGAAATCTAGAGAAAAAATTAGCTCCAAATGTATTTAATTTTGGAACTAATTTTTTTACTGAATAGTAAGTTCCGTTTGCAATACTTCCAGTGGATAAAGTTACGCTTTCTCCTGAAATTGATTGAATTGTTGCAATATTAGTTCCGATCTGAAGCTTCATTCCAGCTTTCAAATCTCTAGAAAATTGAGTAGAAGTTCCAGTTAATACATTAGTTGTTACTACAAATGAAGATCCAGAAATTGAAACTTGTTCAAGTTCTAATTGTGCAGTAGCACCACCGGAAGCAAGAATTGAAGTTATGTTTTCAATCTTATTATTTACTGCAGTAGCTACAATATGGGTGCTAGAATTATTACTATTGGTAAAAGATACCCCTGCTGAAAAATCTCCAGTAGTTTGCCTTACAGTAATAACATTACCATTTACTCCATGAACTACTCCTTGACTTCCATTTGAGCCAAAGATAAAGTCTCCTACTATTACGTTTGGGGTAGCTTCAGATGTAGTGATGACAGAAAACATACTGACATCACATACAAATAACCTTCCTCCAGAAATTAATGACAATGATCTACATTGCCCAATTTGAGTTCCAGAATTTAATAACTGAATTGTAGTCCCAGTTGGAATTACTCCACCGGTAATTGTACTAACTTTTAATGTAAAATAGTTACCAAAAATTGAAGAAATACCTTGATTATTTAAAGATAGTGATGATCTAGGTTTTTCTACGGTCAGATATTTTTTGCTAGTATTATTAATCTCATATCCCTTTACATATGCTTTTAATGGATCTAATTCAATTGTATAATAGTCTAAGCCATTGATTGCATTACCGTCTTCTGCAGTTGGTTGCCTGTTTAATACTTTTCTTCCATCTGAAAGAGTATCATTTAACTTATATACCCCATTGTTTTTTCCATCATTATAAGTTTCACGAATTTTTAGATTAATATCGTTAATAGTATAGTTTCCAGATTCATCATAAGTTCTTCTGGCTAAATTCTTTTCTAATTCATCATAAACTGAAGCTTGAACTTGTTCAACTAATTTCCCCTTATCTAATCTAAGAAGTTCAATGAATGATGAATCAGATCCAAAATTAATATCTTGTTTTGTTAATACTGCATCAATTTTAAGTCTATCTGCTCCCGGTGCAGTATAATTTGAAGATCCAACAGCATTATCATATAAGCTAGAATCTGTTTCTGCAGTTACAATAGATTCTTGTACTGATAACCCAATTTTATATGACGGAAAATTTGAATACTGATCTAATATTATAGTTTGTTGTGGAACAGTTACAAAAAATCCCCTAATGAAATATACTCCTTCGGTGATATACGCAGCACTTCCAACATAATCAGTTGCATTTTGGGATACTGTAACTGCCACTGGGTTATTAAATTCATCAACTAAAGTTTCACCATTTGCAAATTTAGTGAACTGTGTTCCATTTACAATATTTCCAGAAGAAATATATTTAATGTATAATGTAGGAGTTAATTTTTCAGATTGCTGAGCACTAATACTATTAACTACTGTAGCAACTACATTACTAGTCAATCCTCTAATAGTTTTTTCAGTTAAATTTTGCCTGATAGTTTCAAAGCTAATAGAGTTTACAGTTGGCTGTACTAAAACTGCATTATATTGAGTGTTATAACCTGTTTGACCAGGAATAACTACTGAACCTTCTTTAAAAACATGCTGACCAAATTTCTCAATTTGGTATTGTAGCATTGACTGGAGTGTGGTTAACTCTCTAGCCTGTACAGGATAGTTTGGCTTAAATAATACCTTATAAAATTTTTTATCTTCAGTAAAATCATCAAAGTATGGTTGCAAACTAAGATCTGTATTTTGCATCTATTTAACCTTCAAGTTTTTTTGTGCTTCTTATTATTTATTTTAAAATTCAATAACTAATTTTACATCTTCAATTTGATCATTGGATCTAAACACTGGTTTTCTATTTTCAACATACAGAATATTACCACTATATGGAGTTATTTCAGAAGTAAAATATCCATCTGTAAATTGCACAGCTGGGAGTCCTGCGATGGATCCCGTATATGTAGAATCTGGAGTAGCTGATGCAGTCGCACTAGAAATAATAGAATTTCCAGTAAATTGAATTAATTTATTTTTACTTGTTGTGGATTGAGTTTCTGAAATATATTCATTTTGATAATATCTAAGAACTTTATTTATTGGATCCCAATGAATAACTCTTCCCTTTGCTTCATATGTAATTCCTCCAACTGTTCTAGTTTGAGTTATAATTTGACCGTTTAAAAATGTAGTTGTTTCAGGAGTAGTATTTAAAAATTTAACTGCTTTGCAAACTGTTCCGGTAGTTTCAATAAAATCTAAATTGCTAATTTGAGGATCTTCAATCAATCCAAATCTTCTAAATTCCATGTTAACTGGAATATCACCATTGCCATCTAAAAATTCAATATTTTTATTAATCATCACTCTATATCCACCTAATTCATATATTGCATTTTTACCATGGCCACCTGCAGGTGAAATAATTGGAAGAATCTTAGCACTACTTGAATTTACACCTAGTCCAACTATAGAACCACTTAAATTACTTTGTGAGTAACACTTTGATAGATCGACATATCCAAATGTATACCCAGAACCAACTGCAGAAATTTCTGCTGAAGTCACCGCTCCACCAGAAATAGTAATTGCAAGAATTCCTCCAGTACCATTACCATCAATGCTAGCATATACAGTTCCTGAAGTGGTACTACCATTTATAGTTAATCCTGAACCTGCATTTTGAACAAGTACTTGATCTATTGATCCATTGACCGCAGCGTTTGTGACAGCAGACTCTATTTTGACTGGAATAAAATCGGTAGAAACAAATTTAATATAATCTGTGATAGTTATAGTATACATGTACTTCCATCTATATCCATCACTAGTGGTTTGTATAGTGGGAGTAGTTGCGGTTGGTTTTGTCGTTGATGGCTTTCCATTTGGATATGCTCCTCCAGGCGCAGTTTGACCATTATAAATGCACTTATATACACGAAAATCATCGGTCATCACGTAAAAATTTGAATCATATAATTTTGATTGCAATGAAGCTTTTGCTGGATTTGCAGGACTATAATCATGCCTATACATGTCATATACAATTCCAGATTGCCAAATTCGCTTACGAATTACTTCAGATACATCACCTCGTTCAATTCTTTTAATTGCAATCATGTCATCGTAAATTTCATTCAATTCATCCAAATTATCAACTGGATTTGGTGGTGTTTGATCACTTACTGATGGAACTAATCCATACCTTTCTTTTATCGTACCGTTTACATCATTCCAGTTATAAGATCTTCCAATAAACAAATATATTTTACTTCTATATGCTTGAGCACTAGCAGACGAATCTACATCTTTAGATGCACCAGTGTAAGGCTCATCAAGAGATTCTATGAACTGCTGTGCTGCGAACACTCTAAAATTATCAGTTACTAAAGAAGGCATTAGTTTTATCCTTGTAGTTAGTCTTTTGTATGATTATTTATTTAGATAACAGAATCAAAATATACTAGGGAATTTTGAACATGTGATGTTGAATTTGGTCCTCTAGTACATCCCAATAAACGTGGGTATGTTTGAGTATTGTCAACAGTTGTATATTCTATTATTTCAGAATTTATAATAACTTTATAGCTATCATATCCTTCACCTGTATTTTTTAAATTTATTGAGATAATATTTCCAGAAGAGTTTAGTACAGGTTCAATTACACAACCCGATCCCCCTCCATTAATCACATCAATAGATATATCTAATTCATTGTAATTACTACCACCACTTAGTAATTCTACTTTAGTTATCTTTCCGTTGCTAACGAAAGGTCTAAATGAAGCTCCAGAACCAGTAGAAGAAGTTGCAACAACTTGAATATCACTAGATGCAAATCTATTTGAATTTGAAATAGTAATAATTTCATCAACAGAATTTATTGCAGAATTTAGTTTAGTAGCTATCATAATTCCAGAGTTACTAAACGGAACTTGCTTATACAAATATGAGTATGAAGTAGGTATTACTACAGGAGCGGAATATTGATTATATCCCTGAGATTCAATTTCTACTGGACCAACTACTTTGCTTCCAGCAGTAATATCAACCGTAGCACTTCCTGTTGCATTATAACCAATTCCTTTAGTTCGGATGATAACTGGATCTTCATAATTACTTCCGCCATTTGTAATGGAAAAATTAGTAACTTTTCCATTTGACGTAGTACTAGTAACCGCAAGTCCAGATGCTCTTTTAGTATTTACAGTATATGCATTTCCGTTAGAAGTTCCAGAAGCAGTAGCAGTAAATGTAGTTCCTACATTGTTGTTTGAAGCTCCAAATGTAGTAAAGTTAGTTCCTGCTTTGGTAATAGTATATGTTTTACCAGCTTCAATATAAGCAGTCACGGTCAATACAGTTGGGGACAATATAGAAGAGACAACTTTTAAATCAGGATCTCCACCTAGTAATATTTTGTCACCTACCGAAACTTGATATGCAATATCATCTATGCTAACATCAGAAGAAGCTCCTCTAAAATCTAGTATAACTAATTTGCTTGATGAAATACTGGACGTAAAAATTAATTTGTTATTATCAATATAATAGTTATAAAGAGGACTTTGAATTGTTCCATCTCTAAAGACTAAGATTTGGTTCTCAAATTTTCTAGGTCTATCAATGTCTTTGTTTGGATAATAATCTGTATTGTCAACTTTTTGGAGGTTAAATGAAGTTCCAATAGCAGAATTAATAGTTTTTAATTTCAAGAAAGCACCAACTGATCTAACTGAAATTTCACTAGTTGAAAGAGGAGCAACTGCAAATTCAATCTGATTCTTGATATCACCTTGCAAAGTGTAATCTACTCCAGGATCTAATAATTTTCCATCTTTAATTACAATTAAACTTGATTCACTTGGATATTGGTTATTTTCAATAGTTCCTGTAGGCAAGAAATTTTCTTGGGATGCAAATAAAGTAAATCTAGAATTTACTCCATTAAATGGAGTATGAATTTGATCTAATAGTTTAAATGATATATCAAATTTTATAGCAAATAAATTTGAACCTGCAGTAGTACTACTTAAATTTATAGTATTTATGGTTTGTAATGTAAAATCATTAGCTTCTTTAGTACACCATTGCTTAGCTGCAAAGATAACTAACTGGTTTTCTTCTGATGGTAATATAGAATCACTTAAATTATATTGTGTCCCAGTTCCAGATAAAGTAATCAGTTGATTATTATACATTCTAATCATAAACACTACATCTGTAGAATTCAATGGTGTAGAAAATATTATCATACCTCTTTCAGAGTTTATTGTATATTGAACTCCAGGATATAAAATAACTCCATTCTTTGAAACTAAAATGTCTGCATTACTTGCTACATCGGCAGCTACTAAATTTTGTTGATTATAGAATAATCTAAATTTTTGATTAGTTCCATTTTGACAATCTCCAAGTTCATCTACAATAAATGATGTAACATATTTTATAGCAAACGGAAATGTTCCAGGATCTACAGTAACTCCATTAAGAAGAGTTACTGTATTTCCATTGGAAATTGTATAATCTTTATTATTAAATTTTGGAGTACCATTGACATAAATCACCAAACCATCTTCTTGCCCAGAAGTTATTGCAGTTGATAGAATTATTGTAGAATTAGTAATACTAGAAATGCCAATCTCTTCAGATGCATGAGCATATACTATAAACACACTTTCAAGTGCTTGAACAGGTGAAGTAAATGTTAAAGTACTTCCAGATACAGTAAAATCTTCAGTAGGATTTTGAATAACTCCATTTCTGGAAACTAGTAAATCATATACATTTGGAGGAGTCAAACCTAAGTTTACAGTACTTACTTGAGCAATTGCAGTAAAACTAGTGATATAACTGTTTTGATTTATATTATTATATGAATATATGATTACAATATCTTCTATAATTTCAGGAGCTTCATCAAAGGTTACATAAGCACCCGAAACAGTATAATCTACACCAGGAAGTTGAAATACTCCGTTTCTGCAGACAAGTAAATTATTGACATTTATCGGTGCAAATAAAATTCCATTTCGTGTTAATGGCCAAGTTTTTTGTACCCCATTCATGCATTGCCATGTATCCAAAACCACATTCTTTGTTTTTGCTGGACTTAATTGCCTATTAAAATAGAATAACTGTGTAATATCAGATGCAACTGGTGCTTGTTGTAATGTAATTTTATTTGCGGATACTGTTTGTGACTGCGAATTAGGAACCAACAACGTTTGATTTTTTACTGCAAATATATCTGCAGTATGTCTAACATATTGAGGCACACCTCTATCAGATAAATTAAAAGTTTTTCTACTTCCATTTTGAACTACATTTAGATCATCTAGAATTAAACCTTTGCTGTTGGAGGGTGTATTTGCAACAAAATTACTACGAAAATCAATTATTGTGCAACTACTTGTTCCGATGTATAAATTTTCAAATGTTATATTTGAGCCAGTAATAGTATATTTTTTAGGATCTAAAACATTTCCACCTATGTTAACTATTAGATTACTTTTTCCATTGAATGGGGTATAAGTATTTCCATCCATATACTTCAATGTGTATGTATATGAAGTGCCATTAAATATAATTGGATCTAAAACTTCAACATAGCTTGATGAGTATTGTGGACTAGAATACATAAATTTAGTATCAAATCCATATACTGTGTCTATATTGTCAGTGTATACAGTACCTTCAAGTAAATCTTTAGTTATTTCATATGAAGACTTAGGAGACTTAACTGAATTAGTTTCAAGATATTCAGTTAATTTTTGAAGGTCTACTGCTTTGAGATCAATAATTCTTCTACTATTAATATTTCCAATATCTACAATAGAACAGGTTACAGTTTCATCAATATACCAACCTACTAAATTTGTTGTTGGGTCAACAATTGAACTACTAAATGTTAATTGATTAGTATTTGATGAATAGTTTGAGATTGGTGCTAAGTGAGTTTGATATACGCCATTGGCAAATATCATCAAATTAGATGTAGATGTGGGAGTGTAATTAATTGTATAATTTACACCAGAACCAGTAAATGTTAGTGATTTTAATTTTGGATGATATAGTACAATCAAATTATCTTCTGGTGTTATTGTGACTGAATTAAAGTTTAAAATATTTTGGGAAAGCGTATATGATGATTGTGATTGAACAACACCGTCAATTGAAACTATAAGTTGTTCTTTAGATGTAGGAACTATTGGGGTTAAATTTTTAGTAAGTGTTACTTGATTTCCAATTAAAGTAGTATCTACAACTTCAAATGGGGTTTGTAGTTGTTGCAATACTATAGCATCAGCAGACGATACCAAAAATCTTGGGATGTAATCAGTTTGAGTTAAATAATATGATTGGAATGGTTCTTGAAAAATTCCATTATAAAAAGACATACCATATTTGGTAGTATTACTATTTTCAAGAATGAACTCAACAGGCACCTTGAATACATATTCACCAAATTGAAATTGAGTATCACTTACTGTATTGATTGTAATGTAATTTTCATTTATTGCTGTAATAATTCCATATGACTCACTAAAGCTACCGTAAATGACATCAGATACTGCAAATGTAGATACATCTGTTATAGCAATTTTTTGTAAAATTGACTTTGATAAATCTAAATTTAATTTAGCTAAGTTACTTAATGTAGACTTAAAAATAACTGAGCTATTAAATACTTCTTCTTTGGCTTCAAAAAATTCCTTTTTATTTTCAATTTTATGTCTGCCAAATACTTTGTACCCAGATACATGGGTATTATTGAGTACTTGATTTTTCCACTCTGATGTATTTCTAGTAGATGCTATAGTATATGACCAATCTTGAATATAGTCACTATTGATAATTTTTTGACTTGCATCACTAATAAATCCAAGATTATCTAAAAATTTTGGAGAATATCTAATATAAGGAGATCTCTTGCAGTAAACTGATGCTTTGTTTATATTTTGAATTTTTCCATATGCAAAACCAAGAGAATCATAAATTACGTCTCCGGATAAAATATTTCCAGATATTACATAATATTCTAGAGTAGATGTTAAAGGATCAAAACTTACAACCTCACATTTTACAGAAGAAGTGGAAGTTCCGAATGTTAAAATATCGCCTTGTTTAATTTGCTTTCTTTTTAACACCGCACGAAAAGTCGCACCCGAACCAAACTGACTTTGAATGGTAATCGCAGGGATAGAATTTAAATTATATTTACTTTTTAGTACAATGATTTCCTTTATAATGCCAGATTCAGCTACTATACGAAATTCATATCCAGGATCTACCACACCATTCACTAGTATTTTATCTAGTGTAGAATTATAATTATTTCCTCCAGTTAAAACTTGAATTGAATTTACTTCAAAATTATTAACAATTTTTGCACTATTAGGAATTTTTATTTTATATTCAGTATTTCGATTGCCAATTAATTCATCTCCAACTGAATCATATGTAAATTTTGTAAGCTTACCTACTTTTGATGAATTTAATTGAATGAGTGCTCCCGCACCATTTTGGGAGTTAAATCCAATCACCTCTGGTAATTTGGAATAATTTTTCCCATAATTTGAAATATTGATAGCACTAATAGGGCCAGATGCAGTAAGTGAGTTTGTAATATAAGTTAGATTAGTCAAATTTAAAGTAGTTAAATTTAAAGTATTTTCTATTGCAAATTTAGTACGAGATAGTACATTAAAAATTACTTGATTACCTAAGATATTACTAAATTTTAATTTATTACCAACTTCTAAATCATGATCCTGATTAGTTGTAAATATGATGCACTTTTGCTCATCAATTACATCAAAATTAATAGCAGTTAATTGCTTACCTACTATACTAGATATTTGTGCAGAAAAGCCACTTCCTAGATTTCCTGCATTATTTACAATTAGTTTATCATTTACTTTATAGTTATTTCCAGGATTTTCTATAATTACTTCATCAATTTCACCGCCACTATATTGTTTTGCATTTAATATAGTTTTATTTAATTTTAATGTAGGCGATTCTAGTTCAAAAACATTTTTAGTGTATAATGCTCCTCCGTTTTCAATTATTGGAGCTGATGGCAATGCATGTAGTCGGAATAGAATGGGAGTAGAATTTCTATCCCCATCAATATAACCTTTTATAAAATATGTAAGATTTCCAGATGTTAAACAGTTTCTTCCATATAGATGAACAACATTATTCGTAGTAACATTAACAGATCCAGTTCCAACTAGAGTACAATTTAAAAATTGAGTATTAGTTTTAGATTGATAATTTATGACTGCATTATTTACAAATAACTTTCCATTTGTTGTGGGGAAGTTAAAAGTTGATGCTACTGTAATAGTAGAATTTGATGATGATGTAATATTAGATACTGTAGATGTAACTATAGTGGAAGATGGAATGTATAAATCTTTATAGTTTAATGATTTTTGTAGTTCAAACTCATATAGTGTATTACTTACCTTTGAAATTTCGGATACAACTAAAGATGTTCCTGGGATATTATTAGCAGAATCTTTAGCTTGCACTAATTCAATTAACTTTACGTTGTCTAAATTTGATACCGAACTATAACTAGGTAACAATTCACAGCGTATAGCTATTTTTTCATAGAATACTGCAGAAGATGGTCTAAATACATAATTTTTTGGGTATTCTATAGTTGGATCAGTGGAAATAATTTCAATTGCAGGGTTTCCCTCTCTATTGATATCAGTTACTGGATATGCCTTTGAAATAATTCCTCTTGGAGATTCTCCTCCTTCACCAATAATTTTATCATCAACTCTAAAGTATCCAACTACATCATATAAAATTAATTCACTTGTTCCTGAATCCCACGTATCTACCTTTGCAGTTCCATTAGTTACACCATTAGCATCTACACTATAAATTTTTTGGTCTTGAATAAAGGTTCTAGGTCTTACTTTTGCTGTAATTGGACCAACATAATTTGCTCCTTCATTAACAACTGAAACTTGTTGGATGACACCCCCAGCTGACATCTGAGTTACTTTCATTTGTGCTGAAGTTGGAACAACTACCTCTCCTGGAAGTTTTTTGCCTGTACCAGAACCAATAATTTCAATTAATGGTTCAGATACTAGAGTTCCATTGTTCAGTTCATAGTAATAATTACTTCCACCTGAAACTAGATTAAATGTATCAATTTTTCCGGTATAATTTAAGATATTAATAACTGCACCTGAACCTCCAGGAGTCAAACGGACTTTTACCTTTTTATCATTAAATAAAATTCGGAATAAAATTTTATGAGATTCTTCGCTACCCTTTGATGAGTAGAATGATTTAATATTTTTTAAAAACGTAATTAAATTTAAGTCTTTTGATAATACTTCTGGTAAGTTAGGAGAAATTTCAGACTTTATTCTCTTTAAGAATTCTTGAGTAAAGTAATATGCAATATTAACAACTTGAGAAGATGTTTCATGAGAAGATGCTACTGCACCCTGTTTATATACTACTTGACTATATGGAATACTTTCAAATACAAACGCAGAAGTCCCACGAACACAATTTAAAAATTGTGTTGGGGTTTTTTCTCTGTAGAAAATTATCTCCCCATCAATGCTAACATATCCATTTTTATCTGGAAATCCATTAGTTGATACTACAGTAATAGTGTTAGAATTATTTGTTATAGAAGACTGTAAATTGGTATGTTGTACTAAACTATTAATAGTATAACTACCGATATTATAATAATCAATTAAGTTATTAACTAAATCTAATGAGCTATACTTAGTTTCCTGAGATTCATAATATGAATTTAAAAATGAAATAAACTTTGGGTTGCTTTCAGAAACAAAGTTCGGTAACTGCTTTTCAATCAGTGAAGAAATATTGATAATCTTTTCCTTTAGATTGTTCATGAGCAGATATCTGGGGTAACTGGTTTGAAGTCTTCAATAGTTTCATCTGGTGGGGGACAACCATATTCATTTAGCTTTTGCTTAGTATCATTGTCCATATAGTTTTGAGCCTTAATTTTATCATATAGAGCAATGCAAGGATCTACTGGATTTGTTGGCTGTTCTATAGTTTGGCTACCATCTGGATTTGATGTTATTGCAGTTCCATCAGGATTAACTGTGGTAACACTACCATCTGGGTTACCTACTGTAGTTCCTGGAATGTTAGAAACTGGAGGAATTCCTAATGGATCTCCAATTGGTTTTGGAGCTGGAACTAATGTACCTGGAGTCGGTAATGGCTGGATATTTGTAGTTTGAGATCCACTAGAAGATCCGATATCAATATAGTCTACTTCAATTGGAGTAATTACTGGATATGTGTCAGCTCCTGTTGTTATATCTGGATTGTCTGGAATAACATAGATATTTATCGGAGAGGTCTGACATGCAGTTAAAGTAAATTCTACCATTCCAGTTTCATAATTTATAAATCCTACAGATGCTATAACTCTTTCATTTTCAGTCATTAAGTAAATTGTTCCGTCTCTTTCACACCCAGCAAAGTTATTGGAAAATGCCACTAAAAATAGTGGAGCATTATACCCCTTAATACAAAATGGCTCACTAATTAAAGTATACTTAGTTTCAATATTATTCTTTAGTTTAGTATAAAAATTTAATTTGTACTTATAGCGTACATTCTCGAATAATTGAACAATTCTTTTAAATATTGATTTTACAACAACAAATTTCACAGCGGGTTCAATATCTCTGATCAGACAAATTAATTTAGATGATGAAAATAGCCCGTTGAAATTTTTAAACTCATCATCCAAATTATAGTCTGATATAATTTGTCTAGTTAAATTTATTAGAGTTAATTTATCTTTATTAGTTTTACTTTGGTTGTAAATAACATCGATGTATAAATCAATAAAAAATGGAATAGCATCTTCTATGACTGGAGTTATAGATCCTACTGCATATTTCTTTAATTCATTAGTAATTTTAGTTTTTTCTACTACTGAAATTGTAGATCCAATTTTTGGCTTTATTGAAATAAAAACTTTACCAAATTCGGGAGGAGATTTAGTTTCTCCACCAACAACTCGAATTAAATCTGCATTAGTGTAAATATTTTGTAAAATACTTTCATAGTCACTATTTACTACTGCCCTTTGCTGAGATGCATAGTACCTAGGGGCTCTATATTTTATTGACTTGATTGATTCAAATTCAGAACCACCATCAGTTTTTGCACTTAACGGAGTAGTGGAAACATTTGTTCCTGAAATATTTGTTGAATCTCCAGTTACAGTACCAATAAACTTTAACTGTGATGTTGCAATTTGATTTGCATCTGACCCACTTGATACAATATACCTTATTATAACTATTTCTCCATTCTGTAGTTTTCTACCAATTATATTATCTCCAAAGATAATTTCATATTTTTGATCTTGAACCTCTTCGACAAAAAATACTCTATCCGATGCAGTTACACCTACAACACCAAGTTTTCTTTCATACTCAACTTCTAAATTGGTTGAAGGATCTGAAATTATAAAAACTTTAATAGAATCTGCATCTACAAAATTATTTGGAACAAAAAATCTTTGATTTTCATTGGCATCGTTTACAGTATACCTAATACTGAATTCTGATCCTTCAACTAACTCTACATTTTCAAAAGTTACTGAAGAATTTCCTTGAGTATTTACACTAAGTGCATTTCTAAGCAAAAATGTATATACTTTGTTATTTTGAGTAGTAGAAAATATAGGACCAACGCCAATATTTACGGATTGATAGTTGCCTACATTATTTACAGTGATATTATAATTTACTTTTGCTGAAGTATATGAAGTTGGAGTATATCCTAGTCTTTTTGCATGTGAAACTACATTGTCACGAAGAACTGCAGTATCCAGGTTAAGTTCATTGGCCGCCATATTGATGTTATATGACGAATACATGGTATTGTATGCTAAAATATCCACTAGCATGGATAAGTTAGATCCTTCAAAATCGTAATCCTGGAAATCAGTTTTACTTTTGATGAAATTTTTAATGGATTCTCTGATTTGATTAAACTCTAAAGCAGAGATAGTAGGTAGTTCCATTTATTAACTTTCTCTTACGAGGATAAAATCTACGGTTTGTACTATAGGAGGTAATCCAACAATAAAATAATCTATTATTACTTCAAATTCATTAGAATCGTCTTCAACATTAACTGTAATATTGTTTAATGTAATTCTAGATTCATAGATATTAAGAACATTTTCAATTTCTTCAATTAATGAATTAGCTGAAAATGTACTAGTTAATTCAAACAAATAACTTGTAGTATCAGTTCCAATCAGAGGGTTGAATAGTCTTTCACCTAATTTAGTTAAAACTAAATTTTTAACAGACTGTTTAATTGCTTCTTCATTTTTTAATACTACGATGTCCTTAGTCACAGGATTTAGTCCAAAATTTAAACTAATGTCCTTAAATGACCTAGAAATTTTGCCTAATTCTTGCGAAACAGTTGACATTTAAATAAAATACTGTAATTATAAACTATTTAGATGCATCTTCAAAGTATTCACAGTAATCTACGGAATAGATTTTCTTCTTTTTTATTGGTAACGAAGCATAATCTGTAATTAATTTTGTAGTTCCCCACATTTGCTTCATATATGTGGTATCCCTATCGGGATTTGGGTGGATCGCCATCTGTCTTCTCCAAAAAATGGGTCTAACAGAACTTTTAAAGGGGTTGCTATCCCTTCGGTAATATTTATGAATAAAAAAAGGGGGTCAAATGACCCCCTAAACTATTATCGTCCTTGTCCTCGGTAGGCTTTCTTGCGTCCATTGCGACTTGAAGCAGAAAGGCGAGTATTTTTTGATTGTCCCTGACGGGTCATTTTAGGTTTTCCTGGAGTATAACCAGACTTATTGAAACTAGGTGCTTTTGCCATGTTAGTTCACGAAAACGTTGGTGGGTACAGGTAGTATTGTACGTGGAGAAACGGTATTTGTCAAGTCCCCCACATGTGCGGATGGCCGACCATTCACAAAAACCTTACTAGGAGCAATGATAACCCTAGCAATAGGTGTGCATGTAGTATCAGGGCATACTGGGAAGCCTGGTGCAGGAGTCAGAACGTCCCCTCCTGTGCTTCTGGGGCGACCATTTGCAAATACAGTTGATACAGTAGGTATCACTGCATTGGGAGGGTAAACGCAACAGGGTCTAAATGAAATAGAATCTGGATTTCCAAGTCCTGCTATGGGTCTTGTCATACGTTTTTATTTTGAATTGAGATTGGCCAGAATTGAGACAGATAATTATTCTTTTCGTAACTATGGTAAGAATAGTTACTATTTTCAAATGGGGTCATTGTACTTTCAAACAAGTACACTTCACCACTTTCTACAGCTCCAGAACCATCAGATGTGGCAGTAAAAATAGTTCCAACTTTATAGCCATCTGGAGCACCATAATCTTTCCAATTCACAGATCCAAGTGTCTTAATTATATAGGTTACATCAGTTTCAATATCTCCAGAGTTTGCAGTTTTCACAAAAGAAGATGTGGTATCGAACATTTCTCGTGTGCATTGTAAGAACTCTGTTTCAGTTTTATCTTTATAGTAGATAATCTCTTCACCTAGGTAGTAATGATGTAAGGTCTCATTTCTAGTTTCTGGGTTTATTTCTTTTTTGACAATAAATTTTGGAATAATTAAATAGCCTGCAGAAATAAATTGACTTGTGCTATCAACTATAATGGTAGTATCAGTTGTTTTTAGTTCCTGGGTTAGTTTTGCATATGGAGGTTCATCCATATATGGATTACCTTTATTCTTTACTGCATTGGAAATATTTTCGCTGACCTCATTAACTCGGAAGTTTAAGATCTTTTTAAATGTAACTTGATAGTTAGTATCATCCCCATGCCAGAATGTGGTAGGTGCGGGTCCAGTTGCCCATGATGTAGTACTTCCACCTAATGGTGGAGCGGGGAAAGGTACTGCAGAAATAGTTACTGTAGAAATGAATCCATTTGTAGTATTGACATTTGCTTGCCATCCAGCTCCACTTGCTGGACTTACAGTTCCAGTCCATCTTGGAATAGACTTAATTTGAATTTCAATATTGTTTTCATCTGAATCTGGCAACAAACTTGAATCACTGACGAAACTAAAGTCTTCAATGATGTATTCAAGTGACTTAAATCTTGGTGGAATACGATAAGCACCCTCAGTTTTAAACACTTGACTGGATTTATTCTCACCTTCAATCAATGGAGGTAGATTTGGAATGGTAGTTTGCTTGGGAACTGAAGCACCAATAGCAGAAATAGCTTTCAAAAGTGTATTTTGAAGAGAATTTTCATTTGAAATCACTTGTTTATACATCTCTTCAGGCAAATTAATGCTAGAGAAGTTAAAACTGCCTCCTAGATTTGTAGTGACGATACTATCTAACTCTTCTTTGCTGTAACTTTTAGGTGTTTTTGTATCAATACATGGGTCATATGCAGTATCATTCTGTATTGGGGCAATATATTCATTAAAAGTATTGAATTCACTATGTGGATAATAGACTTTTGAGTAGTCTGGTGTGATATTACTATCACATTCAGAGTCTTTGACTGCCAATACAGTCTTTCCACCAAGGTTAAGTTTTTCAGATTCAACAATTTTGGTTTGAATAGTAAGAAAATCAGAGGAAGCTAGACGATCTATCCAAGTTTTTAACTCATTAATCTCTGCAGGTCTGTTGAAATATGTCCAAAATACGTTGTTTATTTGATATGCAGTGTCAGTTGCAGGTGAAGCACATAAAAACTGCTGTTGAATGTAGGTAGACCCATCATTTAGAATGACATTGCCAAGTGCAAACTTGCCTAAATCATCTTCTAGGTAAGTAGATTCGCAGAATCCATCTCTAGAATAGAATAGAGGAGTATAAGTATAGAACTTTTTATCGTTACTAACATAAACACCACAGACTGCAGACCTGTCTGTGATACCTCTACCAGCAATAACTTGAATTCTGTTGACTGGAATCAGTGCTTGACCTTGAACTCTGGTGACAGACCACCCACGAACATATGTATTGATTTTATTATCGTTAGTTTTAAACCATACTTTAAAGCTTTTAGTGTTTACAACTTCAACTTTGGATACAAACACAAATGAGTTTTCTGCTCCAGATGCACTTTGATCATCTGTAATAGAAATTTGAATATCATTTTTAGAAGTAATTGTGGTATTATCTAAAAAGGTAACTAGGTAATATTTTCTACTTTCACTGTCATTTGAACCACCTTCATCGTTTTTATTAATAACTTGTACTTTAATATCTTTAGTTGTGGTCAATTGTATGTCTTTGTTCTTTTTATTGTCAAAAACATGGTAAACAGTGCTTGTATACTGGGGAGTTGAGGGGGTTGCTTTTGAATAGTACTGGTCCTTCACAAAGGGAGCACTACCGCCACTAATCTCAGCATAGCAAAGAATCTGGTTTGAGATGTTGTTTGCTAGACCAGTATTGGTGAATTTAACGTTTCTAACTTTTTGCTTGCTCTTGTACTTTAAGGGTTTAGTAAGAAAGATCTTAAGCCCCTGGATACTATCTACATAAGTATCCTTCTGAATACCGTAGCCAGTCACTAAGTCCCCAAGGTTGATAATTCTATCCTCTGCTCCATCATTCTTGTTGATGAAGATAAACCCAGGAGTCTTGTTTCTCTCAGAAAACTTAGAAACTCTTCTTCTAACAGATTCTGTAGTCCTCAAAGATTTTTCGTTAAGGTGCTCAGAGTTATAGTTGACTACTTTGTTGACTGTCCATCCATTGATGACATCACCAACAGCAATCATATCTTTATTGGAGGTATTCTCATAGTAGAAGAATATCTTATTATCGAGTGTACCTCCATGGTAAGCAACGCTACCCTCAGGTAGGCCAATTACTTGACTGTCTACTCTATTAAGTGTAAATGTACCGCTAACACTTGTACTGGATACTGCATAGATTGGGCAACTTTCAGCTCCCCCTTCAGATCCTGGTGGAGGTGGTGGGGGAGTAGTTACAGTAATACCTCCCACTGGACGTGCAGGGAGAGTATGTGTTAGTGGCCACTCAAAGATATGATAGAAGTATTGCTCATCATATACTTTATCTGCCTTGCAGAATCTTTCATAGACTGGCTTACTTTTGATATTATCACCAGAACCAGTAATCTCATACTCTGGCTGATAAAATACTTGATCAACAAAGTTTACATTGTCACCATCTGAATTCTCTGCATCAACAGCAGGTACTTGAATTACAGTGCGACGAAGTTTTTCCTGTTTGCTTCCATTCCGTATGGTTTTATTTGCTAAGCTAGGAGGTCTTACTTCATACCAATATTTCTCAATATAAGGAAATTCTATGGTAATCTGAGCTGCTGGACCTTCTTGTGGTGCAGGGCACTGTGGGTATGTAAACGTTAACTTAGCATCTACTGGATCTTTCTTTGGACTACAATTAGACATATTATTTAAATCAGTCTCCTACTTTATGTATGCGAATACCTGGAGTATCATGGTGATCAAAGTATTCAAACTCTAAAGTATCGCCCTCTTGCCATTGCATCTCATCAACGATCTCATCTGGAAATGTAATAAAGTATTCGCCAGACTTATCATCATACTGCACTTCTGTTGTAAACGAAGAAAATGTTGACATGTAGTGTGTATTAAAAACTACAGTATATAGCCGAAATAAATAATTAAAAATTTTTTAACCTAATGACTAATCTATTAGAAGCCTACCAATCTATGTATGAAGATCAAGATTGGAAGGAAAGAAATTTTAGATCAATGCCAGATAAAAGTATTCCTAAGGTTGCAAAGAAAGCTAAACAGCTACAGTCAGATATTAAAACCCAAAAAGCAAGACCATTAGCAAGATTTCGTCCTGGTATTAGAAAAGACGTAAAGAATAAGAATAATCAACTTAGAAATATTACTCATTCACTTAGAATGAAGCAAGGTGATATAGAAGCTAGAAAAAAAGTACATGATAGTAAAATTGATCATATCAGACAAAAAGCACATGAACTAGGAGTTAGGATTCACAATCTCAATAAACCACAAAGTGTCATTGCTCCTGGTCCAAGGAATTGGAATAGGCCATCAAATAAAAAGGTGAATGCATCAAATACAATCAAGAGATTCCGTAGAGAAGATATTGAGTATATTCTAGATTATCTTGTAAATGAAGGATATGCAAACTCCTATGAAAGTGCTGTAGGAATTTGTGAGTCTATGTCTGATGCTTGGGTGGATTCAATCTTAGGTGAAGTTATTGTAGAATCTTCCAGAAGATCACAAGTTGCATCAAAGCAAAGAGGTCAGGCATGAAGACATATTCTGAATTTCTATTAGAGTCTGAAAGAAGAATCGGAAGAGCATTAAGCCCTAGAGGACCCTCTTCGACCAGAGGGTTTATGGCTCGTAATAGAACTTATGGTGAATATGATAATACTCCTCCAACACAACAAAGAACTCAACGAAGAGCTATGCTCAGAAGGCATGGACTTCCAAAAGGATCTGCAAACTTAAAAACTCCCGAAACCAAATCCATCAAAAATGATGGAATGGAAACGAAAGTTACAACCCATAAAAACTCTGGACACTTTGCAAACGAAAGACTTCGTACTATGCAAATGTTTAAGTCACCAAAGAAAGATCAACATCAAGTTGTTAAGAGTATTACAAAACACTTAGGAAGAAACCACAGAAAACCATTTTCTGATGTTGATATCTACAATACAAACAAAGATGACTCTAAGATGACAAGTGGTAGAAAGTTTATGAAGGCAGTGAAAAATGTTCCAAAGGATGTTAGGTCTGTAGGTGGAAAATCTTTTGGTGGAGTTCCAACAGATATGAATACTGGAAGACACTCTCCAAGTCGTGAGAAGTTATATCGTGATAAACTTAAAATGACTAGACAAGATAAAACTACTCGATATCAATTCAAAAGAGGTTAAGCATGAAAACATTTGCTCAGTTCCTAGAAGAAGCAAAGCAACATACTCAACTTTTAGATGATGCTTGGATTCCACCTGCATCAAAGAAATTGAGAGCTGGAACAGAAAGTCCATTAAGTCTTGCAAGAAAGAAGGGAACGGATGTTAATAAAGTAAGAGCATCAGTTGGAAAATTCGCAGAACCAATCAACAATCCAAGGCATCCTGATATTGATTATAAAAAGGATGATAAGACAGGAACTCATACATTCACACACAAAAAACATCCAATTCAAGTAACCTATACCCCAGGAGATAAACCAAATACATTTATTCAGAATACAACTAAAACTGGAGAAACAACTGATAGAATTGGTGCAGGTAAAGCAATGCAGGATATTAAAAAGAAAGTATCATCTTCAGCAAGACCTGGAACTACATTAGTATCACAACCAGTAGGAGATCGTAGGGCATCATTGAATACAAGATCCCAGGGAATGAGTGAACCAAATGAAAAGGGAGTACAAGCAGGAATTACAAGAAATCGTTCACCAAAACAAAAGGCGAGAGGTGCAAAGCCTTTAGATCCAGTGAAACATACTGGGACATTTATTGATCCTAATCATTAAATCTACAAACTCAAATAAATTATTTTTTCCGAGGATCTAAACGGTTCTCGGAATTTTTTTTGTTGAAAATTTTTTCCGAGATTATTTTGATACACTCGGTAAGACAAAGGGCGATATATGTGAATTGCTCGGAATATGTTGTGCGGGTTGGGAGGGGCATATGGGGAAACCTTGGATGGGCTTGGAGGTTGGTGGAAAATTTTTGAGTTGGTTGAGTATCTCTCTGGCTTTCTGGGTACGTTATAGCTTAGGGTAGTTAGAGGTTTTTCACGGGTACGGCGGGCGGCGACCGATAAGGGCCGTTTATACTGCCCCTGCCCACTGATAAGGACTGCTGATCGATTAGGATTGCTGATCAATGGGGGAGCCCCGTAGGGCTCCCGGCTGGGCTCACCAGGCCATGGCGTCCCGCCAGAGGCTGGGCCACACGTCGCCGAGGTATTCGATCACCAGATCTGCCTCGTCATCCTCCAGCTCAGCGAACCCGTCAGGCATCGCCACGGTCTGGTAGAGATCGTGGGGGCAATTCTCAAAAGCGTGGCCATCCTCCCGGTACGTGGTGATCGAGCAGACGTAGGTTTCGAGCTCGGCACAAGCGGTGCCAAACTCGCAGTCGGCACGGCGTGCCCACTCGAACATGTTCGAGATGTAGGCGTCGGCGATGGTCAGCAGTTGGCGATTCATGGTCTTCAGGCAGTGCGGGCACCGATCGGCCCGCTTGAGATAATCCTACAGGATGGGCGGGCCAGCCGTGGCTGAGCTGGCCCTAAAGTTCATATTCAGTAACCTAGCCAGACCAGCCACTCCCCGGCGTCAACCCCATTGGGCCAGCCTATGGCTGAGCCATACAGGGCCAAAAACTCTTGCCCGACACCGTGGCTGATCGATTCACTGAAAGCATCCTGATAGGGGATGCAGCCCTGCTCGTTCATGCGGGCTTCGGTGGCTTCCCTAAGGGTTTCGTACATGGTGCTTGTGCTTGTGGGGTGTAGGTAGGAAGGGGGACCCAGTAGGGTCCCCGGCTGGGCTCACCAGTCGGCGGGATCGTACTGATCGCAGCGCCAATCCTCACGCTCCTCATCTGTCATGGGCCGGGTGAGGCTGAGCGGGCCACATGCCCACAGTTCCACTTCCTCGCCGTGCTCGGGCTCACAAGCCCAGCTCAGAACCAACCCAGCTGGCAAATACAGCCAGCCACGTGTGGGCTGGTTTGCTGCTGTATCTACGTACAGCACGTGAAGTATCGTCTGGAACTTAGGCGGTAGGCGCAGGTCGCCTACCGAGCAGGGGGTGAAAAGGTCGCTGTATTCCATGGTCTGAGAAGCGGTGCGGGCACCGATCGGCCCGCTTGAGATTAAGTATAGAGGATGAAGGGGCAAGCCGTCAAGCTTGCCCCGGCTGGGCTCACCAGCCCTGATGTAGGAGTGCAGCCTCCCTATCAGTGGGCTGATACTGGCAGATCAGCAGGGCCTGCCAGACCTTGCGAGCATCCTCTAGGGACAGCTCCACAACGTCAGGGCCGCAAGCGAACACCATCCGATCAGCCGCCAGCTGTTCAAAGGTGGCGATGGTGCCGGAGGGTGCCTGCAGATAGAAAGCCATGGGGGTTCTCCCTTGGTTTGCTTGCAAACTCTACCACAGGATGGGGCCAGTAGCTGGCCCCGGCTGGCCTCAGGCGTCGAATAGGAGTTGGGAGCCGATCTCCAGCTCGACTGCTCGCCTGTATTGGGCGAGCGCCAGCCGCTTGGCTTGCCGGTCGCCCCGGTAGCCAGCGTTACAGGCAAGACACCACCACATCTCCCACCTACCGGTGGAAAGGGGCAGCCCTTCCGGGCGATCGTAAGCCGTGTGAGTGCTGATAGTGCTGACCATGGCCTTAGGTGGGTTGGTTTGTGGGTAGGAAGGGGAGCCCGTAGGCTCCCCAGCTGGGCTCACTTCAATGCCTGCAGGCGCAGGAACAGGGATTCGATTTGATCGTGGGTCAGCAGGACCCTTTCAGTTCCACCCTCTTGCGTGGTAAACATCACGGGCCTGCCGGCGACCTGGGGAGTCTCATTGCACCATACGTCAATGCAATGGGTCAGAAAGTCGGCTTCAATGGGGCTGATCGTGGCCATTGGTCTGTGTCGGTTGGACTCGTAAAGTGTACCACGGAAGGGGGACCCCGTAGGGTCCCCGGCTGGGCTCGCTGTCAGTCCATCAAATGCTTGGTGTCGGCGTCCATCTTGACAATGGACGTATAGAAAGAGCGACGCTCACCCCGCCAGCGGTTAATTTCGCCGCAATTCTCAGTCATGCGCTCACGGGCACAACGGGCGACGTTGAACCAGTCAAGGGTGCCCATGTAGTTTTTGGGCTCGTAATCGTACTCATAGCCACTAACAGTGTAACGGATGCAATCGGTGGAGATGGTGCGGGACATTGGTCTGTGTCGGTTGGACTTGAGAATCTTAGCAGATGGGGGGACCCCGTAGGGTCCCCGGCTGGGCTCAGATGCAGTTGTCAGCCAGCCAATCTCGGATCTCGTTCGGGTAGGTGGCCCATGCCTGCAGGGCATCGGCGAGCATCGAGCACTCTAGGTAGCCTCTGTCGAAAGCCCATAGTGTGCCGCCGTTTCCGGTAAGGCTCAGCCACAGGGCAAACGTGCTCGGCTTGCGATCATCCTCGCTGTCAGCCCAGCTCAGCAACCTCTCCACAGCGTAGGTGGCCTGTTCAACGGTGAGGCGGGTTTCAGTGGTGGTCATCGCTGTAGTGCGGTGTACGTAAGGAACACTAGCAGGCCCAAGCGGCAGCTGGCAACAGGGGCTTGTGCAGCCTTTAGAAGTGGCACAGCTGTGGCAGTTCTAGAACTGGCCCACTGGGGTTTAGCGTGTGCCAGCAGGCCAGCTGGCCTTGTGCCAGCTCAGGCCCTGGCCCTGCGACGCCTGATCTCATCCTCATAGGTGCTCGCCTCATCGCTGTAGCGACCCTCAGCGATGGGGTTCCAGCCTCGCATCGCCTGTTGGGCCTTGCGAGCATCTTGTGCTGACCATACCAGCCCAGCCATAGTCATGGCCTTGGCTTTGGCCTCCCAGTTGGCGAAGTCTTGTGCGGTGGCGTGGTTGGCGATCATAGCCTTTGGCTGAACTGAGATCAGTATAGCAGGTGGGCTGGCGTGGTGTGGGCCAGTTGGTGGCCAGCCCTTGGATTGTCACAATGTAAAATGTATATACATTGTGCCCCCACGTGTGTGGGGGGGATGTATGGTTAAGTATTACCTATTACGGTTAATAATTTGTAATACTGTTAATAATTTTATATTACTGATAATAATTCTTGTCTACCAGAATATCATTCTCCCAAACTACATTGGTAGTATTAAATATAACGCTTAATAATTCTTCAGTCAATTCAATATAACCCATAGTGTTCAGTTCTTCTACTTGAGAATCAGTGAGGAAGGGATTCATGGGGTGCCTTTGTTTGACCCCCATAGAATCGCACAGATCCTGGCCAGAGTCTAGGGGGTCTTGTGCCAGTGGTTGAACTGGTTTTAGGACTTGACGGGTGCTCGGACGGTGTGCTAGACTGAAGGTAGACTCTCTTTTTCTGTGTGACGATTTGTGAACTGGTCACAGCTGGGCTCGGTTTGGGGCTGGCGGTGTGCTAGACTATGTTCACAAGCGAACGAGGGCTGGGGTAAGCCTGCTGATGAAATGGTCGCCACGCCGCCTGCCATGAAATAATCTAGAAAAAACAGCACAAAAAAGGGCTTGCTGTCAAGCCCCGGTGTGCCACTTGTCAGACTGGGCTAGGACGATCCTGGCTCCAGCGAACTAGCCTTTTGTTGCTGGCCTTAGAGTAGACACGGTTGGTGATAGGGGTGCCATCAGCCTTGGCGCTGATGTTACGCCCTGCAGAGTCTGCTGCGGCCTGCAGGGCCTTACGTGCTAGCTTGCGCTCGGCCTGTAGTGCTGTGTCGCTAGTGGCCAGATCGAACAGCCATTGGGCACGATGGCGACCGATAACGTGGGGCCGTGCCACGGTAACCTTAGCAAGGGCAACAGCCACGACCTTGGGAATGCTGGTGCTGGTAAGACGATCGTTGCGGGTCATTGTCTTGTGGGGTGTGTGGGGGATCTCTGTCCCCGTGATCTAAGTATAGGGTATCAGGGGGACCCTGGCTATGGGTCAGACCCTGATTGTTACAAAGTGAAATAATTACACTTTGCTGGCCAGAATAGCTTGCCGTTCCTTTTTGTAACCGCTAAACTTACCAGCACGACGGCGAGCATGAACAGCTTTGCCGTAGGTTGAACCTTTAGGCTGGGTTGAATGCACCAGCAAAGCGAAAGGCTTGTCACCAAAACAGTGGCTATCATCGTGATCTACTTCCAGACCCATAGCCTCAGCTTCCTCGTCATTGTGGACGACTTTACTATAGCGAGGGAACACACCTGCGTCGATGTAGTGATCGAATTTGCCACCATAGCTTGCCGTCATGTAGAAATTAGCAGGTAGTTCCAAACCTACAAACAGTGGCAGGTTTTTGCTGTAGCAGTAGAACTTAAGATCAGGGTTCAGCTTGGCTACTTCAATCCAAGCATCCAAATATGCTCCACTGAAGAAGTCTCCAGACTCGTGAATTCTCACCAGCTTGCTATTCTTCTTGCGAGCATTCTGCAGGCTAGTGTTCAACAATTCCACTGCAGTGCTCTCTTTAATAGCATCAGCAATCAGCTGGAGATTGCGAGCACGAGCAAAGAATGGGCCATCGTATTGTGCCTCGCTAGTTGCAGCAAAGCAACGAAACTCAGTATGTGGGCCATCCTGAACCTTACGCTTGCCGTCTTCATTAACAACAGCAAACGAGAGACAGAATAGAGCACCGGGACAAGTCTTGCCAGCTGGTAAAGAGAAAATCAGCGTGCCCTTGCCAAGCTTGGCGTTACCGTGAGAGAAGGTCAGAAGGTCGGTCACTGGATTGGGTTGCGACTGAAGTAATAGTAGCACGCCAGCCGAGCCTTGGTGTGGGCTGGCGTTACAAATCGAAATAATTACATTTCCAGCTCCCAATCCTGATCGTGGTGTACATTAACCCAGAAGAAGTTCTTGCAATTTAGTGAACGCAAGAATACTTTATCACCTTTGTGTTGTTCAACAACACAATGCTCGCAAGAATCCATTAGATTAGCGAACCTGTTCTTTGCCTTCTTTGAGATAGGTTTGACAGTGATCATCGGAGCCATGACGTTAGTTTGCGATTGGCTACGTTCAACAGTTTAACAATAACCAGCAGTGCAAGGAGTTCAGCTGTCACAATGTGTAATAATGTAGTGGGAGGGGGGAATCGCACCCCCCAGAATCCTATCACACCGCCTTCAGTTCTTCAGTCTTACGTGCATCAGCAATAGTAGAACCAATGCTTACATTCTTCAGGATCTCATCATTAGTCATAAGATCACTCAGGAACTGAGCATAAGACTCACTTGCAGTAAAGGTATATGCTTTGTCTACATTGCTGTGATATGTAATAATAACATCAGTGTTGTCTACAGTGATAGAGTTAATAGCACTGGACTGTTCTTTGGTAAATGAACGATGCACAGGAGCGATTACAGTTGCCATGATGTTTGTGTGGTGGGTGTACAGTTAATAATTTAACAGGTGGGGGCTGGGATGTCAACCCCCTGATTGATTAGTAATACTAATCAGAACTTAATCTCGTCTGGTGTGGGTTCTGACATAGTATCATCAGACTCATCTGTGAGCATGTTGAGAATACTAAGAATCTCATTGCCCGTTTGACCCTTGCGAAGCATTGAAATTAGCAGTTCTTTAGACATAATAATTCTCAGTAATCAATGTTAGAGTTAATAAAATGACGAAAGTTTGTTTCACTTTCATCATCATCAGCTGCAGGGATTAGTAAATCATCCTGCCACTCAGTTTCAAGATCAACAAAGTCGTAGGTGGTTTCCATTGTTAATAATCAGAATTGGGTAGACTTTACAATCTCTTCTGCGAGCAGTGCATCACCAAAAACACCAGCAATGAACTCTTGCACAGAGTCTTCGTCTTCACCTTCTGCAACCCAGATGTCTTCAATTAACATGTCAACATCTGTGTCACCTTGGCCAGGATTCTGATCAAAGGATTGAATCATCATTTGCATAGCATAGCTAAACAAATCATCTGAACTCATGTTATCAATAACTCGATAGCAGTGAGCCTGCAGGAGTTCAGAAACTTGTTGAGTGGTGATGTCCATTGGTTTAGTAGTGAACGAGTTCAGTATGGCATGGGTTGGGGGCTGGTGTCAACCCCCTGACTGATTAGAGTTTCTTATCGGTGATCAGGGCACCATACTTGTTGAGTTTGCCTGCACAAGGCTTGTTGTCATAAAATCCAAAATAATACTTGCCAATACTAATACCAAACTGTTCGTCACCTTGCTTAGCCTTGGTGTTAGCACCAATATAGAAGAGTTTGGAATCAAGTGAGAACTTCATGGGTTCAGTAGTGAACGAGTTCAGTATGACAGAGATGTGGTGGGAAGTCAACCCCCTGGGTGATTAGTATTACTAATCAATAAGATTAGCATTGATAGAATGTTCTAATGTCTCTAATTCAGTTTCATTCAAGCCTAGCACATATTCCTCAATGATTTGTTCCATGAATACATATTCGTTGCTATACAGCTGTTCTTTGAGAGCTTCAATCATCTCGTCCTGTTTCATGGATTTAGTCTGGAAGAACTGTACCACGTCTGTGTAGTTCATGGGTGGGGTGTCTCAGTGACATATGTAATATACACCATCCTGGGTGGCCTGTCAAGTGGTAGGTGATTAGTAATACTAATGGATGGGCTCGGAGTGATTCGGAATGCTTATATTAGTAATACTTATCGGTGGCCTCGGAATGATTTGGAATTCCTATGAGTTTTTTGGGGCTGGGGGCTTGACAAATTCGGCGAGTTGTGATATACTGCGGGCCAAGACTGCTGAACCTCCGAAGGTTTCTGAGACAAACAAACACACTCGGAGGTATACAGTATATGGTTAATAATTCTAGAGGTATACAGTATATGGTTAATAATTCTCTCTACACACATCACTCATATATGTTTTTTATTACATTTAATATAACCTTAATAATTTACACTAAATCATACATACCATTCCGCAACACATCAATCCACCTATTCAATCCATCTATAATCCTTTGATCTTCTTCTTTTATTAGATAATAATCTTGAATATATTTTATCTTTGCTTGTACATATGCTTCATGTGCTTCTTCTTGTGTATGATAACAACCTACAAGAATGTATTTACTATTGATTTTGATACGTGATATGAAAGGTCTACCTTTATCACTTATATCAGCTTGTTTAACTACTCCAATAGGATACTTCCCTCTTCTAGCACTTCCCTTATTCAAGAGTTTATTCAAGTTAGAACTTACATACACACATGTTTCTGGTCCATAGACTTTATTACCTGGATAGATAATGTCTTTATCTAAGTGCATTCCTTGAGTGTATGCTTGTTGATCATGCCAGGCTTTGAAGTTAGAGAATCTATGCCATACTGGTGCTACAGTACAACCTTTATATGTGGGATACCTTAAGTGATATTTTTCACAATAACAACGTCTAAGCATTCCATTCCAATTAGCATACACTTTACAGTGTTTGTTCTTTCCATTAACTTTAGGAATAACGATGTAACCTGCATCATTAATTCCTACACCATAAACTAGTTTAGTCATAATAATCAATCAGTTTTTGTTCATCTTTTCGATTCTTCGGATGATTTCTGCTTGTTCATCCTCTCTATCTGCATCTTCTCTTCTTTTCTTTTTATAATTCTCTACTCTATCTCTTTCTGCTTGTAGTCTTTCTCTTTGTGTTTGATTTAATTGTTGTTGTTTTTGTTGTATATCTTCACCTAGTTTATATTCTCTTGGGCCTTGGTTTGGATTCTCTCTATTATACCTTTCGATTGCTTCACGACCATGCCCTCCTTGTTTCTTTATAAGATCCTTGATATGCTTTTCAGAGTACAGTGGCTTTGGTTTCTTATCCTTCTTCTTTGCTTCTTCTAGGAACTGTTTGAAAGTAATCATGATTGATCTAAACATGGTTAATTCTATTTATTTTGAGTTGAAGGTTGAGTTGGGTGGCGTGGTGTGTTTTAGGGTGAATATGTGGTGTTTTTCTGACGTGAATACTACCACACATAGCCTTCTTCAGATGTCCAGGTATACAGGATTTGCTCCAGTTCTTGAAGTGATGTGCTGATATACTCTTGGTTTTCTACTTGCAGATAATAGGTAGGAGTGAGGGCACCGTATGACGTGATGGTGGGGAAACCATCTAGGATGGCATCTTCTTCAGTTTCTGGCAGTGGGAGGTTGGCCATGAGGCGGTCAGGATATACCCAGAACAACTCATCATCATTCTGAATGCGGAAGCAGGTAGGGAAGACTGCGGAGAACTGTTCGGTGACCATGGTGTGGTGTGGTTGAACTGGAATCAGTATAGACCGAAAATGCCCCAGGAGTGGGGCATGAGTGTGACAGTTATTGAACTGGCTTGGTATAGGTATGATAGGTGCCAAAGATCTTTACAGTCTTAGGCTTGGGTTGTTTGTTGTAGGGTTTCTTGCTCATAGTGCTTGTACCTCTTCTAGAATGTTGTTAATGTCTTGTTCATCACGATGACCTAATACATCATCAGTGATTGGTGTATCATAGGTGATTTCCCAATTATCTTGGGTGCCTTTGAGAATAGCTACTTCATACAAATCATCTTCAAAACCATAACTACCAGGAAAGCGAACTACAGATACACCATAACCATTAGGGAAGAAATGTTTGGCTTGAATGCCATCTTGAATCTTGTGTTGCTCAAAGTTCAGTTCAGTGAAGTTCATTTGCAGTGATGATGATTGGGGTATTTGATGCAATACATTTGATGTACTGCTCGGTATTCTACATCAATGAGTTTACCATTATCACGGAGGGCCATGAGAACATTCCAACCAATGATAATACTAAAACCACAGATGATTGCTGGTACATATCTCATGCGTTGTAGCCTTCTACTTGGAGTAGGATACGGCGAGCATCATAGGCATCAAACTGTGATCTGAATGTTGCTACCTTTTGGAATGGTTCCATTCTGTAAATAGACCATTTGGTAGAACCAATCTCTTGCATAATCTTGTAAGGATTGTCGATGCCGAGTGGATAGGGTTTCATTGAAGTCCCTTGACTACCTTTACAGATTAACCGATCTGTGGAGGCATGTCAACCTCTGATTGATTAGCTTTGCTGATGCGTGCGGAACGTTTCCGCATTTCATACTGATGGTTCCGTGTGAATGCGTAAAGAATCACAACAAGTGCTCCAGCTAATCCTGCAACTGCAGCGATAGCATTAACTTCAGTTGGGAAAGTAGTGGTTTCAATCATTGAGAATACCTTCAAGGTGGTCGAGACAGAGTGTAACATAGTTTTGATCTTCTTCGATCAGTTCACGATACTCTGCATAGAGAGCATCAGCAATTCGGAAGTTCTTGTGCATTGTTTTGTAGGTTTTAGCATTTACTGCACGATTGTTGAACTTCTCCATTCTCTCCATAGCATTAGTATGTGAGAGATAGATTGAATAATCAGCTTCGTCCATTGTGTGATGGATCTCCTTTTCCTTCAAGTGATTTGGCAAGTAATTCAGCATACTTTTCAAGATATGCTGTATCATAGGCTGCTAGATGGTTTTTTGTCAACTCCTTGTGCATGTTGCTGAGATTGGTCCAGTCTTCATCGTTCATAGTTCCAGGTCTACGTAGTCTAACTCACCCAGACCAATGTATTCAACACCATTGTGTATAGTATGATGGTTGACATGCCAATGGCCATGAATAAACAAGTCTGGTTTGTGTATGTCTATTATATTATCAAAAAACTGACGAGTTACTGATACATCGTTAAGTTTTGTCATATTATGTTTCGCACAGACTATGTATGTTAGGCTTTCTGGCATTTCATGTGCAACAATGACAGATGGCTTGAGCTTTTCATACTCATCATACACATTTAATAATTTTGAATATGATAATTCTTCATCAGGCCACCAGTTGTATCCTTCTGTTCGGTATGCTTGGTCAATAGACTTTGCACCACCAACACAAAAGATCTTATCATGAATCAGTGTGCCATCTGGTATCCAGAATGGATGCTTTTTGCATACATTTGGATTATCATGGTTGCCACGAATGAATCGGTGATCACCTTTCTTCATGGAATCATATGGAGGATTGGAATGTACTTGCTCAGTAATTTTACTGATAAAGCCTACACCGAAATCACCAACTTGAATAGAAACATCGCATTCATTGATGATCTTCTTGTATCGTTTCCATTTACCATGAACATCACCAATGAAGCGAATAGTTTTCATTTCTTAAGCCATTTGTAGATACAATAGATAGCAAACAGAATGACAGCAACAAGAATTACATATCGAAATACATAAACTGCCATCATTGCACCGAAGAGCAAGATCCAGAACAGTCCACCATCAGATGAGCCAGAAGAATAACTGGATCCAGAACTGGATGATGAAGAAGGTGAACTTATAGGATTGCAGGTAATAACCTCCTTTGCACCATAGGTTGATTTAACTTGTGCAATAGCATCTTGTCGTACAATACCAGGGGTTTCAATCTCAACATTCTGTAGAACATTGGATTGGGTTCGGATTGTTGCTCTCCAGCGTTGTGTCATGTCAGCGACTCATGCGATAGATGATACAACGCTTGAACTCTTGCCATTCAGTATCACTAAAATTGTCGCTAGCATAAGGAATGCCAACATCAGAGGCACATTGCCTTGCAACACTTTCAGGAACAGGAGTCGATAGGAAATCATACTGAACGATTGTAGCCAAGAGAAAGGGAAGCATCAGTTTTCCTCAGAATAAGGATTGAAGCGATCACTCCAGAGACTTGCGAATGTCTGTCGGAGTGTATCCAGCGTATCATACCGTTGAACGATGGCATTGTCAAGCGGAAGCTCGTGCATACCATCATCATAGGGAGCTACAAGCTGAAATGAATCGAGAGCATTCAAGATAATGTCCATCATCATCTCATGCTGAGATTCAGTGAGTGTAACCGTGATGTCACCAGTTTCCATGATAAATCAGTTTTTGTTTACAGTAACGAGGCCAGAGAATACAAGTCGAATACCAAGAATGATACCCCAGACTTGCCAAAAAGTGAGAACAGTGTAGCTAAAGAGATTCACTAGAATCCAGTGAACAATCCATGCTACAGGAATCATGAGTAAAGCACTCAGAATGAATGCAAATACTACAATGATTGCAAGTCCTGTGAGAGCACCTAGAGCTTCCGCCCAGGTATATTCTTTGTTGTTCATGCGTTTGCGTCGAGGTGAGTAGGTCAGAAGTCCTCCGTGTCAACAAAGACACAATAGGGCAGATTGGCAGGGCTGTCAAGTGGTCTGTGACAGCCCGTGAACTGGCTCAGTCCACATAGTATTCTGGAGGGATTCCCTGCCTGAATACAAAGTCTACAACAGATTGCAGACGTTGTTGAGTATTCTTACCATAGTTCTTGTGAACTGGTACAGTCACAAAACCATGAGATTTACGATAAGACATGTAATCACCAGGAGTGAGCACACCATCAGCCATATCTTGTGCATCTTCTCTATCAACACGAATAACTCGTCCAATAGTTTGACACATTTCAATGACGTTGAGATTTCGCAAGAGCACAGAGTGCGTAAGCCCTGGGCAGTTGATCCCTTCACTCAAAATCGAATAGTGAAACAATACAAACTTCTTTTGCTTGTCTTGACCCCATTTAGTCATGGTATCAAAGAATACTTCACGATTCACCTTCTGGTCATTGACATATGCACCTTCCTTAGATGTAATATGTAGGATCTCATAGCCACGTTGTTTGAATTGATTCATGACATCAGTTCGGAACAGCATCTGACATAAAACCTTGGTACTAGGTGCAGCAACTAGCACTTTTTGAGCTTTATTTGCATCTAGGCCATCAAGGATAGCTAATAGAGTTTTAGCATCATGTTTTGCTGCATTATCTTTATCACGCTCACCATCAACCTCATACACTTGCACCATGGGAGGAATGATGCTACCGTTCTCAATCAGTTCAGGTGCAGGTACATTCTCAATAATTTGACCAAACACAATAGAGTTATTCATGCCACGACCTTTTGGATTCTGTGACAGTTTAGGTGTAGCAGTAAAATAGTATGCAGACTCTGCATGTTGAGACATCATTGCAGTAGAAACAAAGAAGTCTCGCTTACAGGCATTGTGAGCCTCATCGAAGTAGACTGTATCAATGTGTATTCCACTGTCAATAACACGGTGAAGAGAATGATAAGTAGTAAAAAGTAATTGGTGTTCATTGTTAGATTTAACCATGTTGTGGAACATGGTAATATGATCAGGATTAGTTGTAGAGAAATGTTTGGTTTCGCCAGAGTGAACATGGGCGACAACAGCATTCTTGATTTCTTGTGTAAACTCTGCACACAATTGATTCGCAAGCAGGATGCGAGGAGCAACAATCAGTGCAGTAAATGGTTTGTCTGATTCTTCTAATCTACGCATGAGATCACGAATCATAATCAGAGTTTTGCCACCACCAGTCGGAACATAAATTTGGCCAAGGCGAACCAGTTCCATCTTGGTGAGGCTTCGGGCTTGGTGGGGACGGAGCTTCATGGGTGATGAACGAATGGATCTATCGTACCATGGAGCCACAACCATGTCAAGCAGACACAAAAAAGAGGGCATATAGCCCTCTGATTATTATTGCATAGCAAATACAACTCGTTTTGCTATGGCTTCAATAACAGGAACACTCACTGAGTTACCAGCTTGCATATACAATGATGAATCAGATGCTTTTGGTAGTTGATACCAATCAGGGAATCCTTGAAGTCGTACACATTCAAGAGGAGTTAGTTTACGAATACCATCTGAGACTTTAATAATAGGAACATTATGTCCACCTGATCCCATATTAGCAGTTAGTGTAGGACATACACCTCGTTTGTTTTGACGTACATACTTACGCCTCCACTGATATACTTCATTCTCATCTATGACATCATCTTTGATTCTGTCATAGAGTGGCTTACCATTATAATAATATTTACGATCTACAACTGGTTCAAGATACTCACGTACAGTTTTGGTAAGTGCAACTCGATCTGGGAAACTAAACTTAAAGTTGTGAACTGGATCTTTGAACCCTACAATATAGATACGTTCACGATTCTGCGGAACATTACCATATTCCATAGTATTCAGAACTTTATACTTGAAACTATAGCCAAGGCTATTAATAATTGCACTGATGGTTTTCATAGTATTACCACCATCATGACCAACTAGATTCTTTACATTCTCAAGAAGAAATCCATCGGGAGATTTCTGTTTAATAATGTTGGCAATGCAAAAGAATAGATTGCCACGATCCTTTTGATCATCAAATCCCTGACGGTTGCCAGCAATAGAGAATGGCTGGCAAGGAAAACCACCTAATAGGAAGTTAAAGTCAGGGAGTGTTGCAGGATTGATCTCACGAATATCCTGAATGTGAAGTTTAGACTCTTGGAAGTTTAGATCATAAGTTGCTTTGCACTTGGGTTCAAAGTCATTTGAGAATACTGTTTGGAATCCAGCATTCTCAAATCCAATACGCATCCCACCAATTCCAGCAAAGAGATCAATAGTTTTTAGCATAGCCTTCGTATAAGTTCTGATATGTTACCACAGTTTGATTCCCTTGTAAAGGGGCTGGAGATCGTTGGGTTCGATTACGTATTTCTTTACAGAGAACCTAGGACGCTTTCCCTCTTTCTTGCGTTCTTCAAATGTGACTTGTTCTTTTTGTTTGACGATTACATTTGATACAAGATCATATGGAATCTCATAAACATCTACAGTACCATCAATGTTGCCACCATTGTAGAAATCCATAAAGATAATTTTATCTTGCTTGGACTTGGGTCCAAATGATGTACAATCATACTTCATTTGTGTAGCTTTGATCTGTACTGCCTTGCCGTCAATAATATCAAATGCATCAAACGAACGATCTTTTAGCTTTTCATTTGATGATTTGTGATACCTACCAGCTGTAGTCAAAATACAATATGTTACTTCAGAGATTGCTTCTGGAATGTTTGTAGCTCTCTCATCATGAAACAGTCCCTGGTCTCCAGCTGCTTCTTCACGAAGGCATTCATGCAATAGTTTCCAGGCTTCAAAAGTATTCTTGAGCCATGGAGTATCATCCTCAGTGTAAAACCTTAGTGTGAATACACTTGGAACACCATAAACTTCAGACTGGATTTGCTTTTCAATCATTTGTTCATTTGGAGTGTAGGAACAGGCATCCCACCTTCAGTGGGCACATAGATGGTTACATTACCATTTTTGGCACCATCTTCAATACCAGTAATGTACAGATACTGAAGATACTCACGATTATCTTTCAGCGAATCACCAATGATTTGGTTTGCCTTGGCAACACCTTGAGCACGGATGATTTCAGCATCAGCAAGTTGCGAAGCAGAATCTTTCTTTGCTTGTGCTTCCAGAACTGCTACCTGACGAGTAAACTCTGCCTTTTGCAGTTCCGCTTTACCAGCAAGTGATTGCTGCCACACATTATACTGTGGACCACCAATGAAGATGAGACCAAGAACAGCAATGGCACCAACAGCACCAATAGCAATAACAGGGTCAATAAATCCGTTTTGTTTAGTCATAGTAATTTACCTCAAATAAAGTTCAGGGAGTAATCCAATCATAACTATTAGGAGTTTCTACACTCTCAAATCCATCATATTCATCAATATGATAAGGACCACTGATTTCAACAATAGCAAGTTTAGCACACTCACCATTTGCTTTGTCACCCAGTTCTTCTACAACTTGAACCAGAATAGGGTCATGACGATCAACATCACGGTGATACCAATTTTGTGCTGAATATGCTTTGTTGTAAGCCATACGCTCATCAAAACTCATAGCCTGAAACTCTTCTGTGTTTTTTGCTTTGATTCGCTCTTCAGGTGGAACCAGCCAAACATTATATCCCCATCGTTCATCCTCAATCCAAACTTGTTGTTCTTTGAGTTCCCAGTATCGTTGGACTGCTTCTTTAGACAGACCAAACCCACCGTAGCAGGCATTATAAACAACTTTAGTCATAATCAGAGTTTAAAGGGAGAAACAATAATACGAGGTTCAACATACACAGGACGGGTCTTACCACTACCACTGGGATCAGAACACATCACCCAAGTTCCTTCTGCACTATCAGGAGAAAAAAGACCATTAGGGTCTGCTTGTGGTAGAGTTGTTCCAGTGTACTCATACTTTTCAGGATTAGTATATTGAGTAGCAGCAGGCAAACCATAACCAATAGAATTACACAGGAACACTGGACGACCAGTAGTTTCAGGAACAGTGTAAGTATAAGTCACTAAACCATCTTGGTCACGCATCTCAATGATTTGTTTCATCAGTTTGCGTTCACGGAAGTTCTTGATGGCAGGCATACCAGTTTGAGCAGTACCTTCTTGAAGAATACGTTCTTGCTGATCACGTTGTTTTTGGTCAGAATTACTGAAATCATCACAACCAACAAGAGTTACACCCAGAAGTGTGATGACAGCAACAGAAGCAATGGATTTCATTATCAGTTAGGAAGATTAGAGATGAAGGATTGGAGGTCAGAAGGCATAGCATCAGCAGGAACTTCAGCAGCACGATGCCGAATTACATCTGCCAGTGCTGCTTTATGTTCAGGTGTTGCTTTGATATACTCAAATTGCATATTCTGCAGTTCTTGGACAGCACCAGTTCGGAAGGACTTTGATTGTTCAAAGGTGTTCCTGCGAACATTCTCGTACTTTGGTGCAAAAAATGCGGTGAACAGAAGGTCGTGGTAGGCAATCCCCCAAATAGAAGCAACCAGACCCACAAAACTACCAAAAACAAGAATACTAGTTTTCATAAATCATTCCTTCCATTTGTGCAGAGAGTTCAAGAAGTTCATTCTTGAGTTTTAGATTTTCTTCTTCAAGAATCCCAATCCTACGTTTCAGATCAAGATTTTCGGAATACAGACACATTGCATCAAGTTCTGCATCTGTATATTTGTTTGCTGTGCCTGAAATTGAAAAATCATTCATTTGAGACCAATCTCCTTGAGATAATCGTGGTAACGCATGAAGCGGGTGAGTGATGGATGTCCTGGTGGATTTAGGCTCCAACAGCATTCAGTATAGGATAAAAACTCATACCAGGGAGTGGTTGGGTCCAGTACGTGAACTGGCACATCATTAGAGTTTTCCACCTACCACCCCTTCGTAAAGTTTACTTTCGGGAAAACCTTCTTGTCTTCCTTTAAGGATGAATCTTGTTGCATTGATGCAAGATTCCCGTGTGAGAGAAGTAATAAGCGGGTCCCCATTCTTATGAAAACTCTTCCAAGTTTTCCAACGAGATTGTTCAACACGGAATGTATCATCAATCCAATCTACCTCTGCAATTTCAGGATGCTCGTTTGGGTTTGTCATTCAAATTCTCCAGTACGGTTTTTGACTGTGCCTGAGCGATATACTCCCTCAATTCGGGAGTCTCCATCCATTCCCAGATAGTCCCGTCCTTCTGAGTAAAGTTTTTCTGCATAGTTTGAATTTTCATAGATTTCAACTTCAACTTTAATTTCTCTATCATTCCAGTGTCGAATAACACCAGCAACAATAAAGCAGTTTGTAATGAGATACGTAGTAAAGATAACTGTCCTTACAATAGCAACCTTATCAGCTACTTGATCTTTTTTGTGTGCTTTTTCTCCTAGTGCGAGTGCCCACAGGTGCCACAGGTGTTTCATCTGGTGTAAAGAATGTGTCTAGTGTTGAGAACAGTTCAGGTTTCTTTTCTTTTGGTTTTCGTTTGACTGTTTGAATACTTGCATTGGTTGGTTTGTATCTCTCAATATGTTTCTGAAGATGCTCTTCACACATAAACCAACAAACTCGTTCATCCTTTCCATCAGTGTATTCTAGCCTGTATGGAAATCCTTCGTATGGAAAATCACTCATCTAAGTATTTCAATGTGGGTAATCTTACCTAGTTTAAAACATATACTACATCTTGGCCAGCATTCCCATTTTGCATTTGGGTTTTGTTCTGGATATACTTCAATGCAATCAGTTACATATTGTGGACGAATCACACCATGATTGCCATTTGGAATCCATTGAAATCTTGCCCAAGGTGGAAGTGATTCATCATCGACTTCTACAAAGTCTGCAGCCATGCAATCATCAATCTCATACAACTCACCAGAAGGACTGATCCAATAATCAGTCATAATACACTTGAGTCCTTTGGTTTGTAATGTATGATTATTGAAATGTTCGTTGATTGGATATGAACAACGAACTCGATCAAACATTCCCATTAGAAATCACCTTTACCTTGGGAGACATCAAAGGTAAATATACCACGATCCTGCCACATTGTCAAGACCCTTTTGCGATCATCAAACACTGCAAAGATTTGATATTGCTCTTCGATCTGATCAGCAATCTCTGCCTTCACAATAGCATCATCACGATGGTCTTGATACTTTCTCATGTATAAGCCATTATGATCATATGGTGTGATACCATGTTTCTCAAGCCATTTTACAGTCACATCACGATAATCATCAGAGCGACCACTTACAAAGAAAATAGGATATAGGTACTTCAATGCACAAAACATTTCAAGTACCTGCTCTACAGGTTTATCATTACTGATTCCACGATTCCATGCATCCCAGTTACGAGGCTTGGTTGCAACAAATTGTCTGCGATGAGTCACATCACAGAGAGTACCATCGAGGTCAAAAATGATGCACTTAAGTTTAGGAGTATTCGTAGAGGAATCCATGGTTTGTGGTATAGTGAACATGAGTGATGCCAGCTTCTTTGAGTGCTAGCTGGCAAATGGGGCATGGTCGAGCCATTCGTAGTTTACCCTGTGGATTGATCCTTGCAACAATAATAGTATCTACATCTTCACGACACTTAACTAGGGCTGCGATCTCTGCATGGAGATAGATCTTTTCTTTCAATCCAACTCGTTCTGCAAACTTAGCTTGAATTGGATGAGACTTAGTTTCTAAATTAGTAGCTGAGACAATTACTTTGTTTTTATTGAGTAGCAAAGCGCCAACTTGTTTCTTTGATGGAGAAGATTTTGCAGTTGCGATTGCGTGTTCAAATACCGAGTCAGAGATCATCAGGCTACCTGCAATTTCAGATGCGACCCATCATGAGTCATAATAACATCAAAACCTTCGTCTTCAGTTGGCATTTCAAATTGGTGATACATGCGAGTAATAACAGAGCGTGGAATGAATTTGTTTGCTCTTTGCGAATTGCGAATGATAGCTTCTTCAAGAGTGATAGGAAGAACCACTGCAGTTTTGGTATAAGTATCTGGAATCTTCTTTAGTTTCTGTCTACGAGACTTTCTAGAAACATTAGTCTGATCCCAGATGATAGACTTGCCTCGTTGAATTGCAAGTTCTAGCTCTTCATACATCTTAGCAGTAGCCTCAGAGATAACATCGTCAAAGACTTCATTGTAAGTTGAATTGTTTTCTCTTGCAATTTTTTCAATGTAATCATCAGTGGAAATGATTACATATTCATCAAACACATCAGTGTTGTCAATTCCTCTGCGAATGTAGGATGATTTACCTGCACAAGGAATACCACACATCATAATCAGTTCCATGAAATACCTCCGAACATCCAGCGGGAATCGTTTAGTTTGGTTTGAGAAGTGAGAGATTTCTCGATTGAATCAATCAAGAGTTGTTTACATTCTTTGCCTTGTTTCATGCCGAACATGAATGGGCGATGAATGGGAAGAAGCATTCGATTTACAAACTCAACGGCGAACTCCTTTTTGTCTGGATACATCTTATCACCACCTTCAAAGATGGTAGTAAGGTCTTGTGCCACTTCATCAACTGCACCCCAGAAGTCAGACTGGAACTTTCGTAGTCGAGTTGCATCATCTTCAGTAAGCAGTGGAATCATATCATCTACTGCATCATTAATGATAACTTGAATAATATTCTTTTCTGAGTTGATTTGTTCCTTTGAGCGATGGCGAAGAATATATTCATCAGCTTTAACTTTGACCATGTGACCATCATCAAAGCGAATTACTACACCCTCACCATCATCCCATTTACGAATAGTAGTGATTAAGTCTTCATCAATAGGAACACTTCCAGAGAATGCAATCACATAAGGAATATCATAATGTGATGCAAGTTCTACCATGTTGAAATATGGTAGATAGTTACCTTTGGTAAGGTTACGAATACCAGTGAGAATGAGTTGGTCTTTAGGATAATCAACTACAATACGATTTTTACGAGAACACCATTCAAAGATAGGTGTCATTCCACCTTCAATCATGGCACGAATGAAAGTATTGTACTGTGGCTTATCACCAATGAACACTTCTGCATTCATTGCAACATCAGTAATACCAGCCTTCGTACCTAAACGGAATCCTTCTGGAGTTGGAATAGGACGAATCATCGAACCATCTAGCTTCTCCAGAACTACATGTGAAGCACTCAAGTTGAGTTTATCAATCTGAGTTTCTTCACGTTCACCTACATTGAAGAATTTGTGATATGGACGAGAAATGATATTGCCAGTATCATTATCAAAGATGAGACCACGACACTCACGACGCATCTTCATGTTGTAATGAGAACGTTCACGAATGAGTGAGAACGTATCTTCAAATGCAACCATATAGTTGATAACAGTGTACCAACCTTTGTCCATCACTTTAAACTCTGGACGATCCTCAATGTGAGGAATCACATCATCAATGTGATTGATGTCAGGAAATGTGTAGTTCATCATCAAAAGTAAAGTATTCGTAGATTTGAGACATGACAGCATCATTGATACGTTCAATGATTGCATGTTCTTCAGGGTTTTCTACATGCTTGTGTGCAAGACGCCAACCACGAAGGACACCTTCTTCAATTGCTTGTTCTAGAATAACACGAGTTTTAACTTTCATCGAATTCCCTCCGACATTGTTCAAAGTGCAACCATGCAAGCTCTTCACGCTCACGCAAACTTGTAATGACAGCAGCAGCAATCTCAGGCCACTCATCTTTGCTATTCTGCCACCAATCTTTGAAGTCAGGTGGCATTACTTTGGAAAGCTCATCATCATAAGCTTTGAGTCGTTCAAGATCAGTCATTGTCCCAAGGTGCAGGTCGAGAGAGTAATTGTCGTAGAAATGGTGTGGGTGGATCTGGATTATTGATCTTCTCCATCATAGAGTCAAAAGCTTCTTCTGTCAAGTAGATGGTCTCTGGGAGGTCATCAGGAGAACTTATACTCATCATAGCTTCTTCTGTACCTGGGTCATTGATGAAAGCATCATACTCCATAGTCCACCAGCCATTGTTTAATTCATACCAAAAATCTGCATATAAATGTCGGTCATCAAGACGATAACCTTGATGACAGTATAGACGATACCAATACCAGAAAGGTTTATACTTAATCGGTTTAAATCCGATTATCCATTTGTTTATAAGAGTAATCATAGAGTAAATTAGACATATTTTCTAAAAATTTCTAATGTAATTCTTTCACCTCTATCAACTGGGAGGGGCATAAAATTCGATGAAGAAGGTGAGGAGAAATAATCAAAATGATTTATACTAAGATGATTGCAATTAAGTTCTGTCTTACAATCAGTCATAATTGCTCTACCAGATTTGAGGTCTTCAAGTAGTGCTTCAAAAGTTGCGATTGTGCCGTCGTGTCTTGTATAAGGTTTTGAAACTGGTTTAGGTTCTTCTTTTTTTGGTTTGTAAAGTTCTTCGTATTTTGCTATAAGAGGATTAGAAGTCATAATAAGTTGTAGTGTTTCCGAAGTTTAGGTAATGCCAGAATAGTTCCCTCATTCTATCTTCATCTGGGTATTCGTCAAGGTGGTTCCACATATGATTTCTCCAAGACCACACACAAAACTCAAATAGTGAAATAGAAGTCCAAATAGTCCATCTGCGGAAGGTGTCAATCATTTAGCATATCCTCAAAATCTCTGGGTTCTACATAAGGGTCTTCACAACCAGTATAAGCATACATCTTATTGTTCATCTTATACCAATCGTGATTGAGAGCATACCAGAAGGTCATACAATACCAATCATAAAATCCGAGACCCTCATCATAAGAACCCCAGACATTAGTTTCTTCTGGAACTCTCATCCAGATTTTCCAATAATCAAAAATCAATTTCGTGAGTTTCATTGTGCTTTTTTTCAAGAACTCTAATAATATCCCAAACAGTATTCATTTCACCGTAAATGGGATGCCATAAACCAACATCGCAATATCTATTACATTTGCGATGTGTCTTTCTAATCCAATCAGCAACTTCTTTATATGTAAGATTTTCATTCATATGTCATTTTCTTTTACCAGAGTTTTCATAAATGATTGCTTGTTCCAAAGACATTCCAAGATAGGTGTAATCAATCTTACCACTACTATCAGTTAAATCAGGATGAACCCAATAATTTGGATGATACCAATCAGTCCATCCAAGTGCTCTCAAATCATCAGCAGTTTTTACTTCTTTATTCATCATCGCAGTCAAAATAATCCCCATCAAATAAGTTATCATAATTGTTGAGTACTTGATAAAACCACCAAGCATCTTCTTCAACATCAATCAATCTATGCTGACACACCCATTTTGTATAATATCTTTCAGGGAACATTAGAATATACCAACAATCAAAAGCACTTCTCCAAGTGCGTCTGT